AAAAAAAAAAAAAAAAAAAAAAAAAAAAAAAAAAAAAAAAAAAAAAAAAAAATGTTATCAAGCGCCGATAAGAGATAATTAAAACGGTAATAAAAATCATCAGGAGTGTGCATCATGATCAGTATGAACGTAGATGAATTAATTGATATTGTTATTGACGCAATCGAAAAATCAAAGCATAAGGTTATAAACATTAAAGACGTAAATAAGATTTTACAAAAGCATCTTGGCAATTCATATACAGAGGAAATATCAAATGATGTCAAAAATAAATTAATCAATCATAATAAGCTAGATTTCTTTAAAGAAGGCAATTATTATCATCAAGATAAATGCTATTATTGCGTTGGAAGTTGGTTATGTAAGAAGGGACTATATGAAAATCCCATCCTCGCAAAGAAACAAATTGGGCTAGAGTCATACGAAGAATAAAAATATTGCAATGCAATAATGAGCATGATAATATAAACTAAAAAATAGGAATTGTTGGTTAATGATAAAACTTTATACTATTGGGCATAAGTTGCCATCAGGAATAAAACAATTTATACCAAAATTTGATTATTGGAATTATGTTGTTGTGGCTAAAAAGAATAAGAGTAGAGATGCAAAAGAGGTTATTAGCAAATTAGAGGATGACGATAATAAAATTATGGAATTTGAAACAGACGAAATAAAATCAGGATTTCATTAAGAGAGATATCAGGTGGTTACAAATATGGTAGAGTCTAATTTTGGTGAAGAAAATAAAATAATTTTAGGTCTTCAAGAATATTTGCCAGCAGTAAATGCTATATTAAAGGGCGAAACATCAGTTATTAGTAGAAAAGAAAATGGTGAAATTTATTTTGGATTAGAAATTAGAAGGGGTAAGCAGGTATTTAGTATATTAAGACCATATGTAAAGAATTCTTTTAATGAATATGCTATTAAAGAAGACTGTTGGTATCTAATCAACAATGAAAACCAAAAGGTATATGGGAAATATAAAAATATTGGCGAAGCAATTGGTGTTATTAAATCAGACTATATAAATTAATTACTTTTTATAACAAAATTGGATAAAAGCGTTATAATATAGAAAAAGACACCTAGGAGGGCATCAAGTGAAAGGCGTATTGAAGTCTAAAAGGACATGGATGATTATTGGAGTCATAATTGTATTAAGTTTTGTCTATAATATCGGCTCAAATAGCGCAAAAGTACAATTAAATGACAAGAAAGTCTCATATGATCAATTAGAGAAAAAAATTTCATCAGCCAAAAAAGAACTGAAGGATTATAATAAAAAAATTAATGATCTAAACGCTCAATACAAGGAAAAACAAGATGAATTTAATAAAGCGAAGGCTTTAGCAGATAAAAAAGATGACTTAGAAAAACAAATTGATGAATCTAAGGCTAAGCTTGATCAGATTAAGGACGATATATCATCTGCACAAGATGAGCTTGCTAAGCTCCAAGGAACCATTAAAGAGAAAAAAAGTGCGCCTATAAAACTTTCAGCAGGGCAATTTACAGTAGGTAATGATGTGCCTGCAGGACGCTACAAAGCCGTGCCTATCGGAGAGGGTAGTAATTTTGTAGTCTTTGATTTAGACGGAAAACCAGTTGTCAATACGATTTTAGGAAGCGATTCTCTAAGCGTTCCGTCATATGTCTTTAAATGCGAAGACGGTTATGTTATTGAAACGCATGCACCAGTAAAACTTATTCCACTTGAAGAATAAAAATATCTTAGGCTGCCCATATTGGGTAGCCTAATTTTTATATTTGGTTCTTGACAAAAAGCAACTAGATGATATAAATTAATAGTGTAAGTGGTACAGGAACACAGTAACACAGTAAATCGGTAAATGATTGGAGGTTATAAATAATGTTGGCAAATGTAATTGAGTTTCCGAAAGTGGACGATAAGAATAACGAAGTATATGACGTTTATCAGGCGTTTTTACAGTCAAAAAGCAGAAAGTCTCAAAGGACTGCCAATGAATACAAAAGAAGAATTGAAGAATTTTTTAAAATCATTCTTGATAAAGAAATGAAACAGGTAACTATTGAAGATATCCAAGCAATTAAAAATAAAGATGTTGAAAAGTATTATGTCGAAAAATTACTTGAAAAAGGGAACTCGCATAATAGTATCAAAACAAAATTGCAAAGCGTATCGAGCTTTTATAAAACATTAATTAAAAATGATTTAATGGTGAATCCTGATGTTCTTAAAGTCGATTTAAAACCGAAAGTTAGGCATCATGAAACAATGACGTTTGATGAATTGAATATGTGCTATGAGTTTATGAAGAACGAAAAAGAAAAGGGATTAGAAAAATATTTATTAGCCAAAACGCTTTTTACAACTGGTAATCGTAGATCAGCAACATTCCGTATGACATGGAAGGATAACATTTATCGCAAGAAAGACCCAGTTTCAAATAAAGAAGTATGGATAATTGGCGTTGAGGACAAGGGTGGTAAATGGATAGAAAAACCGATTTCTGATGAGTTTTATAATGAATTAAAACAGTTGAATCATGGTCAGGAAAGAGTATTTTCAATATCTGAAAGAACATTTATAAGAGCGTTAGAACGATTTTCAAAGGTGATAGGAAAGCATATAACAATTCACAGTTTCAAAGCAACAGGCGTTACGTTAGGATACAGAATGACCAAAGATATTAATTTGTGTAAACAATATGCTTCACACGAAAATATTGCAACGACAGACATATATTTGCGTGCAGAAGAATCATATGTAAACCAATTGAGTTATAATATGAGCAGAGAAATTGATGACTCAGTGTTATTTAATATGACTCATGAAGAACTACTGGAATTGATCATGAATAATGAGGATATTAAAAATGCGATTTTGATGCGGTTAGGTTAAACCTTGACCGCATCAAAATGAATTCTTCCTTTATTGACTAAGATATTTTTAAATTATATACTTAAAACAAAGTATTGCAACGTTTCGTGTATAATTTATGAATTAAAAGGGGAGAATAAAAATGAGGGCGATGTTAGATTTGCAACGACTTAAAAATAGAAAAGGAAAACATAGAAAAATTTATGAAAAAGCTCATAGAATAATGAAACAAGGCTGGAAAACACCTGATCTTTCGGAAAAAGAGATTTTGGATATAGCAAATAAATATCCAACCTTAAACGTAAAAGTATTGATTAATAATGATATTGTTGTTCGTAGCATCAAGGACTCTTGGTTAATTATTGACGAAGGACGGTTTTATACTTTATATCATAAAGGAATCGTATTTGAGGGAAGGAAAGCAAAAGAGAGTTATCACCTACAAGATGTTTTTTACGACTTAAACTATATTTTTGCAAGTATAGTATCTCACGATGAATATAAAATGGGGATTAAACAAAAAATGGAAAATAAAACGCTTTAATAATATGGATAAATATATTTTCTAATGAATTATTTACTAAAAAAAATATAAAAGCAAATTATTAAAAGGAGTTGCACCCATTAAATTTATGTATTAAAATTAAAGCATAAGGGGGAAAAGATAGTAGACAAGTGAATAGACAGGAGGAAAATTGGGGAATGGAACATGTTATTTTTGATGGGCGTATAAAATCAAAAATTAAACGGTTTATTAATGGCATTAATTTGATTGATACGTTCAAAAAAGATGTTGAAAAAAATCTTGTTAAAAAAATTGATAAGGAAAAGGTCAATGCTATCTTAAATAACGATAAAGATTTGGACATTTTAACCAAAGATGAGGCTATACATTTGTTTAAGTGTCTATATAACTTTACAAAAGATGAAGAACTTAATCCGATTATTCTATTTGACGATAACAGCAATGAAAATTATAGTGATTTACTGTACAACAAACATTTTAAAGAAAAGTTCTTAAAAGAAAAATATTCACAAGAGACAGCAAGAGTAAAGAGAGTATTGTTTGGCAAAATATCGAAATTGGAACGATTTTATGGGAAAGATATTTATGACTTTAATATTGAAGAACTGGAAGAAGTATGGAAATTTTTAAAGGCAAGTACAATTAGAAGTCTCCAAAACCATATATCAACGATTGAGCAATATATTGATTATGCTATTCAGAACCACAAAACAAGGTACAAAGTAAATTTGGCAACTACCTTTGATAAAAGGGAGAGAATAGAGCCGTTTCTTGATAAAGAAGCAGCAGAAAATATGATCTTTACCAAAGAAGAAATTGACGCTATTAGCATGTATGCTGACAATGCCCAAGATGGGGCAATAATTGCCTTGATTTTTGAAGGCGTAAGTTATAAAAACAGATTTGAAGAACTTATTAATTTAAAAAGGGAAAACATTGATCTAGAAAATCAGGAGATTCATCTTCCTCAGCGAATTATTAAAGGGAGAAATGGGGAAGAAGACATAATTATCCCAGAAAGAACCATTAAGATTAGCACCAATACAGCGATTTTAGTTAAAAACGCAATGAACGATGAATTTTATTATAGCATCAAAGGCGATACTGTTCGCCGATACAAGTTAACGGATAGTGAATACGTATTAAGAGGAACGCGAGGTAACAAACAAATTAGATGGGAAAACATTAATCAAAGAATCTTGAGGATTGCAGAAATTAATGGATATGATTATTTGACAGCCAGAACAATTGCTTATAGTGGACAGTTATATTATGCAAAACAACTCCTAGATCAAGGAATGAATATTGATGACGTTGTTCAAAAAATAATTTATAGATATGGCATTAACAATAATACGTCTTCTCAATTTTATTTGAAAAACAGAATAAACAAATATTTAAATATGGATAAGCAGTAAAAAAACATAAAATTACAAAAATGAGACATTTTACCTAAGACTATTGCAACGACTGAATAAATCGTATATATTATACTGGTCAATGAAAAATTTATATTAAGGCAAATGGTTATGTTTGGTAACCAAATTCATAAAGCGGTTGCCAAACATAACTAAATGCTAAACTAAAGTATTACTAATGATGAAAGTCGTTGTAATATTTTTTTGGATTGAAAATAGGAACACACGTTCCCCCAAATGTGGTAAAATTAAATTATTGATAATAAATTTATAAACTGGAAAGGGTGTTGGCAATGAAAAAGGCAAGTTATACATTACAAGACTTAATGAATATGAGGGGGTTTTATGCTTTAACACAAGGTGAAGGAAGAATAGAGCAAATGCTTTTAGACAATTGCAATAGACTCAAAGGAAAGGTTATTGGCTTCATTGAAACCCGTCGTTATGTCTTACATAACGAATTCGATAAACAGGCTTTATATGAATTTGTTCAGCTTGTTCAGGAATATGAAGTAGGAAATGAGTTTTTAGACATGTTTGTTCGACATAAGATTGAACAAGTAGTCCGCGATTTTGTGCCACTTGATATGGTAGCTGGTTTTGTGGATGCAATATTAAATCGAATTTCTTCATTTGGTGGTAATATCGATAGGGTATGCGAATGGATAGAAATTTATTTGACAAAAAACGATGCCGTCCCCGTTGCTAAACTGTATGACGATCTTATGAAGGAAATGGAGGAAGGAGTTGTATATTATTCATATGCTTAATGACAATGAAATTGAAGTTATTGACAAAGTAAATGACATTATTGAATCGGCTGAACTTGAACTTCAAAAGGCTTTATCATTTAACAAATTGGGTGTTGAAGGCAAAGAGATATTTAAAAATGTGCTCAGCTATACTGATGAGCTAGAAAAGATATATGCGAACATATCCAATGAGCACATTAGATTTATTGTGTCTGAAAAAATCATCATATACTTTAAAAGATTTCTCAGTGTACTAAATCAAATTATCTAAGGGGCGTTAAGACGTGATTGAACAGGTAGCGAATATTATGCAACAAATTAGCAATACGACCAAAAAAACTGATAAAGAAAAAATCATCTTTGAAAATAAGGACAACAAACTATTTTTAGATGTGTTGAACTTTATTTATAACCCGTATATCAAAACTAATATCGCTAAGAAAAAATTGGCTAAGAAAATAAATGGTGATAAGTACAAACCAAGGCCACTCAGTGGCTTTGATGATTTTATGAAATACTTGTCCAGTTCTACTGGAACAGATGAAAATATTGTCACAGTGCAACATTTTATTGATTCGCAACCCGAAAATGTTCGTTGGTTATTGAAAGCAATAGCAACGAAAGATTTAAAAATCGGGGTGACGCGATTAACGATTAATAAGGCTTTGGGATACGATTTTATTCCAAGTTTTATTCCGATGTTAGCAGATAAATATGTTGATATCAAAAAATCCAATGGTCAAGAAAAAATTATCGAGAATTGGCGAAACTTCATTGGTAAAAAAGTAATTGTCACTAAAAAACTAGACGGCAATCGGGCGTTAGTATTTGTTAGAACAGATGGTGACGTTGATATTTATTCGAGAGAAGGGCATTGTCTTTGTGGGTTTGATGAATTAGAAGCGGCATTTAAAATGTTTCCAAAGGGGTTTATTTATGATGGCGAAATGCTTGCAACGAATGAAGAAGGTTTGAATTCAAAAGAATTATTTAAAAAAACGTCAAGTATAATCAAGAAAAAGGGGCTTAAAACAGGTATTGAATTTCATGTTTTTGATATTATTCCAATTCATGCCTTTGAACACGGTGGGTGGGATGTGCCTTGTGAAAAACGTAAAGAATCATTAGAAAAAGTTATAAAAAGAATTAATCATCCATTGGTTAAATACGTTGAGCCTTTATACATTGGAGAATTCAATAAAGAAATTATTGAACGCTTATCTCTTGAAGCAAAAAGAAATGAAGAAGAAGGTGTGATGATTCAATTAGCAGAAGCGCCTTATGAGTGTAAAAGAACAAAAACAATATTGAAATGTAAGGTTTTCCAATCTGCTGATGTTCGTTGCGTTGATATTTATGAGGGTAAAAGCGGCAAAAATGTAGGTAGGTTAGGTGGGTTAATTGTCGATTACAAAGGTCATCACGTTAGAATCGGCGGTGGCTTTTCGGATGAAGAAAGAACCCTATTTTGGGAAAATCCGAATCTTGTAATAGGGAAAATAATTGAAATTACTTTCTTTGAAGAATTTGAGGACGAAAACGGTAATATTGATTTACGATTTGCTCAATATAAGACGATTAGACACGATAAAACAGAGCCAAGTTATTACTAAGGGGATTAGTTATGGATGAATTAATCGGTAAATATGCTTATAAAAAATGTGGATTCTTTTCAGGTATAATTGGTAAAATCGAAAAGAATAGCAACGGTATAACGCCATATAAATTAGTATTTGATGGAGAAAGTGCTGTTGGATTCGTAAAAAAAGATGATGTTGTTATTGTTGATCTAAAAGATCAAAACAAATTTTAACGTATTTGTAATATAAAAGTAAAAATAAAGTATTGCAATTTATGATAAAATGGAGTTGAATTACAGCACTTTAAGAAAGGGTTTGATGTTATGGCGAAAAATCCAAAAAAGAGAGGTGTCATTGGCAAGATAGCCCTAATCATTGGTTCTGCTATTGTTTTTGTTGGGATGCTCATTTATATAGTAAATGAGCATAAAGAACTAAATAGGGCTAAAGCAGAAATTGAGAGCTATAAGCACAAAGTAGATTTATTGGTAAATCAGAATGACAAATACAAAAACGAATTAGATAGTGAAAAGAAAATTAATAAAAACCTTGCTGATGACAATAAAAAATTGTCGAATCAATTAAAGCAAGAAAAAAGCAGGGTAAAAGACCTTGAAAGGAAATTGAAACGCGGAAAAAAGTTGTAAGTAGCAAGTACAAAAACTGGTTGAAACTCCGTGTGCTTGCTACTGGCTACTCATTGATTTCAGATGAGTTGGGGCATGATGGGGATAAACTAACTGCGACTGGAACAGTGGCGAGAGAGGGAATTATCGCAGTTGACCCAAAAATCATCCCATTAGGTTCATACGTTTATATTCCCCGATTTGATAGAGTTTTTCGTGCTGAGGATGTTGGGGGAATGATTAATGGATATCACATCGATATTTATATGAGAAATGGTGATATCGCTAGAAAATGGGGAAAACAATATATTGATATTTATGTAAAACCTAACCACTGAAATCAATGTAAAATGTTTTGGAGGGGGTGATATAAATGTTGTTTAAAACATTTTTTAAAAGGAGAGATAAATATTGGGAAAAATAAAAATTGCCTTGAATAACTTTATTGCAGGTGCAGGAAAATCCACCATTGCTAATTATCTTGAATCTGAATATGGGTTTAAACAATATGCATTAGCCGATGGAATTTATGAAATTGCATATCGTTATTTTGATATTCCTAGAGGAACTAAGCCACCAAGAAAACTTTTGCATCATATAGGCGAATCATTGCGCCAATATGATAAGTTACTTTGGATTAAATATACGCTTAATCGGATTGAGCAGGATAATCATAATCGTGTTGTTATTACTGATGTAAGGAAGCTATTGGAGCATGCATATTTATTAGAGCATGGATGGGATCATTTGATGGTTTATTGTGAACCAGAAATTGCGCTTCAACGCTTAATCAAGCGTGATGGAAGGGAAAATGTTGATAAAGAATTGGTTATAAATAGCCCATTAGAAAATCAATTAAGATCATTACTTGAATCTAATACCATGAAGATAATTGATAACACAGGGGACTGGAATGAAGTTAGAAAAAGCATAGATAGATATATACAAGAATTAATAAACAAAAATCAAAAATAAAGTATTGCAATGGCATAAAAAATAGTATAAAATAAACATTGCCTAAATCAATATTAATCAAAAAGGATGATATTTAATGGCTAAAATTTATCCAACGAATATTTACAAATCGGATAATGAACAAATTGTAAATTGTTTTGCCTTCTTAATGAAGCATATGGATGAGAATGGAACAAAAGAATATCAAGCTACTCACATGATTGTTTCTCAATTTTTAAGGTTTGTGTTAGAAACTGAAAATGTTCTTGGATTTGGGTTATTTAATGACGGGAAAACTGCTATTGTAGTTGAATTTGATATGCCTGCTGATGGGAAATATTATGAAGTTAAACTTGATGAAGACAATACGCCATATATCGAAATTGAAGATTAAACAATATACACAAAACTAAAGTATTGCAAATAAAACACGTATCATGTATGATTAAGAGGTGTCATCCCTTGAAAGATAAACAATATGAAAGTTTGATTTCTGCTATTTGTGATGCTGATTTTAATCGCTCCAACTTTAAGCTGAGGGAGTTTTATACGGTAAACGATATGCTTGAAATGATGAGAAAGGAAGATGAGTGATGAAGGGTGTCCTTGAATTAGTGGTCGAAGTTGATTATGACAAAATTTTAGACGAAAAAAACTTACAAGGAATATATGCTTTTACTGGTAAAAAAACAGTTCGCGAAATGATTCAACGTCATATGGATGATATCAGTGGTCTTTTGCAAGAAGTGATTAAAGATTTCCCGTTTGTTAAATATGGTATGCGAGCTAGACTTGTTAATGATGCCCAAGTTGAAGAACATCAACAGTCTAAACAAGAGAATGAATCCGAAGAAGGCGATAAGGAAAACGAACCTGAGGTAAGTAATCAAGAAAATGAAAGCCTAAATGAATCAACGCAAGAAAAGCAAGATGAATCGACGATTGAAGAAGAATTAAACGATGCGATTAATCATGTGGCGACAGAATTAGGTATACCACAAACCATTAAGCTCAATGATACTGCTTTTAATGCTTTAAATGAAAAAATGAAAACTTTGAGCGGAAACAATGACGGAACTATTGCAACGTATCAAGGTTTCCCAGTAGAACGCGAGGGGATGGATACGCCGATTGTAATTGTATATAAAGAATACAGTACAAATGAAATTAAACAATATGCAGTGACAAAATAAGGAGGAAAACGTTTGTTAATACTATTGCTAATGCTTTACTTTAGTTATTTGGGGTTTATTTTTCAGACGGCAGGTTCAATTTTGTTGGTATTTGGATATTTGCCGCAAATTGTAAAGCTGATTAAAACTAAAATTCCAAATGGTATCTCATTGCTTTTTTGGACTATGATCGCCACTGGATGTACTGCGATATTAATTAACATGATTATTCAAGGAACATCGCTTTATATCGAGATTACGCAAGCTATTAATGCTACTTTAGCTTGGACAACATTGATTTTAGTTATTTATTATAGGAAATTAAATGATATGACCATCAAAGTTTCTATTAATGTTATTTTCGTCTCGATGATTATTGCTATTTATTTGATTTATATTTTGATGATGTCCGATATTAAAACGTTTGGAAATGCATTACAGTTATTTGGAACTGCTTGTCTTCTTACTGCGTATTTGCCACAAATTCTTCACTTGTATAAAGTCAAAGATGCAACTGGCATAAGCAGATGGTTATTCATTACGATTGGTACTGGTTTGCTATTGATCACGTTCAACATGTTTATGACTGGAACTTCCATTTGGATTATCTTAACAGAGTATGTAAATATCGCGCTTATCTCTACTCAATTTTTGATGACAGTATATTATCAGCGTAAAAATAAAAAACAGGCTTAAAGCCGTTGATCATAGATTAATACAAAAAAACAAGTATTGCAATATATAGGAGGATAAATTCATGACGGAGCTAAGCAAGGGTAAATCATTTGTAACGGTCGTCGGAAGAGTAAAAATTGGGGATAGAACCTTTAGTGGTCGTCAAATATCGGAGAAAAGTGGATATGAGTACGCAAGAGTCAATTTGGGAATTGAAACAGAAGAAGGAAACATTGTTTATGGAGAAATGATGGGTGGATACTTCCCAAATAGACTCGACAATAAAATCTATGCTGTTTCTAAAGAAGATAACTCAAGAATGGAAATTAATTGGAATGATCGATTTAATGAAAACATCATTGAATCGGTCGCGGATTATAGGGTTTATAATATTGGGATTAAACGCGATGACAATGGGAAACTTATTGTGAAAAAGTTTTTATCAGCTTACGATGTTCATGATTATCTTCAAGAAAATCTTGAGGATGGGATGTTGATTGTTGCTAAGGGAAGTTTCGCATTTAGTGAATATAAAGGTGAAACACAACGTAGATTTATGATTAAAGATATTTTATTGCCGTATCAAAAAGAAGGCAAAGAAATTAAAATGCGTGCGAATTTTGTACAAACGATTCTGCTTGATGAAAATTCGTATAAAAAAATTTCAAAAGAGGATATGGAAGAAGGGGAAGTTGTTATTAGTGCTCATGTAGTCGATTACGTTGGCAAAAAAGATGGCAAGGAAATTAAGAAAAATATTGCGTTCCCAATCCCCATAACTGTAAAAATTAATCTAGAAAAACCTGAATTAACCAAAAAAATCCTTGATACATTGTTTAAGGTCAAAAAGAATAAGGTGCGCGAATTGACAATCGAGGGAGATATTATTGAGGGATATGAACAGCAACAAATTGATGAAAAGGATATTGAGCTAAGCAAAGATATTCAAGAACTTATTGATCTCGGTTTATATTCAAAAGAAGAAGCGATTAAAAAACTAATGGTAAGAGGGAATAGAGTAAGCAAACTTGTATTTACGCGCCCGTATTTAATCAAAGACAAGGACGACGATAATAAATTGTTGCTCGACAAAGACGACGATAAATATAAACCTGAAGACCTTATTGTTGAAATTGAAGATGAGGAAGAAGTTATTGTTGATGATGAAAACCCATTGGATAGTGAAGCTGAAGAATCTGATGAAGATTGGTTGAAAGCCTTGGGAATTCAATAATGCAAAGGGAGCTTTAACGCTCCCTTAAAAATAAAGTATTGCAAAATGAATAGAAAGAGGTAATGTGAATATGTCTATCTTCCGTAAACCGACAACTAAAAAAATTGGTCTGAAAGTATTGGTCATGGGCGATAAAGGCGTGGGTAAATCCGTTTTTGCATTGACGTTTCCAAAAGTTTATGCTCTTGATGCCGAAACTGGTATGGCGTTCTATGAAAATCATCCAATTTTCGGGAGGAATCTATTACAAATTGCAAATACACAAGATTTCAACGAGCTTTCGGAAGCGATTGAGGAACTGGAAGAACTTGTTGAAGAAGATGAGGATGCCGTTGGAACACTTGCCATCGATTCTGAAACAAAGTTTTATCAAAATCTAACCGATGCAGTATTAGCCGTTGAAGAAAGAAAGGCTAGAAAAGCAGGCAGAGACGTTATGGATTCGGCTATTTCTGTTCGTGGATGGGGTCGTGTTAAATCTGTTGCAACGCGCTTGCAGAATCTAAAAATTGACTTGTCGGCTAAAGGCGTGAATATCGTATCTATTGCTCAGATTGATGATGTAAAACAAAAAGTTGGAGATCAATTTGTAAAAATCGGAGAAAAGCCCGTCATGCAAAAAAACAGCGAATACGATTATGATATTGTTATTAAACTTTTCACTGAAAAAGATGTTAATGGTGAATTTATTTACAAAGGCGAAATTCTCAAAGATAGAACTGGCGTGACAAAGGTCGGTCAAATCATCGAGAATCCATCCTATGATACTTGGAAAGATTTTGTTGAAAGCCGTCAGGGAGCAGACAAAATCAAATCTAAGCTTTCAAAGGACTTAGAGAAAGCAGAAAAAGCTCTTGAAGCTGAAGACTTGGAAGCCGAAAAAACGGTGGTTGATAAATTGAAAGAAATCATGGCTATGTCTCCTGAGCATCAAAACAAGGCAATTGAGCTTATTAAAGAAGCAAAGATCGCTAATCCGTTGAAACCAAAAGATGCTCAAGAATTAAAGAAATTGGAAGACATTGTTGCAAAGCTCCAAGAAATTTAATATAATTAATATGCTAAGTTTAATAGGGAAGTTATTTATATAACTTCCCTATTAAATTAAAGTATTGCAATATAATTATTTGATGGATAGTGTGGTGTAGCAATAACATGACTCAAAATAACAAAAACAACAAGCCGATTAAATGCTATTATTGCAATGAAATTATAGAAAAAGATAGTGAATTGGTTGAGAAAAAAATCCCATTGGCGACTAAATCAGGTGTGAGAAATTATAGGAGAAAATTTCATATTAAGTGTTTAGAAAAGTTTCTTGAAGAATACGAGGATAAGGAGCTTAGAAAAGCAGAAAACTCGGATTGGGATTTGGTATATCAATACTTTAGGAAAAACATTCTTGGATATGATAATTCAACGCCAATTTCAGATCAACATGCAATTCGTCGCTTATTGGGATTGCGTTTAGGTCAATACTATCCATCGGGGAGTAATACAAGGATTTTAAAACGTGGGTATGATTTTAAAACGATACTAATAACTATGAAGGTTTGCAATCCAAAAATACAAGCTTACCTTAAAACAGCCACATTTAAGAATAACAAGCATAAAATTGATGCTATTATGAAATTCATTACCAATGAAATCGATGATGTGTACAACAGAATAAAAGCGCAATCCAAAGAGAAAGAAAAACTGGACAAAATTAAAATCGAGCAATTTGATTCAAGAAACAATTATGAGCGCAAAGGTACAGGTCAAAAGAATAAAAAGGCTGAGGAACTATTCGGAGGATTGTTATGACAGTTAAAGATAGCTTTAGAGAGGAATTGATTAAATCTAAAAACGTTGCTGAAAGCTATGTCGTTCTAAGTATTTATAAAAATCCCGACTTGTTTTTTGACGCCAATCTTGAAGTAAACGACTTCCATACGCCTGAATGGAAATTCTTTTATGCGCTTGCAAGGAAGCTCATTAAAGATGAAAAGAAAAAAGTTATTGACGATATTGTCCTTGGTCTTTGTGTGTCAGGGAACAAAGAATTAGAAACAAGATATGAAATGTTTGGTGGTTGGCAAACCATCGCAAATGGGATGACGTTTGTTCAGGAAGAGAACTTTGATAGTTATCTTGCTGATATTAAGAAATACAATGCCCTAATTCGTCTTCATGATATGGGATTTAATATTAAAGATAAATTTGATCAATTTAAGAAAATGGACGCCGAAGAGATTCAGAATGTATTAGAAGGAGCACTTTCTAGTGTTTTCGCCGATATTGATGAAGGTGATAAAGTCGAGGATTTAAAAGATGGGTTATGGGAAACAGTTATTGACGCTCACAATGGCGTTTCAAAAGGATTCCCTTATGCATCGAAATTATTGAATGACCTATGCAATGGAATGGTGTTGGGAAATTTAACAATCGTTGCCGCAAATTCAGGTGTAGGTAAGACATTCTTTACTTTAACCCAATTATTGCCAAACGTTATTGAATTTGGCGAGCCAATTTTATTGATGGTGAACGAGGAAGAAAAATCTAAATGGCAACGAGAGCTTATTACATGGGTTATTAATAATGTGTTGGATGGAGATTTTCAAAAAACGCGATTTTATCAAGGTGAATTTAACTCATCGGAAATGGAATTATTGAAAAAAGCTGTTGATTGGCTAAACGAAAAAGTTGCTGACGGGTTAATTCGTTTTGTCAATTTCACCACATTTAGCATGAATAAAGCTATCAAGGTAATCAAAAAGTATTCGTCCTTGTATAATATCAAGTATTTTGTGCTTGATACACTGAAATTGGATAATGATGATTTAACACAAAATAACAATAGTCAAGCATGGTTACAATTGCAACAGAATATAGTTCGACTCTACAACGTAATCAAGGCTTCAAATAAAAACCTGCATATTTGGGCTACTTATCAGTTGGCAAAGGGCTCTGTATTGAACAGATTTTTAACCCAAAATAACTTGGGCATGGCTAAAAACGTTGTTGACGTTGCTAGCACACTAATACTTTTAAGACGTGCTTTTGATTCAGAAAAAGAGGGTGGAAGAAACGAACTAAGTATAAAAACAGATAAAGGCTATACAAAAATGAAGCAAGAAAAAGAGTATTTTGTTGTATTTGTAGATAAAAACAGACAAGGTGGAACGCACTATCAAATTGTTATGGAAGCAGATATAGGAAGAAATATTATCAAAGATTTTGGGACAACTAGGGTTCCACAAGAAATTTAACATTGTATTTGGGAGAGGGATAATGAATGGACAAAGACATGGATATTGATTATGTCGATTATTCAATTGTTGAATTGAAATTGAATACCGTTAAAAACATTCTTAAAGACGAACTTCAAAAATTGGTCATGCTAATTCCTAAAAAGTTTAGGGATAAATTTGAAAAACATGCTTTTATTGCAGGAGGATGTATTTATAGTCTTTATAATCATCAAAAACCAAAAGATATTGATGTTTTTCTTACAAGCACTGAATTGGCTCATGAATTACGCGATTATTTTTCATCCTTTAATGGATTAAAAAACAATAATGGGGTTATGATCGGGAAATATCGAGACAATAAGCTTGTTATTACTGATAATGCTATTACGATTGGCAAATATCAGATCATTACACGATTTGTAGGGCAATGTGAAGAAGTTGTGTCTCAGTTTGACTTTAAGCACAATATGTTTTATTACTATCGGGATGAAATCAAGACATTATCAAATATAAGCTATTTAGAAAGTCGTAAACTTGTTTATAACGAACAAAGAGCCAGAGATATATGCGGAACAATTATGAGAGTCAATAAATTCGTCAAAAGAGGTATGACCATTGATCAAGAGGAAATGGCAAAAATGTTATTGAAATTACATGAAAAAGGTTTTAACGAACGAGAGGTAGAAATACTCAAAAGCAAAAGTAAGAGTTTTGAATCTTAATATAAAGTATTGCAGTAAAATGGTGGTATGGTAAATTGAACGCTCAGGAATTAAAGGAATTTCTAAAAGAAGACTTGAGTAGAGTGGAGAAAGTTTTAGAATCCATAGGCTGTCATAAGATTTGGAGAACTGGAAACGAGATACGATGTGCGCCACCTATTTCAGAAAATCATACTGCAATATCAGTGAATATAGATACATTATTCGTCCGTTACTATCGCAGGGAAGAAACATTTAGAAGCGATTTGATTGGCTTAGTCCAATATTTTAGAGAGGAATCATTCGCAGATTCCTTTAGGTATATCAAATCGTTATTTGGCTTAGGCGGGAAATTCACAAAAGAGAAGAAGCGCCGTGACCCATTGCATATATTTAAAAATATTCGCAAGCAACATCATGAAGTGATTGATATAGATGAAATAGAGATTCCCAAGTTCGGATTAGAAACACTAGATGAATTTATACAAGTGCCACATATTAGCTTGTTTTATGAGGGTATTATGCCCCAAACTGCTGAGCTTTTTAGAGTATGCTATGACCCAAAATTAGATCGAATAATTTTTCCACATTTTTCTTTTGATGATAAAAATGCAATTGTTGGCATTACTGGACGAACAACAAAGAGTAAAGAGGAAATAAAGGAATTACTCATACCGAAATATTGGAACTACATTAAAGGCTATAAGAAGACTTATAACCTATATGGCTTCAGTCATGCCATTGAATATGTTAAAAAGTATGGGATACTTGTTATTTTTGAAGCAGAAAAATCGGTTCTAAAAAATTTCACTCAATATAGAAATGAAGGTTTTTCGTGTAGTGTAGGAGGACATGAAATATCGCCCTATCAGGTGCAAATCATCATGAAGTATTTGCCACCTGAAGTTGAGGTTTGTATAGCTTTTGATAAAGACATTATGTTCATGAAGGACAAAGATGGAAACATTGAAGATGAAGAAGGGAATTTACTTGGAGAAAAGTTTTTGATAAAAGTTACAAGCATGTTCTCTAGATATCGAAAAGCAAGTTATATCTTTGATGATTTGAACTTATTAGGAGAAAATGACTCACCAATAGATCAAGGGTATAGAGTATTTCATAAATTACTGGAACGAAGAAGATATGTTTTTTAATCAATTTCAAAGGAGAGAATGTCATTGGCTAGACTGTCTCACGATCAATTAGAGGTCATTAAAAAGAAAATGGGCGTAGATGACTTGTGGTCTTATTCAAAAGTATCGTCATACAATCAGTGTCATTGGCTGTTTAAGCTGAAATATATAGATAAAATCAAAGTTGAAGGGGATAACATATATACTTGGTTTGGCAGTGTGGCACACAACATTATTCAAGGGTTTTATGATGGATTATATCAATATGATCAAATGATTGATGAATTCAATAGTAAAGTTATTGAATGGCAATTACTTGACGACCAAAAGTTAAAATTTAATTCTGATAAAGAAAGAGACGGGTATATTGAAAACCTAAGACATTATTTTCAGCACACTGAGTCATTCCCATATAAAGTGGAGAATGAAAAGCCTGTTATCGCCGTATTTGATGGTATCGAAAAATATGTGTTTCAGGGATATATTGACTCAGTATATATGGACGACGAAGGCGTTTTAAATATCGTCGATTATAAAACGTCAAGTATATCAGGGTTTAGTGGCAAAAAACTGTTGGAAAAGGCGAGACAGCTTATTATATATGCAATCGGAATTATGCAATTTAAGAAGATTCCTTTGGATAAGATTCGTATTCGTTTTGATATGATGAAGTATTGTAATATATCGTACAAGCAAAGAAACGGAAAGGATAAAGTAACGAAATCTGAACGAAGAACATGGGTTGCTCATATTGCAAACAATTTGAGAAAAGACCTAGAAGATATTCCAAAAACAATCGAGAAACTTGAGAAAGATATTGAAAAACTAGAAAGGAAAATGAATAAGAAAAAGATAACTGATGAAGAAAAAGAAACACTATCTAAGCAAATAGAGGATATCCAAAATATGATTAATGAATTGAAACCGCATTGTTATAATGTTATCGAGATCAACCAAATGGTTGAGGATGCTATTAATGCAAACAGCCTTAACAATATGCCGAAATTCATTCAAGAAAAATACAGGGTATCCAATTGCTATATTGATATTGAGCTAACCCAAGACATTATTACTGAATTTACAGAAGAACTAATTAAAACATTAGATGAAATCGTGACGGCTATGAAGCAAGAAGACCATGACGAAGCCTTTAAAAGGGGTTATATCGACGAAAAAGAATCATATTATTGCAATGTTCTATGCGATATGAGGGAATATTGTAAGTATTACAAAGAATATAAAGAACATAGCGCGATGTTCTTAGATAAAAAAGAACAAATGAGCGATGAAGAACTTCTAGAAATGCTCGGATTACAATAAAAAGCGTAATTTTTATTACGCTTTTTATATTGCAATACTTAATATGATGTGTTATATTTACTGTGTAAGCAACACAGGAGGTAAAATGAAATGGCTAATATATCTAGGACAGAATTAAAATTAGAGGAAAAAATAAAGTCAAAATACATATCTCCCGAAGAACGAATTCGATATTATAAGCGCTTCTTTTATTCATTATTTGGTGCTCTTATTATCATCATATTAATAATTGCTATTTGGAGCCTGTTTATATATATTACGCATAAGCCTACTGTTTTTACAAAAACATATCATAAAATAGAAAGCGCCAATGTCAAAAATGGTGCAGTTATTGATACAAAAGATAATGAAAGTGTGATACTGACATATAATAATGGCGATGAATATAGTTTTGAAGTCGGGAATTATTGGTCTATTGGCAAAGAACTATCTATACCGATTGATGTTGAAAATGGAACAGATAGACCTATGCTGTTTTTAGATGTCGATGTGTACACTCAAGATGGGAAAAAATTAGAACCCATTGATACTGATAAAAAGGATGATCTGACAAATACAAAATTAGCGCCTAATGATATGACACATGGGTATTTATATTTTCACTATACACCAAAAGAAAATGAAACTTTAATAGTGAAGTTCAAGAAAGAAGTTTGGGGAATAAATGTTACGTATCGTTGCCATGATGCGGATAAATATGGCGAATGATGCAAAAATGAGTAAAAGCATATAGCTTTTGCTCATGAATATAAATATAAAGTATTGCAATTCAATATTTTGTATGATAATATCGAATTGCTAAAGAGAGAGGAAAGATAAGTTATGGAAGATGTGCAAATGAAATATATTATCGAAGGAAAATGGGAGGACATTAAAAATTATTTATTGAACCATGACGTAAACAATGTACAGGTTAAAATCGAACTTGACTTGAATCAGTTGTTAGAAACAAACGATAGAAAGGAATTATCGCGCAAAGATGTTGTATTGAAAGCTAGACGAGATATTAAAAACCTATTGTCGCCATTTTATCCTTCAGGTTTAACGCCAAAGATTAAAACATTTGGTTTATGGTTCGATTGGCTGAAAAAAACGAAAACATGCGAATTTGTAGTCAATCCACATAAAAGAACAGTGGTCGCATTGATTAAAGATATCGATAGTGGCAACGTTATCCATCGTGGCATTGCCAAGTGTCATCCTGATGATTGTTTTAATGCTGATATTGGGAAAGCTATTGCATTGCGTAGAGCACTTGGTCTTGAAATCCCAGAAGAATATTTAAATGCGCCAAATCCTAAAGGACTATTTAGGGGCGACATAATTATCCTACATGACCATGAAGGCAAACGTCATAAAATTAAAATAAATTCTTTTACTTCTATTGAATATTATTATCAAGATGAAATATATTTAATATTCCCATTTGGCGATGATGATGTACGATATGAATTCTGTCCGAAAAATGGCGATCGTGTTATTGATGATTCCAATCGCGAATATTATGAGATTTAATAAATAATTGATATGTACATAAAAGGAGAACGTGTCATGACAGAATTATTAACCACTGGACAAATGATTGATCGTATTAAAGTTGGAGAAGTTGCTGAATGTGTTAATGCTCCTAGCGAATATCTCGAAAAATGTGTTAAAATTAACAAATACGGCAATCTTCAATATTTAAGTGGACAAGATTTTAAAGCAACCCTTTTCATTATGAAAGACGCAAGATGGCGTATTATTCCAGAATATATAACATTTGATGATGCAATGGATGCATTGCTAAAGGGTAAATCTGTTCTGCTTGAAGTAAATAGTAATAAATATATATTTCATCCAAACGAACCTGTGCAGGAACAAATAGGGTCGAATTTAACATGGTATGATTTATTTACAGGTAAATGGAGGATTTATCGTGATCAAAATTGAACATTGAACATATGATGATACTTTCGCGAGCTTGTGCAGGACTAAATTATTGATCAAAAAGGAGTGTGTCTATATGTTAAAAAGTAAGGGAGAACTTTTGAACAAAGGATGGAAAGTAATTGGAGAAGTTTATGGGCTAGAATATTTAGCACGCGAAAACGAACATGGGGAAATACTTTATATTCCTGTTCGTGATGAACATGCAATAGTTTTTGCTCAGTCAATTAGTAAGGGATTAATAAGATTACTATATGATTTTATTTCTAGTAATAATGATTTAGAAAAGAATTAACGATTAAACAACTTCATTATAAGAAATGGAGAAAAATATATGAAAGATACTATTAGAGGTGTAATAGAATTTATAAAATTACAACCAAAATATCTTTTAGGGCTTGTTATTGCATGCATTGTTTTATTATTTGCACCTGATGCCTTTTTAAAATATATTGGCTTGTATAAATTTGCTCATGAATATCGAATGTGGATTAGTATTGTATTTTTAATTGCTGGTAGTTTATTGATGGCGCATATCTTAGATGATTTTTATAGAACAAAAGTATTGGTTAAGCGTAAAATTAAGGAAGGCAGAAAATACTTACATAATTTAACAAATCAAGAAAAAACAATACTTGGGTCTTATATCTATTACAAAACGAAAACAATGAATTTTCGATTAAGCGATGGTGTGGTACAGAGTTTGGTTAATAAATATATTTTATATCAAGCTTCAAATACAGGTGCTCATAATCAATACCCATTTAATATCTATGATTGGGCTTGGAATTATTTGAATGAACATCCTGAATTGGTTAATATCCCTATGGATGAATTGGGCATTTAATAAAAACTAAATTTCATTAAGTTGTTCATTAAACACGACTGTACAGAAGGATGATATAAAAGTGGCGCTCCCAAAGTGTGCATTTTGCCAAAAACGCTTTAAAAAATCAGATGAAATTGTTGTTGTAGATGGAAATTATAAAGAATCTGTTCATATAGATTGTCACTATAATTACTTATCTCATCTTCATTTGAATAACATTATTAGCTTAGATGAATCAAAAGAAGTACTTAATGAAGAAGAATGTTGATTACGTTATGGTTTTATAAAGCATACCTGATAATCAGGAGCTTCTTTTCTTGACAAAATAAAGTATTGCAATATATAATGAATCGTGAATATATCCTTGTTGGTGGTGACAAAAAGTAATGGGCAAAAACTATACCGTGTATCATTGCCATACTGACTTGAGCAACCCAAACATGGTTGAAGTCGTTAATAATTACAAGCAATACATAGATCAAGCAGTAGAGTATGGCATGAAAGCAATTGGCTTTTCAGAACACGGCAATGTTCTTAGTTGGTATAACAAAAAGATGTATGCTGAGCAAAATGGGCTAAAGTACATCCATGGCACTGAAGCGTATATAACAATGACTCTAGAAGAAAAGAAACGCGATAATTACCACATGATCTTGATAGCTAAGAACTTTGATGGCTTTAAAGAATTGAATAAACTAATTTCTACTGGTTTTGATCGAAAAACGAATAACTTCTATTTCAACCCACGTATTTCTTGGGATGATATTAAAAACACTAGTGACAATATTATCATTACAACAGCTTGTCTTGGTGGCGTTATTTGGCAACTACATAAACAGTCTGAAAAGGATAAATCAGCGAGAGATAAACTAGACGAAGTAATAGACTGGATGGCTAGTAACAAACATCGTGTATTTCTTGAAGTTCAACCACACTATATGGTTGATCAAATTATTTATAACAAAATGCTAAAGGCATTGGCTAAAGACACTGGCATGATGCTAATTGCAGGGTCAGATACCCATGCCTTAAACGATGAATACGATAAGGCTCGAAAAATCATGCAAAAAGCCAAGCATATTAAGTTTACTGACGAGGATAAGCTTGACCTTGGCTTCCATTCATACGAAAAGATTTTCGGCATGTTCCAAAAACAAGGTATTTTTACAGATAAACAGATAGAAGAAGTCTTGGAAAACACAAATGTTCTTGCCGATATGGTTGAAACTTGGGAAGTTGATCGTTCTAAGAAATATCCTCAGTTATATGAAAATCCTGAACAGGTTTTTAAAGAAAAAATAGCTGAGGGAATTAAAATTAGGGGTATCGATAAACTTCCCATTGAAGAAAGAAAAAAATATGCTGAACGTATTGCTCATGAATATGAAGTTTATAAAGCAAATGACGCCATTAACTACATGCTATTAGAGTATGACGTGAAGTCATACGCCCGTAGCAAAGGTGTAAGATATGGTTTTGGTCGTGGTTCTGTAAGTGGAAGCATAATCGCGTATTTGCTTCAGATTACACATATGGATTCTATAAAGCGAAACTTAAACTTTGCACGTTTTATGAGTAAAGAGCGCGTATCGTTGGCTGACATCGATACGGATTTCGAGCCAAGTAAACGTCATATTATTCAAGACTATCTTTTAAATCACCCGAAATTGTATTGTGCTCATATAGTCACGTACAATACGATAGCGCTTAAAGGCGCGATTCGTGATGTAGGTAGGGGACTTGGCATGCCCTTAGCAGTTGTAGATGAAATTGCTAAAGGTGTTGATGAAAACGAAGATTATTATCGAGAAAAATATCCAGAACTCTTTCATTATGTTGATTTGGTTCAGGGTGTAGTAACTTCTATTGGCGCTCATGCTTGTGGTATTGCCGTATCTCCAATACCATTGGACGAACATATGGGGCTAATTACCACCATTGACCAAGAAACAAAGCAACCAGTCACCTTGACTCAAATCAATATGAAAGAAATAGATGCGCAAAATTTTGTCAAATTGGACGTGCTTGGTCTTGACACTATTGAGGTATTGTCAAATACGGTGGATTATGCAGGTTTGAAATGGGAAGATATATTTCCAGAAAATCTAGATGCCAATGATGAAAAAGTATGGGATAGCGTGATGGAAAGTAATGTTGGTATTTTCCAATACGAATCAGACTTTGCGCATCAGATTTTCAAAGATTTATTTAGCAAGGAAACCATCGAAAAGATTAGAAAAAGAAACCCGAACTTCTCTTATATCGACTTGTTCAGTTTAGGAAACGCTATTTTACGTCCGTCAGGAGCGTCATATCGTGAAAGTGTTGTTCGTGGTGAGTTTTATGACAATGGGCATACGGCATTGAATGAGTTTCTTAAACCAACGCTTGGTCGATTAGTTTACCAAGAACAAATTATTGAGTTCTTGGTTAAATTCTGTGGTTATACCTATGGTGAAGCAGACGTTGTTAGACGGGCAATAGGTAAAAAACAAAAAGAAACGCTGGATAAGCTTCTTCCAGAAATTGAACAAAGGTTTATCGAAACAATGATTAACAAATACGGCGTCAGCAAAGATGAAGCCATAAAGATTTCCAAACCATTTATGCAAGTTATTATGGATGCATCTGACTATGGTTTCTCAATCAACCACTCAGACGCTTATTCATGGCTTGGCTATGCTTGTGCTTGGGCGCGTTATTATTATCCTCTTGAATTTATCACGGCAAACCTAAACGCGAACATTGGTAAGCAAGAAAAAACGGCTAAGCTGGTAGAATATGCAAAATCAAAAGGAATTGATATAAAGGGAATTAAATTTAGATATTCAAAAGCAGGGTATATGTTTGATAGAGAAACAAATGCCATTTATCAAGGCATTGAACCGATTAAATATCTCAATGCTCAGGTTGCAGAAGGTTTGTATAAGCTAAGAAATAGAAAATACGATTCGTTTACCGATCTATTAGTTGATATAAAAGATGGTGGCATGCTTTCCTATTTGAAACATTATGATGAAGAAACACTACAAACAATGGAAAAGTACGGTGAATTAATACCAATAGAAGATACAACCGTTCCAATTAATGCAAAACAAATGAAAATTTTGATCTGCCTTAATTTCTTCGATGAATTTGGTGGCAATAAAAAACTGCTTAATATTTATGAGTTCTTCGATAAAATATATAAGAAAAATTTAAAAATTAAATCTAAAAAAGAGCGTTATGAAAAAGTATTGCAATACGAGCGAGAACTTCAAGACGAAACCTTATCCCTTATTGAACAATGTGAGAAAGAATTAGAATATCTAGGACATATTGAAACACACAAAGAATCAATTCCGAAAAATATGTTGTTTATTACCGAAGTAAATAAATATAAGAGTTATGTTCGTGGTAGGGGATATCAGTTTGCTACTGGAGAAACGATTCCATTTAAAATTAGCTCTAAAGTTTATTCATACGTTCCATTTAAAGAAAAGGACGTTATTAAAATAGCCCATGCAGAACTAAAACCGAAAAAGAAAAAGGTTGATGGTAGATGGGTTAACTCAAATGAAAATGAATTGTGGTTAAAGACAATTACATTCGTTAGAAAGGGAAATGATAGCGATGACTAATATTACTTTTCAATTTAAAAATAAAAGAACGATTAAAGATATATTAGTTGGCACAATCTTAAAAAAACAACATAGTATGTATATAGTTATACAAATTTTTGACGATAATTTATGTGGCGAAAGTGGATTATATACACTAGTTAATTTAAAAACAGGAATAAATTTATATCATCTTCGATCATTAAATGATTTAATTAAAAAGATTGAACAAGATGGTGACTTTGAGATCGTTGATCATGTCGAAATAAAAGAATTAGAATAAAAGTATTGCATTATTTTGGTCAGATGATATAATGTTTATTGTCAGGAACGAATTTATATCATCTGACCAAAACTAAAGTATTGCAATGGAGGTAAAAATGAAAGTATATATTGCAGGCGACATGCTAACAAAAGGCTCACAAATGCTTCGAGCATTGGAACGCGATCAAATTAAAGAAATTGGTTTTGATTTTTATAATCCTGCTGACAATAAATCGATTAATGATAAAAAGAACTTGGATAGCAATGATGGATTAGCTGAGAAGATTGTTGAACAAGATACTAATGCAATTATTGAAAGCGATATTGTTGTGATCGAGCCACAACCATTTGCCTATGGGACAATGGTTGAGTTAGGGCAATTAAAAGGCATGAAGGATATGGCTAAGATGATTATTGAATTAGCAGATCAAGAATGTGGTGAATATTCAACTCAAGAGATACTTAACCATATTCTTCAATTAGCCGAAAAAATCCTTAACAAAAAGGTTTTTCCTCATTATGAAGATATTAGACGATTTAAGGGTGTTGTTGAAAAAGAAGACCGCAGAAGTTTGGGTATTAATCAATATGTTTACGGAGTTTGCTTAGACCTTACTAATGGAGTCGGCTTTTATGATTGGGAAGAAGTTATTTCTGAACTGAAGAAAATCAAGCATGAACATATTTAAATTAAGGGTGATTTATTTATGGGAAAAATGGATGAACAAATTATTGTAGTGCCGCGAGAAAAGCTTTTTGAAAATGAGACATTGACATTTCAAGGTTCGTTGGTGATACAATTCGATCGAATTATGGATAATATGGCTTCACATTATCAAATTATGCGTAGGGGAGACGCAGAAAATAATCCTAACTTTAAACAACCTATTCCATATGCATTAATTATCCGTGGCGATCAATTGTTCATGTATAAACGTCTTAGTGGTGGTGGTGAATCAAGACTGTACGACAAGCTTTCTCTCGGTGTGGGAGGGCATATGAACGCCGTTGCGAAAGATAGTTTTACCGATATACTTTTAGATAATTTATATCGAGAGCTTAAAGAGGAACTAGATATCAAATACAATGATATGGATACATCTTACATTGGTCTTATCAATGACGATTCAGATGAGGTCGGGAAGGTACACATTGGGATTTTGACTCTTATTAAACTGGACAAAGAAGCAGAAGTAACGGTTAAAGAAACTGATCAATTAGAGGGGTATTGGATTGATGTAAAAGAATTAAAACGAAACAAAGAGATTTATAATAAGTTGGAAAACTGGTCAAAAATCGCATTAGATATAATGGATTGATTTAAACAAACTATAATCCTTTATACATGTACTGTATGTTGGAACGTTGATATACAGTATCAGCGTTCCTTGCTTATTCATTTGTATAGAAAAATTATTTAAAAACTATTGACTTAGCTGTTTTAATGTGATACTGTTTAGGTGTCACATTAAAACAGAAGGATGTGCTTTTGATGAAATTTAATCGTGATGAAATTTTAAAAGTCATTAGAAGTGGCGCCAAACCTTTTATCACATATGACATTTCAAAAGAAGAATTCATTCGTAATGATTTATCTCCAATTAAAAAATTCATTAATGAAATTAAAAAGATTGGTACTCCATTAAAACAATCTTGTTTGCTTTATACAAGTGCATATGATAACGTTCCCGAATAATTATTTGAGATTCCTGAAGTTCGCGGATATGTCGCCAAGTTATTCAAACAACATCCATATATCTTGTATTACATCAATACCAAGTTGGAAGGTCATCACTGGCTTTTGTCGAGCTTATTCGATATTGAAGCCGTACAAGTAGGAGAAAAATTAAACTCATATGACTTAGTTAGCAAATATGGCATCCAAAATATACCTAAATTTCCCATATATATCACATATGATGAAAATTCATTGTTGAATATCTTTCAATCAATTATTTACCATGGGAAACAAATTAATGATTTAGATGGCGCACAAGATGTTGTTAAAGAATATGCGCTAGATATTACTGGTTCATACGATATTCTACATAAATTAAAGATGTAAAGGAGTTATGCCTATGCTTTTTAAAACCTATGAACAAGCTAAAGCTTATAGAAATAAAATGAAGAAGGTTTCTAGTGATTTTCGCATCCCGTCAAAGAGCAATATTGTAATTTCATTTATTCAAATTAAATATATCCGTGGACAGGATAAATGGCATCCTATCCAGTATGAAGGTACTTATGTTCAGACAATTAATGATCGTGGTGCTACTAAGTATTTGGTTAAATTAGAAGATGGTAAAGAAATGATTGTTGAACGTGATTGGATTATAGATAAGAAGCCAATTGAGAAAAAAGAAGAAAAGGAAGCTATTACAATCAATAATACGGCTGAAGAACATGACGAAAATAAAGAGGATGAAGCAACAGAAACAAAAGATGAGGAAGCCAAAATTGATGATGAAGCATTGAAGCAGGACGATAAAAATGCATGACAATAATTTGTCAAGAATCAGTATGTAAAGGAGAGTATTCACTTGGGTGATAAAACAAAGGAGTTACTTCAACTTCTAAAAGATAATCCTGATAGAAAACTTATCTTCATGTATTCATTTGAAGTTTCTGATTATCATTATACATTGGGACACCAGTAAGGATTATACTTGATGAATATGTTGTTATCGATGATAGAGTTTGGTTAAAGAATGATAATAAAGATGAATTATTTGATTATATGGCTGAAAAAATTATAGACAGCCATTTTACTGAATCACCTCTATCGGATGAACAAGAAGGATGGGTTAACCAACAAGCCCAAAATGAAATAGATAATCTTCCGTGGGGAAAAGTTATTGTTGTATTTATAAAGCCGTCGCCATTATGATAAATTTATAAAATAACATAATAATTAAACCAAAAATTGACATGCCCATATGGGCATGTTATACTTTTAATACTCCAAGTCTAAGATAAAGTATTGCAAGGAGGACATGAATGGCTACAATTAAAGGCACTGCAAGATTGAAGAAAGTTCAATTTTCTAAAGGTGATTTCGTTATAGCATATTTTGAGCCGATATCAATTGAAGAAGGAAGCGTTGAGGTTCATGAAAAATATAATACCTTTACCATGAAAGGTGATATGCCTGCTATTAAAGAAGGAAATGAGGTCTCATTTATAGCGGAGGAAGGTAAGAGACATCCTGATTTTGGTATGTCTTATAACATTATATTCATTCGTCAAAATATTGATCTAGATGAAAATGATCAAGAGTCGGTAAAAAGATTTCTAGAAATTATACTTACTGAAAAACAATTAAAAGCATTATATGAAATTTCTGATAATCCGTTACAACTTATTAAGAATAAAGAAATCGATAAGCTAACGCAGGCTAAAGGAATTGGCGTAAAAACCGCTGAAAAAATCATTGATCATTATGAATCGCAAAAAGACTATTCATATGCATATATGGAGTTAGGCAAATTTGATATTTCCCCAAAAGTTATTAAAACTATTGTCAAAAAAATAGGAAGTCCTGAGTTAGCTGTTAAGACAGTAAAAGAAAATCCGTATCAAATCATGGATATTGTGAGTGGCTTTGGATTTAAGAAATGTGATGAGATTTATTTGAAAACGGGTGGAGAAATTAATAGCGAACTCAGAATTAAAGCATTTCTAAAATTTACGCTAGAGGAACATGCTAAAAATGGACATACTTGGTGTACGCCTGCGCATTTAATTAATGCCACAGTCGAATATATTCCAAACGTTGATAAAACATTGATTGGGAAAATATTGCTTAACGACAAGGATTTTTATGTTAGCGATGAGAAGCAAATTTCTCTTAGAAAATATCAAAAGTTAGAAGAAAATATTGCTAAAGAATTGCATCGTTTAATGAGTATTGAAAACAAGTTTGACTATAATGGATGGGAAGATGAAGTTGCCAAAGTCGAAGAAGAACAAGGATGGCAGTTTACTGCACAACAAAAAGACGCTATGAAAATGATGCTGGAAAGCAACGTATCGATTCTCCAAGGTTATGGTGGCACAGGTAAAACGACAACTCTAAAAGCCGTAGTAGATATTTTAGAAAAGAAAGGTTATCTATATGCACAATGCGCACTGAGTGGAAAAGCGGCAAATAATCTTTCTTTGGTGACGGGTAAGGAAGGCAGTACGATTCATCGTCTCCTTGGATATGACCCTGAAAACAATCGCTTTCAATATAATTCTGATAGTAAGTTACCATATGACATTATAATCGTCGATGAAATATCAATGGTTGACGCTAGACTCTTTTATCATTTATTGTGTGCTATACGAGACGGAGCAAAATTAATTATGGTCGGAGATAGCCAACAATTAGAGTCCATCGGCATACCAGTTATGATACCGATGATTGAAAGTGGCGTTATTCCGACGACAACACTAACACAAATACATCGACAAGCCGAAAAATCTGCTATCATTACCGATTCTATTGCTATTAGACAAGGTAACCAAGTTGTTACCGAACCATTAGGAAGGATAGTCCATGGTGAATTGAAAGATTTAGAATATGAAATGTTGCCTAACGACGACGACATTTTCCTTGCAGTGATGAAAGAGTTTTATAAATTAATCAAAGACGACGAATATGATATTAACGATATTCAAGTATTTTCACAAATAAAGGATAAGGGCAGAAATTCGTGTCTTGCCATCAATAAAGCGTGTCAAAGAGTTTATAACCCACCATCCGATAATAAAAAAGAGGTCAAAATAGGAAGCGATGAAAAGGGTTATATTTTACGTGAAGGTGACAAGGTAATTAACGTAAGAAATAACTATAACGCTATTGATTACGACAATAACACGAGATTGCCTGTTTTTAATGGTAATATTGGTATCCTTGAAAAATTTGATTCAGATGAAGACGGCGAAGAATTTATGGTCGTTAATTTTGAGGGTATTGGCAGAGTGAAAATTTATAGAGAAGATTATGGCACTATTGAATTAGCATATTGTATAACTGTTCATAAGGCACAAGGTAGTTCATCGAAAGTCTCTATTATTTCATTCCCATACCACTACATGTTAAATAGCCGACAACTAATTTATACAGCAATCACACGCGCTAAAAAACATTGCGTTGTTGTTACAACAAAGAAAAACCTTGTACGCGCTATAAGGAAAGATGCAACGATTAACAAGCGTACATATTTAGCAAAATACCTTAAAAGGAAGCTTAAAATGGAGGTTAATATTTAGATTGTCAAAATATAGTATTTTTTGGTGTAGACATATTCTATATATAGTGGTATAATGTGGATTGTAGCGCCATATTATCTTACCACACTATTAAAATAAAGTATTGCAAGGTGTTCGGCATGGTAATTGTATATGAATCATTAACAGGAAATATAAAAAGGTTTGTCGGTAAACTCAATAATCTTTTGCTGAATGATAAATTTATAAAGTTAAATCGAAGTATGGAAATCAATGAACCATATGTATTGATTACTTGCACAACTGGTTTTGGTCATATACCAAAATCAGTTCAAATTTTTCTTGAAAAAAATCATGAGAATTTACAAGCAGTTGTAGGTAGTGGAGATAGAAACTGGGGAACAAGGTTTTGCCAAGCATCTAAAGATATTTCATTAATTTATCATGTTCCTTTACTACACACATTTGAAAAAAGTGGTCTTCAAACAGATGTGGAGATTGTGGCGCACAAAATTAATGAATTAAAAAGAAAGGGTGAGTAAAGTTTGTCTAAATGGATTGAATTAAACAATGAAGTAAAAATCAGGGATAAAAATGGTCAATTCCAATTAGACAAAGATAAGGAAGCAGTTCATTCTTATTTTGTCGATTATGTAAATCGTCATACACAATTCTTTCATTCATTAGAAGAAAAGCTGAAATATATGTTTGAAAACAATTATTATGATAAGAGTGTTTTTGATAAATACACCTTTGATCAAATTAAAGAAATCAACGACATTGTTTATGGAGAAAAGTTTAGATTTAAATCTTTTATGAGTGCCTTTAAATTCTATAATAACTATGCCCTAAAAACAGATGATGGGAAAACTTTCTTGGAACGATACGAAGATCGTATTGTAGCCAATGCTTTGTTCTTGGCTGATGGCAATTTTGAATTGGCTAAAAGGCTTGCAAAACAGCTTATCAAGCAACATTACCAACCCGCAACACCTACTTTTCTAAATGCAGGTCGAGCTAGATCGGGACGACTCGTTTCTTGCTTCTTGTTGGGCGTTCCTGACAGCACAGAAGGCATTATGTATGCCGTTGAAGCATCAGCCCAACTGAGCCGATTTGGTGGAGGGGTGGCTCTTAATCTCTCTTATTTGCGTGGTGCAGATGAAGATATTAAGGGCATTGAAGGCGTTTCTACATCTGTTGTTGGCATTGCAAAAATCCTCGAAGACGTTTTCTTGAAGTTTAACCAACTTGGTCAACGTCAGGGTAGTGGGGCAGTTTATTTGAACGCTTTTCATTCAGATATTATTGAGTTTCTAAATACTAAAAAAATCAACGCAGACGAAAAAGAACGGCTTAAAGTATTGTCTATTGGTGTTATTATCCCAAGTATTCTTTATCGTTTGGCTAAAAATAACGAAGAATGGTTTGCGTTTTACCCACATTCGGTTTATAAAGAATACGGCATCCATCTTGACGACATGAATATGGATGAATGGTACTATAAGCTTCTTTCTAACCCGAACGTCCGCAAAAAACCGATGGGGAAAGCGCGTAAATTCTTTGAAAATATCGCTCGTACTCAAATCGAAAGTGGATATCCCTATATTATGAATAGAGATATTGCCAACAAAGTTCATTTGCTTAAAGATATTGGCGATATCAAAATGTCTAATCTTTGTGTTGAAATTGCTCAAGTGCAAACGCTGAGTGACATTCAATCGTATAAAGGCATTGATACATTTGGATATGATATCAGTTGTAATTTGGGTTCTATTAATATTGCAACTGTGATGGAAGATAAAGACATTAAAGAAGCTGTTAGAACTGCTATTGATGCGCTTACAACTGTTTCTATTAAAACATCTATTGATGAAGTCCCTTCGGTTAAAAAGGGTAACGATGCATTTCATAGTATTGGACTTGGTGCTATGAACTTGCACGGGTATTTGGCGAAAAATCATATTATGTACGAATCTGAAGAAGCGAAGGACTTTGCCAATACCTTCTTTATGATGATGAGATACTATGCGTTGCAAAGAAGCATGGAGATCGCAAAAGAACGTGGTAAAGCCTTTGAGGGGTTTGAAAAATCTGAGTACGCTAAAGGAACGGCTTTGAAAAAATATATCGAGAACGATTATTCTCCGAAAACCGAAAAGGTCAAAAAGCTCTTTGAAGGCATTTATATACCCACCCAAGAAGATTGGAAAAAACTTAATGATGATATTATGAGATACGGCATCTTCTCAGCGTATTTGATGGCAATTGCTCCGACAGGTAGTATTTCATATGTCCAAAATGCTACTCCGAGCGTCATGCCAATTACGCAAAAAATTGAAACACGGACATATGGCGATGCAACTATTCACTATCCTATGCCTTATTTGTCGCCCGATACCATTTGGTACTATAAAGAAGCGTATGATATGGATATGTTCAAACTGATCGATCTAATGGCTGTTATTCAAGAACATGTTGATCAGTCTATTTCTACAACACTTTTTGTTGATGCTAATAATATTACGGATGGTAAACTTGCTAGATATATTATTTACGCTCATGAAAAAGGGTTAAAAACTCTTTATTATACCAGAACAAGAGCGTCTTCTAATGAAGAATGTGTAACTTGCGTTGTTTGAAATAAAGTATTGCATTTATTTAATTGATATTGTATTATATAGGGGACAATGCAATATTTCGTCCCCTATATAAAATTAAATTATTGCATGGGAGGAAATATGATTGAACTACAATAAAAAAGGACAGCCATATGAAATTATTGATCGTTTTCGATTGCATCGTGGTAATAAAGAAATTGAATTTTGCAGAGTAAAATTCGCTCGTACCAAACATGAGCAAATTGTTGAATTTAGTACGATTAAAAATGGAGATTTTGAGGACGAATCATTGGCAAAGAAAGAAGATAAGAAGATCGAAAATAACACTGTTAAAGAAGATGATCAAAATAAAGCGATTGCTTTGGGAATTTCTCCTGAAGGGGAAGAAGTTCAGATTTTCGATATTGATAAATTCGCCAAGGAAAATAAGCTTAACGCTGATGCGATTCGTAAATGTATCGAGGGTAGTCAGGCAACACATAAGCAGTGGAGGTTTAAAAAATTATGAGTAATTTGGTAGTGCCACATAAAGCTGTAAACTGGAATGTTGAAATTGATAGTTTTACGCAGATGTTTTGGGAACAAAACGTCAAGCAGTTTTGGGTTGACACTGAATTCACTCCTACAAAAGATAGGAAAGATTGGAGCCACCTTTCTGAAGATGAAAGAGACGTTTATAAAAAGGTATTGGCTGGACTAACTCTCTTAGATACCAAACAAGGGACAGTTGGCATGCCTAAAATTGCTGAGCATGTTCAAGAATTGCAACGTAAAGCTGTCTTGTCTTTTATGGGCATGATGGAAAATATTCATGCTAAATCATATTCGACTATTTTTACCACACTATTGCCCAATGATGAGATCGATGAGGTTTTTGAGTGGGTCGAACAAAATCCGCGTCTACAATATAAAGCTGATCAAATCTCTTATTATTATGAACACATTGAAACCGATAAAGAACTATACTTGGCAATGGTGGCGTCTGTATTCCTTGAATCATTCTTGTTTTACAGTGGTTTCTTTTATCCGTTGTATCTAGCTGGCATGGGAAAAATGACTGCTAGCGGAGAAATTATTAATTTGATATTGCGTGATGAGTCAATTCACGGCGTTTACGTTGGTTTGTTGGCTCAAGAAATTTTTCATAAACTAAGTCCTAAAGACCAAGAAGACGTTTTACGTGAGACAAAAGCAATTATGAATGAATTGATGGAAAATGAGATCAAATACACTGAAGAATTATACGTGAAAATTGATCTTGATCATGAGGTGTTGAAATTCTTGTATTACAACGCTAATAAAGCGTTGATGAATCTTGGACTTGAGCCAATGTTTGAGGAAAAGAAAATTAATCCGATTGTACAAAATGGTCTTAGCACTGAAACAAAAACACACGATTTCTTCTCCATGAAAGGTAATGGATATGTTAAAGCTAAACATGAGCCGTTGACAGATGATGATTTTATTTTCCCTTGGTTGACTACTTGATTCATTTATTGATTAAAATAAAGTATTGCAATAAAGGAGTAGTTAGGAATATGAAATTGGTTAAATTTGAGCAAGACGGGTGCAGGTCATGTCAAATTCTCGACAACATTCTAAAACAAGAATTAAATGTTGAACCTGATGAAGTATTAAACGTATCTCATGACGCAACAGCAGTGGAGAAGGCAAGTGAATTAGGGATTATGTCTCTTCCTGTTTTAGCGCTTTATGACGATGATGGAAATGTCATTGATAAAGTGGTTGGAACTAATATTGATGCCGTTAAAGAAATTTGCAAAAAACGTGGATTGCTTTAAATACATCGGGAGATATTTTCTCCCGATCATACATAAAAACCAAAGAGTAAGGGATAGAGTAATTTGGCAAAGAGAACAATTAGACAAAATGTAGAAGCTATTTTGAGAAAATTTGAACGGGCGCGCAATGATGACAAATTATTGATCTTGCTTTATTGGAAACATATTGATGGGATTAACTTTAAAATGTTCCCGCGTGAGTTTGTAATGAAGGAAACACCACCTGAATCAATTACTAGGGCAAGAAAACTTATTCAATAAGAAGGAAAGTACCTTCCGAAAGATGATATTGCTTATTGGCGAAAAGAGAAACAAGAAAGTATGAGAAGGGCAATGATCAATGGCAGAGAAGTCGTATAAATGACAGGTGATATATATGGATTATTTTAAATGCCGTTTAATTGACCGATTGGTCGCCGAAAAAGTAATGGGATATATCATGGTAAATGAAGAACATGGAATTGTTAATAAGCAAAATGGCGAACCACCAACAGAATTCTTGCCATCCACTAATCTAAAATATGCTTGGCAAGTATTTCAGAAATTCGTGAAATGGAATTGTAGTATTGAGGTCGCATACGTTCCAGAAATTAAAAAATACCGTTGTTTAATTGACACAGAAAATGCAACGAGCAACAAGAAATTAAGAAACGTGTTTTTATTTGCTGAATCTGCTCCACTTGCAATCTGTAAGGCGGCATTAAAGTCTGTTGAAGCTTAAAAGAAAATTGCATTGATAAAGCCGAAATGTATATAATTAATATAATTTAATAGAGAGGGAGAGTTATTTTGAGTAATTTTCTTAATCAAAATACAAAAGTTGCGCATTTCACTCACAATGATATGGATGGCGTTGGTTGTGGTATTTTGGCTAAGCTTGCCTTTGAAAATGTCGATGTTAAATATTGTGGATACGACGAGATCAATGATAGTTTAATGACATTCATCAATGAAAACTTGTATGATCAATATGATTTTGTTTTCATCACCGATATTTCAGTTAATGAGGAAGTTGCGAAAGCTATCGACAATAAATTCCCTGAAAAAGTTAAGTTGTTAGATCATCATGCAACAGCGCAAAATTTAAACTCTTATACTTGGGCTTTGGTACGGGTTAAAAATGAGAAATACGATTATAAAGAAAGCGGAACAAATTTATTCTTTGAACACCTGTTACAAAACGGATTTTTTAAAGATAAAATTTATTATGATGCTCTGAGTGTTTTTGTTGAAAAGATTAGACGGTATGACACATGGGAATGGAAAGAGAAATACGATGACCGTACAGCATTGAAATTGAACGATTTATTTTGGTTGATCGGAATTGATGATTTTGTACAAAGTTATGTGGGTAAATTTAGCGATAATGAATTATTTAATCTTTATGATGGCGAATGGCTTGAAATGTTCGATTCGTGGCACATGAAAGTATTGGAAGTCGATGAGAAGAAAAAATTAAGCTATATTAATCAAAAAGAAAGTGAAATGTTTATTAGGAAGATTCTTGATTGGAATGTTGGCATTGTATTTGCTGAGCAGTATATCAGCGAATTAGGAAATACTCTTAGTGAACGTCATCCTGAAATTGATTTTGTTGTTATCATTAATGCTGGTAAGGGCAAAATTTCATATAGAACGACAAAAGACAATATTGATCTTGGACAAGTTGCAAAGCTTTTTGGTGGTGGAGGACATCCGAAGGCTAGTGGCAGTGAATATCCTTTAGAACTTAATTACATCTTTAGTGAGCTACTTTTTGGCGATGAGTCCAATAAGAAACATATTTTATACCTTATTGAAGGCAATGGTTTGTTTGGCAGATTAAGGAAAATTATTGACAAATTTTCATGAGATTAGTAAAATAAAAGGTGAGGGTAAGCCATCTTCCTTACTCTCACCTTAAATTAAAGTATTGCAATTTAAAAGGTGGGAGGTGCGTATTATAGGAAGAAAGGAGAAGTAGGGTGGACAATATTGTAAAAGACTGGACATTATTAGAACTCGTTGAGTTCCTAAATTCATATATTAGGGTTAAAAGGAATTATCCTGAAACATGTCGATCGTATGTGCAACTTGCACATAGTGCATTAAATGAGCTAAGAATCAGAAGCTATTTAATTGCAATGCCTTACATAATCTAAGATTGCATGGAGGTTATCGGTATATTGAACAATTTAAACCTGCTTTGGTTTTATAATAATCCAGATGGCTTTCATAAAAAGAAATTTACGATTGGCGACAAGGTAATAGTTAATGGTTTTGACGACAAGGTTTTTGAAGTAATAGAATATGGCGATTATATATTTTTTGATGGCAAATCGTATAACACTAAAACAATCTATACCATTTGGGATATAGAAATCGATGAAGTTTATTACGTATATGAGGAAGATTTAAGGAGATATAAAGGATTAAATCAAAATACCAAAAGCAATAAGCCTAAGCAAAATAATAATCAATTAAGTGAATCTACTAAGAAAATAATAGACAACTATCTTGATGAATACAATGATCTAATGCGACTTTACATGACTTTTGGCGATATTGAATATTTGACTCGAAGTGATGAAATTATGAAGAGGCTAAGATCGATGTTTAAATAAAAACGTACATAAATAGGGGGATTGGACGTGCATCTTAAATTACAGGACTGTATTAAAGACCATAATAACTTATACAAAGGGAGTATTTTGGTTGCACAAAACACCAAAAACGGTGAAATGTTCTATTACTTAATCATTGAGGATTTGTCGGATTTTAGATATACCTTGTTAAATATGAAGACTAACAACATTGTTAATATAAAAGCTGATGAACCTAATAAATTGATCGATTGCTTAGTAAAATTAATGCCCGAACTTATGTTTTTAGAAGCATTACCTGAATCAAGTTATATGGTAGTAAGAAAATAATCAATCTATGGTTTGGTGAATCTGATGCAAAAACAAAGAATTTATGAAACGCTTCATGAATATATACAAGATTTAATAAATGATGGTTATATCGACGAAGATGGCTTCCTGTTAAAATGCATGTATTGCAATAAAGACGATGCATTTGAGAGATGTAATGAATATTATGCTGAATATGGTGGCATTGAAGAATATGAAGTTTGGTGTAAAAGATGTGATCAAAAAGTAGGACATTGGGCTTTTGGGAACTGGTGTTTTTATTAATATTTTCTTGTTATAGGGTGAGGAAATATGGGGATGTATACCGAATTGGTTTGTGCTTTTGAATTGAAAAGGGATACTCCAGAAAGTGTTATAACCATTTTGACCTACATGTGCGAAGGCAAAGGGAAGGAATTACGTGAATTTATGACACTTCCTAACCACGAACTTTTTAAAACAGCAAGATGGGAATATATGCTAAATTCGGATAGTTATTATTTTGACGGACGTACAAATAGCATAATTCGATATGATGATATATCCCGTAGTTACTTTGTGACAATTCGATGTAATTTAAAGAATTACGATAGCGAAATTCAAAAATTTATTGATTGGATTAAGCCTTATATTTATGGGGCTGGTCGTAGAGATAAGTTCATAGGTTATTATCGTTGCGAGGAAAATAGAGACCCTACCTTAATTTATATTTAATAAAATCCATATTTCATTAAGTATGAGTAGGAGATTAACCATAATTTAAGGGAGTGGAATAACGTTAATGGTAAAAGTAATTGAAACCAATGTCTTTTATGATAATGCCAATGGCACACCTATCGATTTTCAGTCGAGAGTTATTGAAGTCGATAGTTGAGTTCTTTTGTGAATGAAATTCAAAGTGGTCAAAGTGTTTATAGAAATGCTGTCATGGGCGATATAAATGGTTATACCCTGCCACCAATCAACGAGATTCAAATTACTGGACTTACTTCAGACGACAATCATCTAAGATGTTTCTTTTTTAATGCACTTGGTGTCAAAGTGTTAAAATTAGCTTATCTGATCAAAGAACAAGAACAAACACAAGATCAACAAACTGAACAACAGCCAGAGCAACAACAAGAAGAACAGCCACAAGATCAAGGACAGGAGCAACAAACGACTATCACTGAATAAAATACTTAATGGAGGTCACCATGCAAAAATTTACAATATATAAACATTACAAAGGTGGCAAATATATCTTTTATTTCATTGCTATTCCAGCCGAAGATGATGCTATATTCGACAATGAAGAATATTCGACTTTCACTGCCTTTGATATTGAGAATAGACGATGGATAACTTTATATCGGCGTGGTAACATTGTATATTCTCTTACCGATAAATACTTGGCAATATATCGTAATATCCATGATAAATATGGTGTTTATCTTTATGCCAGACCACTAAATAGCTTTTTTGAAATTGTAACAAATAAAAATGGTGAATATGTAAATAAATTTATGGAATTAAATGATTGAGAGGTATCGTTATGGCTAGTCCAGTTGTTACGCCACATGTTGAAGTTGTTACGCCACATGTTGAACCTGTCGAACCACCTGCTGAACACGTTGAAACGAGCAATACTGAGACAAGCAAAACTCATACCGTGACTACTTATATTCCACATCACAACCATACTAACCATACTATTCAAAAAGATGACGGACATGATAAAACAGATTCTTTTACTCATGATCTTCCTGTTGTAGGTTTTTCTATTCTATGTCTTATTGGCATAATGGTTTTGATTACATCTTTGATTAAAATGATAAATAACATGATAAAAGGAAATTAATTAACATAAAGTATTGCAATGAAAGGATAGTTAATGATGGATAAAGTGAAAATTGATTTTACCACTGAAGAAATTTTGGTGTTGCTTAAAGCACTGATGATTTATCGATCTGTTAATGGAGTCGTTGATGATTTAGCAGATCAGCTTATTGACAGACTTAAAAATTATAAATAGAGGATGATGCTATTGCAGTATTTTATTATCGATTATGACGAACTACCAATTAGTGTTAATAATTACCTAAAGCCTTCTACCGTTGTTAAAAACGGAAGGGCGTTTGTTCATATGTATGAAACTAAAGAAGCAAAGGACTGGAAAAAGAGATTTAGAGCATATTTAAAAAGAGAAGTTGAAAAACAGAACTGGGACATGTCTGTTACAAAAGATGGACATTGGTATTTAGATTGTGATTTTTATCAGTCTCGAATCAACCAAGACAACAATAATTACTACAAAATCTTATGTGACTCATTAAAAAATATCGTTATCGTAGATGACAAGAATGTTTTGACCAGAACTCAACATGTTATGTATGATTCAAAACATCCTAGATTTCGTGCTATACTGCGTAAAGTTGATTATATAGGTGTGTTTGAGAATAGTGATTATTACAATCGGTTTGTAGAAGAAAATTGTCGTCTATGTAAAAAAGGTATGGACAAATGCCCTATTTTAAAGAAGGCTCTTGAGGGACGGATTCAAGAAAGCATTGTTTTTGAAAATGGTAGTTATATTTGTAGAAAGAGAAAGGCATAAAATTTGCCTTCCTCTTTTATTTTTTACACATTTTTATTGTATAATTAAGAAAAGAATTGATCGGCAAGGAGTGTAAACATGAATGAAATTGAAAAAATATTCATTCAGGATATTAAAACAAAGAAACGTATAGGTAATAATATCTTTAACCGTGTAGCAACAAGAAAGGGTGGAAGAACACAAGCTCTCAAAACACCCTATACGTTTATGACAGCAAAAGAAAGAAAACAATTGAATGGAGAGGTTATAACATACAATATGAATGACATTATTAGTTATCACGATTTTATGAAGAAAAGTTTTGATGAACGTGTTGAATTAATGAACAGATGGAGGAAAATGCATAAAATAAACGACATATTAGAACAAATGGGCATTTCTCGAAATAAATATTATAGGTTATTAAATATACTTGGCATAGAAAAGAAGTCGTTTTCAACTACAAAGCAAAAATTATCAGATGAAGAACTCAAAAAATACAAGAATGAATTGATTCCTTTTGATCGCTTTAAAGGTCTAATAAGAGAACAAAAAATAATTCTCTTACAGAGTTATTTAGATAAATACGGTTCTCCTAGTCAATTAACTAGTAATTGGGAAGGCGCAGATTTAAGATATATCTATAACGTCAATCGATACTTAAATAAATTAAAGAAAGAAAACAATGAGATTTCAACAAATCCATCAGGCAATACTACAAAAACTGAAGACAAACTTGATAATAATATTCAAAATAAAGATGTTAAAATGAATCAAAACCAAGAAAACAACCAGACCATTAATGAAAATACATCCAGAAATACTGCTAATAAAAACTCGTCCAATATCACAATAAACACCGATGCATTTGATTTTAAACTAAAGGGCAATTATGATGCCAAAACAATAATAAAACGTTTACAAGTAGTTATTGATCTTATCGACGACGATAATCATACATTTGATATCGAAATTAATATTAAGCAGAAACAATAAAAGGAGGGATAATTATTTGTTTAAAGACAGGGGTTTAATTAAATGGGACGGATTAATTTTGCCTGAGCACAAGAAAATGCTTCAAGAATGGAGAAATAGCCAAGACGAAATACAAGAGAAGCCACAGTTAAGTGAAGATCAATTAGAGGAAATAAATAGGGAGATTTATAAAGCTATGAAACAAAATTATTACATTGCCTTGTCGGTTTATCAAAATAAACGAATTAAAAATGTTTTTGGGTACATAAAGAAATTTGAGTCGGCACACAGGCATTTAATAATTGATGATGGTTTCTTTAATAAAACATCTAAAGTCCCTCTTGATGATATTGTCGGCGCTAAATGCGAATCTCACGACATTATAGCAGATTAAACAATTTTATACAAAATTGTGATTATTTAATTAGTTTAATATCATATTCTTATTAATTTTAATTTATTCATTGACATGTCCGTTCACGGGCATGTATAATTATTTTTGGAGGGTATGATACTCTCCACCTCCTTGTGTAGAAAGGGGGTGAGAATGATGGATAGGTTGAGCGTTATTTTTACCCTTGCCACGGCAGGGATTAACCTAATTATCGCATTAATCAACTTTGCGATAATTATCCTGTCGTTGATCAAGGACAAGGGTAAAAATAAAAAGAACCAACACCGAAGCAGACGGTGAAGGTTCCAAGCTCACAAGGTAAGGAAGGGATTTTTCCTTCCTTACCACCCATCATTCTATGTTTATCATACCCTCTTTATACATAAAAATCAAGGGATGTGTACATAATGGTATATGCGGCATTTGTTATATCTGTAATTGCTTTGATCATTACCTTAATCAGCTTATACCTTGTTATTAAAAAGTGATGATGTATGATCAACAAAGAATTTAATGACGTTTTGTCAAAGATCATGAGCACCAAGCAAGCTTCTCAGCTATGGGGAATTCATCAGGACTCTGTAAAGCGACTTGCTAAGCAGAAAAAAATCATTGCACGAAAATTAGACCCCGAAGACCCAAAATCACCATATATCATTTGGAGAGATCAACCAAACCCTCGAAATAAGAAATGAGAAAGGTGATTTATGTTGATTTATATTATTACGTAAAATCGTAATTTGACGAAATCATAAAAGAATACGGTTAAATCTCCGTCTTCTTTTTCAGAGTACGTTAACACTAATCAAAAATTAACATACAACCCGTTTTTATCAATCCAAAGAATATAGTTATGAATCAAAAACAGTCGCTTAAAAATAGTCGCTTATAAACGAAAAAGAGGACGGGAATTAAACCGTCCTCTTTTTCAAAGTCCTCATAGGTAAGATAACTTAACTAAGCTTGATGAAGCATCGTCTTAATATAAGATGATGCATCATCTAAAAAGAAAATGTTTCAATTCCTCATAGGTAAGATATAAGCTTAGTTAAGCTTTATTTTGAGACGATAATAACACAGATATACACTTTTGTCAATACTAACTTATAATATAACAATAAAAGTCTGTTTTCAGAATGTTAGCCACATAAAAGAAAAAAGGACGGTACTAACCATCCTCTTTCTTATCGATGCTTTTCTAAAAACTTTAATGCTTCATTAGGACTATGTGTTTTAAGAACAATATTTTTATTGTCAAAAATTACAAAATACGGCGATTTATTCGTTGTAATAAATGTAAATGTATCTTTTGCTGATTGTAAATTGCTTTCATATCGGGTTAATTCAATGTTATCGATTCTTCTTTTTTTTGAATTCACTATCGGGAATTCTGTATCCAATCTGAAGAATCGAATAATAACCCTCATCGTCTGCCAATAGATTTTTATATGGCTTATTTCTATTGTTGTCTCCGTTTACGATTGAACACCCTGATACAATAAAAATCATTATGAGTAAGGCAAAAAGTATCTTTTTTATATATAATATTTATTCACCTAAAATATGGTTTTGTAAATATAGTGACCACTTATCAGCGTAACCAACTAAAGTAGCCCATGTATTAACACAAATTTGTGCATATTGGTTTATAACAACTGGAACCCAACTTGAGGGTACAGTATATGAAAAAGTTTCACCTTTTGTATACTTATCAAAAGATTGAGAACCTGTCGATTTACCATATCTATTTAATCCACGTTGACCTACTATAACATGTTGATTTGTTATAGCAACCTTCCAATCTAAAATATCCCAACCACCCGTTACTTTAGTCAAATCATAGTGTTTAGCACCTCCATGATATACTATATTGAAATAAACTCTACTATATGCCCTAACGCTTAAAGTTGAATCTGCTTTACTTCTACCCTGATCACCTGAATCGAGACCAACTGAAACAAAGTTGGTGGTTGTTACAGGAACAATTTGAGTGGCTGAATACGATTCAACGATCGTTCCATCACTTTCTTTTTCTTTCTTTAACAATTGTACTGTGTTTAATACATTAATATTTTTACTTTTCTTTTCTCCTACCAGTTTAGCAGTTTTGGGGAGATATTTCATTATTGTTTTATCGTCACTTATCCCCTTTTTAGCACGTTGAGTTAAAGCATCTAAATCCTTTATCTCTTTATGGACTTCTAATACCCTAACTTTATTATTAGAAACCTCTGATTGTGAAAACTCTTTAGCTCCTGCTATTTTTGCCCCTACAAAAGACAACGTTAACAACAAAGCCCAATCATCAATGATGCCTTTTTCATTTAACTCCCTCCTTGGTTAATTTTTCCTCAATAATACCATATTTTAGTATAAATAAATACAATTAAAAAATGACGGGCTGTTTCAAAATTTGTTAAATATCGACATTTGAAACAGCCCGTAACATTAATTATTTAACCCTAATTGTCTTACCCACATAAATCGTATAATTCTTATCAAGTTTGTTCCATGCTTTAATTTGATAAATAGTCGAGCCATATTTTTTAGCAAGTTTAGCCACAGTATCACCTTTAACTACTTTATGGTAGACAGGCTTGCTAACAGGCTTACTAGATTTTTTATTGTTAGATTGTGTCGTTTTTTGATTCTTGGCTTTAGTAGTCGAAGCTGGTTTATTGCTTGGAACCTTCAAACGTTCTCCTACAACAATATAGTCTTTATCTTTAATGTTATTCAGCTTTTGAATTGCACTAACAGTCGTATGGTATTTTTGAGCGATACCACTGAGAGTATCACCCTTTTTAACGATATATATCGTCGTATTATTGGTAGTAGTTGTTTTCGGTTTATTATTGGTTGTTGATTTAGATTTGGAAGCCGAAGCAGTGGATGGGGCAGACTTAGAACTAGATTGAGTTTTTGGATTGGATTTATTGTAAATAACGTCCATATCTACATATCCACTAATACCATCAACCTTACCGTGATCGGTATATTGCCACATGTCATACCCTTCAACACCGGGGTCAGATACGCCATATCGCGCAATCCAAAGTTTATATTTCGGAAGAAGTCGTCTCATATCAAGCAAATTATCATAAAAGTGTTTATTCGTGTACAAAATAACTTTTGCGCCAGTCAATTTATGAAGGTTATCAAGAAATGCGATTACAGCATCGGTTAATTGTTTTTTATTGAGATTACCCCTATTGGTTTCAAGATCGAGAGCAAGACCTTTTTCAAATTTAACACCAATTTTTTTAACATTGGAAGCAAAGAAATTAGATTCTTTCATGGCTTCGTTTAAATTTCTAAAGTTCGCAAAATGATAAGCCCCTACTTCAAGACCTGCTTTATGAGCATTGATAACATTGGTTTTAAAATAAGGGTCAACGACACTGGTTCCCTGAGTCGCTTTCACAATAACAAATTTAATATTATCGTCGTCTTTTGCGACTTTCTTCCAATCAATATGCCCTTGCCAATGGCTTACGTCAATGCCACGTTCTTTAATTACTGCCACTTAAACCATCTCCTGTTTATTTTGATTTATTTTTCATAGGTGATTTTTAATTTCGGTTTATTATTGCCGTCATGGACGCCTGAAAAGATTCCATAATAATTCATGCTAGTAGAATTGGCAAAAATACTAATTCCTTTATAATCGCCATCCCTAATGCCTTCCGCAAAAGAATTGGGAAGATCAATCCATTTTCCCTGACCTCTAGCGCTATATGTTGCAGTCACGGCACGATATTTTGATTCGCTAAATGTATCAGGCTTAGAAGAATGATTATGATACCCAATATAAACTGTGCCACCTGAGTAGTAATACCAGTGCTCAGCATACAAATAGAGTTTCACATCGATAATTTTTGCTCCTGCAAGCTCGTTTCTAATACGTGACCCATCGTCAAAACCACACAGGCTTCTCATAATGCCCCAAGGTTCAGTGACATATTGTCCTTGGCAAAGTTTTTCAGCCCGATAATCGGTACGTTTAGTTCCTGATTTTCTATATGTTTGTGTCCATATACAATCCCATGTTTTTGTATATTGTTGGGACGTTAGATTCTCCCATTTCCCGTTACGCCATTGCTTTACATCGACTTCTACCCATTGTCCATTACGATATTGTTTGACGCTAACATCTTGCCATTGTCCATTGCGCCATTGTTTGATTCTACCCAAAAATATCCCCCTTTTATTGCAATACTTTATATTAATTCATTAAGAATTAATATCTATCCAAACGTCTCCTTCACTTGGAGAAGACGGTTTAGTGTATTGAATAAATAATTTATGACCTTGAATTGTCGGGGCATTATGGATTTCAAGGGTTCCAGTACTCCTGTTAGTTGTAAAGAACCAGTTATCGTTCTTCCAATCGTAGAACCCAACTTGTTTCGATTTAGTATTCATATAGAATCCTGCGCCGTCATCAGAATTATTCAACTTAAATCGCACAGCAACCTGACGATCTTCAGCATTAAGGATAATATCATGTTCTGTGTACGTGTCCCCGCTTGCTTGAACTTGAAGCCCCATCACATCTTTTGCATAAAAGTTCATATTGCCCGAAGTATCAACCTTAATCCTGCCCATTTGAACGCCAGCGTCATTTTGAAAGAATATCGAGCCAGCCTGAGAACTACCTGACGCGGCTTTTAAGAAAATACTCTTGCCTTCATTAATACGTTGATCTTCCTTAAAAATGTTTTCGATATCTAACCGTGCAAGCAAAGAACCATCGACGCCATCAACTTTATCGGCGTCTAATCCACTGCCAGAACCATCATTGTTTTCATGCCATATTTTCACAGAACTTGTACCGTTATGCGTACGAATATTAAAATCTTTGGCAAATAGATATGTGGCAGTGTTGCTGTCGCCTAAAATAACATTGTTATTATTATCCACTTTACCGATTCGATATAATTGACCGCTTGTATTGCGCCCAGAAACATCTACATTATTGTTTAATGACAGAGTGCCTGATAGATTTCCACCAGCGAGTTGAAGATACCTGTCATCATGATTATGGGTTTCAAGTTCATTCGTTAATTCAACGACATCTTGTTCCAAGACAGAAATACGACTATCATGATCTTCTTGTTTATTAAAAATCTCGTTAATGGAGTCAACTAAACTACTTTTTTCATTTGTTTCTAACAAATCCAATGAGCCAATACTGTGATTCAATGTATCTATTGATTCCGATGTTTTTCTCCCTATTTCAATCCAATCGCCAATAGTTGTGCCATTAATGGTTCGATGATATTGATTGTCTTCGTTATCATATATCGTTTGATGAACAACGATGTTTCCATTACCCAAGTCTATTGCTTTTACGATCATTAAATATACTTGATCACTTTCAAGACCTTCGGGCATATTGGCGCAATTATGCACCTGATACATCCCTGTATCTTGAATCGTGTTTAAATCAACAGATTCCAATAACTTTCCATTAAAAAGCATTTCATCAAGATCGGAAATTGGATTACCCTCATCATCAAGAATCTTGACCTGACCAGCCTGTGTTTCGTAATGAATAATATCGTAATCTGTTCCATTATGGTAATTTATTTTTGCCTTTAATACTGCCACAGAGAACATGTCTCCTTCCTATTCTACTTCTAAGATAACATTGACTGGATTACCAGTTTCCGTATCATGCAGTTGTTCAACGCCACTTACAGATCGATGTGCGTCAGTGTCATAAATCGTAAATGACGTTGGTCTTGAAGTCCCTATTTTACCGACAACGATTTTTTTGATATTGTCGCTATATAAATCTTGGACAACGACAATATCATCTTCTTGTATCCAGTCGTGAAGATGCTCAGGAAGAATACAATTATATTCGCTTCCTGCTAATTCAACAACGCAATCAAAGCCTGCAACAGATTTAACTTGTCCAATATTAGATACCGTAAATTTTGTATTCTTAATTTGATCATTAACAACTATATCAATTGCTTTTAGTAAACTGTCTTGGACATTCACTGTTTTAATGTCCAATGTTTATCACCTCATTCAATCTGAATCCATATCAACCCTTTTTGCTCAGTATTTGGTCTTGTTTGACTGACAATAGTTCTATCCCATAGATACCAGTGAGTTCCATCAGTCGGAGCAATTCCAGTAGTTGATGGTTGAGTGCAATAATATACATACCCATCATAACTGACGGCATCGCCAATGTTGTAAATAGCATTTGGATTGTAATTTCCTTTATAATATGCGTTCAATCCAACATCGCCTTTATCGCCCTTGGTGGAGATTTTTACCCAATAATCTTCATTTGTTGGGTCAATGCCTGCTGTTGTATCTTTGATACAAAGATAAAGATCGCCATTATATTTAACCATGTTTTGAAATTTATAAGCTTCTGAGTCGCTATATACACCAACATAATGAAAATCTTTTACATAAGTAGCCCATTCCCCTTGTTTTTGCTGAATATAACCATCGACATTATCCTTAAAAAATGTTTCCACATTAACGATACAGTCAGCCATTTTATTCCATGTTTCGGGGCTAATAATGTAATTATTAAGTTCATTGCTTAATTGATTTAATTCTTCTTGTTCATTTGCTGTTAATGAAGCTTTAATTTTAAGCTCTTGATACCTTTGTGCTTTAGCGGCAAGACTAGCAGGAAGATCATATAGCTCAACAAAAGAGTCAATTTGCTCAGGAAATGAGCTTCTATTACCCAAAGCGACTCATCCTTTCTTTATTGCAATACTTTAGTTTTATATAAACATATAAACCATTTCACTTCTTTACATTTTATCATACGACTACTATTTTGTCAATGATTATTCCTATTTTTGGAAAGTAACAGTAAAGCCCAATGAAATAACACCAGTGGCTTGATTTTCATCGAAAACATTCTCAGCGTTCAATGGAACTGTACCTCTATGGTCTGAGCCTGCAACAGAACCCGTATCTTCTTCATCCATTCCAATATTTAACGTCACCTGATTTTTAACGTAATTAAAGGCATTATCTTTAAAGTCATTTATAAAGTCTTCAAAAGTCGCTTTTCCAGTGTTGCTTGCGAATGCTTCTTTTACAGCGTCAAATCCTGCCGATGTGGATTCCTTAATCGCATTAAAGAATGTTTTCATATCTTTCCCGTCAAGTGAATGTTTATCAAGATATTTCATGATAATATATCCTGCGCTATAATCTTGGCTTGTATTAGCCCATTGAGCACCATTCATTAAATCAACTGCCCTATTAATTAAGTCATTCAACTTTGTATCATCAATAGATGTGTTATTACAAATTACTGTTTTTAATCGCTCATCTGCACCGTGCAAGAATTCGGCGCATCCCTCTTTAAACCAGTCAGGATATTGCATTGTATTTATGACACCTAAAACATCGTTCATAACTGCATGTACCATTTCATGCCCAAGAATCCTGTCGCCAAAGTCAGCCTTACTTCTATGTGTATCACCACTATCACCGTCAAGTGGCGTAAAGTCAGCCACGTCTATTGTTAAAGTTTGTGTTTTGGTAGTCGTATAACCAGTCGTATAGGCAGTTACTCCACCAACCTCACTATTTATAAATTGAATAATTAACGGATTGCCGCTTCCAACCATTCCATAATAATCCTTAATTCGTTGTTCTGGAATTGATAGCCATCCTTTTGTTTTAATATTATCTATAATTTGATTTACTGTTATATCATAAGTCGAATCAATAATTGTACCATCATCAGCAAAATATTGTTTATGACAGCTTATTTGCATGTCATCGCCTACACCAAGACCTATGTTAATGGTATCAACAATATATCGCTCCAATTGTTTTGTAGCAGGGTTTCTAACTTCAACCACATCGTTTGCATCTAAGAAAAAGATAGGAATCGATGTAATATTAACTGTTTCTTGGAAGTTACTTGCCTTCCATAACTCAAATCTTGCGCGTGATTCACATTGTGCTTGAAGCGCATATGAACTTTCAACAATAACAGCAGTTCGTCTTCCGATCTTAGATTCGATAAAAGGTGAATCAGGGTCACTTAATCGAGCTTCTGCCTTAGGAGTTAATCCTGTTTTTTCATCCATAGCGCCAATTACAACGACTCTGTTTTTGACATTTTTATATGTGTATTGTTCTTGAAATTCTAATTGATGGTCTGTTTCTCCATCAAAAGTCCAACAAACTAATTCATCATGATTTGTTTGTAGATTCATTTGACGGAAAACAAAAAGACCTTCAGTATCATAGAAAGCTTCCCAGTCCATATATAAATCTCTAATTTTAGTGATTATATCAATAACCTTAGTTCCTGCTTCAAATTCTAGGGTATATGGAACCAAAAAATCTGTGGTTGGCTGAATATATTTAAATTTTGTTTCCCCAAAAAGAGTTAATACCTGCATCATAGCATCACTAATGGGAACATTAGGTGGAATCTGCATCTTATCCTCAATTTCAGTTTGATCCCATAATGTCATACGATCTTCGAGGGTAATGGTTATAGAGCGATCATCTGAGCCTATGGTCACATTAGGTTCAGTAATATAAAACGTTCCAATACAAAAATGAGTCGGCGTATAATTAGCAGCAGTCATATCTTCAATGCCGATATATACCCTAATTTTATTTGTCATCCATAATACACTTTCTTTAATCGGCAACAATTCTTCAAATAATACGAAGGACAATGAACCTGTCCTTCGTATTAAATTATTATTTGCAATACTAAGGCTTCCACCAGTTGCTATTCCCTGCAATGTGTCAATAATATTATCGTCTTTGTCTAAAATCTCTATTGTTACGATTTGTCTTCTAATAGGCTGACTATGAAGTTTTATAAAATGAGGAAGTTGGTTTTCAAAATTATTTCTATTGAGAACTATGTTCCCATAAATATATTTATCAGCTACCGTCACCTACTAACCCTCCATAATCGTCATAAACATATTTCGACATGATCGCACTTGTTAGCAAATCATTTTTTTGAAGCATGTCATATGTTAAGTCTCCAATTTCAACGTAATCGAATGAGATAGTTGCTAAGTCGCTCAATGCCCCTTCTTTATGTGTTACAGTTGCATTGCTGGTCATAACCAACATGATAACTCCACTATCCATTCTCAATACTTTAGCTTTACGGTTATTCAAAAAGTTAAGCCAATCCATGCGCTCAATTTGTTCTTGAAGTCTATCAATTTTAGCACCTGCATAGTCAATAGTCGATTGAGAAAGTGGTAAAACTGTAATCTTACCACTTCTATAAGCGCTCTCTCCGAATATAACAATTGGGTATTTTCCATTGATAGGTTGCTTTGTAGCCGATGTTGTGTTGTAAGTAATGTCCCCAAGATTAATGTCATATTTCAGTTTTTTGTTTTCATTTTTATCGGTCAAAAATATACCATCATATTTAACAGTAATTGGGTCTGATTTTACCATGTCACCAACAATTTCATTAGCAACTGGTGAAATAGCATATTGATAGACCGTTTCATTTTGTACATACCTATCTTCGTATTCATATATATTGTATTTGGGGTTAAAAGGAAACTCTGATATCAATCCCCAATTTTCAGTCCCATATATGGAACGATATAATTGAATATGTGTGATTTTGAATCCATCATCATCCAATGAACCTGCTTCTAAATCACCCTGAAACTTGGCATCCATAATCGTGTGTATTGACCAATGTTCAGGTTTACTTGTATCATTTGGGATTGTTGTATCTAAATTAATATAAGCTTCATCATAAATCCCCTCATACATCCTTAACTCGTCTAGCATATCTGTACAGATTGGCGTATCCCAAACGCATCCATCATAATTAAATCCAAAAAAATCATATCCAATGATCACCAAACACACCTCCTTTATAAAAGGGTTATATTTATATCCATTCGGTGCTCAATGTTTTTCACATATACCATATATTCTGTTCCACTTGGTATAGTAACAATATTTGAACAATATCTTGCCTTTATTCCGTTCAATTCTTTTTCTGCAACAATTCTATCAGGCAATTTCAAAAACTTTATAACAATGCCTTTTTCGTCAGCAGGACTTAATTCTAAGAATATTGTATTATCAGGTATATCTTTACACCATAACTTCATTACAAAATCTGAAGCACGGTTCATCGCCAACCCTTTAAATATGATTGGATTATCTTCAGGAATTACAACCCAATCATTATCAAGAAATTGATAATCATAAGGATTTAATGTTTTATATACTGGTGGCAATGATGAACCTGAACTTATATCATCATCAACTGTCATTTCTTCTTTTTGAGTAGCCTTTATGCTAGTCCCAGTTATTTGTCTTAAATAAGATGTAACTCTAACAAATCCCTCGTCGCTATCATTGCTTGTATAAATTACGCCATTAATTGATGGGACAATATATAAAGGGATAAATTTTTCCCGTGTTGACCATACAAGACCATTAACAGTTTCAATCTGACACTCAATAAAATAACCCTTACCTTTTTGTAGTCCCTTTACCGTTTCAGTAAATGTATTTGGGTTATTTGCGTCAGGCACTCTATAAGGGAAACTTTCAAGTAATTCTTCATGTTCATCATACAGTGTGAATTTATATGTTTTTACTTGTTCACCGTTTTCTTGTGAATATTTTGCTATAAAGGTCACGTCGGTATTGTAAACATATCCCTGACCATCAATATTTATTATGTCTAATACAGGTGTCGCTAATGTTTTAAAATCTACTTCTGGAGAATACGGAGAATAGGTTCCGTCAACAAATTTTACCCTTAATGTGGCTACATATGTTTTTCCATTTTCTAAAGCATTATAAGGTATAGGATGTACTTTTTCATAAGTAGAATATTCAAAATCATATACGGCTAAGCCCGTATCTTTTTCCATAATTCTAAGGTTATTCCCGACAGATTGTTGGCTACCTGTGTATGTGTAATAAACGTTTGTCCCTATTGTCGCATCAAAAGGACTGATATATGAAATGTATGGTTGAATATTATCAGCCAACATTTTTCACCTTTCTTTGCAATAATTTAAATTAAGGGGGATTTAAATAAATCCCCCTTAATACTAATTATACTTGACTTTTTGTACGTTGTAAAGCAATTTGCGGAAGACTCAAAATAGCATCTTGGAGACCTTCGGGTGTTGTTATATTCGGGAATTGAATATTTTCAATTTGAATCGTTGTGTTTCCAGTTTCTTTATCATTAACTGGATATACTTTTTGCAGGGCGTCAACGATTGTATCTCCAATAATTTGCCCCATTGATTGACCTACATCATTAAATGTTTTCTTGAGATTATCGTCAACATTCAACGACACACTTTTAATATATATTTCACGATGATAAGGAGTCGTCGGTTCTGTCGGATTCGTTGTAGAAATCGACGGTGCTGACGAATCGGCGATCTGATTATTGTTATCAATGTATTGCGCGTAAGAATCGACGAGCTGTTGCAGATAATTGTCTGTTATCTCAGGAAGCCCATTAAGTATTAAGCTATAAGTATCTGCCAAATCCTGCAAATCCTTTTTGAAAGCATCTACTGAGCTATAACTTCCATCCTCAGCTTCTTTCAATATATCTTGTAATTTACTGAAATAATCAGACTTGGCTTGATCTTGCATTTTTTGCAGATCAAGTTGTGCTTGATCTAATTGTTTTTGGGCTTCCGACAATGCCGTTTGGTCTGCTTGATACGTCCATTGCCAAGAGCCATCAGCGTTCTGTTGCAACACCTGAACAGTTCTTTCGTTAGTAAGGTTATTTACCTTATTTTGTAGCTCTAAAATATCAAGTTGCTTATTAAGGTAATCCATTTCATATTTACTGATTTTCTCTTGTTTTTCAAGTATTGCCATCCTATCGGCGTTCAGGTCTGTTTGAAGCTCTGCCATCCGTTCGTACATTTGTTCAAGCGCAATTTCTTTTTCAATGCCTGTCAGCCAAAGTTCTTGTTGACGTTGGAACTCGCTTTGCGACTGTCCGTTAAACAAGGTGTGCTCAATATTGCTAACTGTTTCACTAAAAGAGTTGTCCAAGATGTTTTTGTTCATCTCGACTAATTCTTTATTGCTGTCCTGTAAAAGACTATTATATTGCTTTAGCTCGTCATTAATTAAATTCCATTCAAGGGAACCTTGTTCATACAAGGACAGTTCTTGTTGTAATTGCGCAATCGACTCTTTAATTTGCTCATTTCTTTCTAATCCGTTTTCATACATTATTTGCAAGATAGTGTTTTTCGCGTCATAATTCTTGCCAGCGATGGCGTTAACTATATCATATGCATATTGCAGGTCTTTAGCCAAGTCATCATATTTGCTAACGGCTTTATCGAGCAAGGAAAATTCAAAATTGAACCTATCCTTAATCGATTCCCTTATATTGTTTTGAGCATCGATGATATTATCTTCATATTCTTGAATCTGATCTTCTATCTGTTGACGCTTATCATCAGTCAATGTTGAGTCTTTTAATTGATTCTTTAATTCATTAATGGCATCTTGATACCCTTTAATTTTTTGTTGGTAATATTCTTCTTGGAGCTTCATACTATTAATAATGTATTCATTCGTAAGAGCTTCCCTTTGATCGGAGTCAATAATTTTAGACATTTTGTCTTCGTATTCTTTGGTAAGCTCATCCTGCTTTTTACGAACTTCATCAAAGTAAGAATTGAGCTTTTTAAGAACATTTGAATAATCTTTATCAATGGAAGCCACTCCTGTAAAATCATCAGGATTAAAGCTTACATCAATTTTTGAACTGCTCGCTAATTTTCCGTTTGTATAGTCTTTTTTCATTTTGAGCAGTTGGTTATACATATTTTTATTGATTTTTAATATGGTGTTCGCAACGCCTTTTTCTCGATCAATATTTTTTTTGGCGAAGGCATTAAGGGCATCATAAACTTTTTGCTCCAAGTTAATTCTTTCTTGTGCCAGTTGTTCAAAGATATCTTTTCTACTCAGATCAAGATCGACCGACTTAGAGCTTTCAAGGTCACTAAGGTCTGTTCCACTTACAAGACCTTCTTTTAAGGCATTGATACTATTCGACAGACGATTATTATTTTCATCAATAGCCTTGGTAAACTCATTCATATCATCAACAACGCGATTAATTTCAATATCATTGATCGCTTGATTGTATTTCACAATATTATCAGCTTCAGTAATAATTTCTTGACCAAGGCTTTCTAATTGGCTTTTAAGTGCCTCGCCGTTTTCTTCGTAATTAATTGTCGCTTTAGACAGTTGATTAAATTTATCGATCAATGTTGACAGGTTTGATTTAGCGTTTGCCATCGCCTGTTCATTTGTATAAAGCGCCAATTCCTTATCATTATTGCCGATAAGATCAAGTTTGCTTCCAAAAATATTGTTATCGTTCTCCACTTTTGTAAGGGTTGCATCGATACTCTTCAGCAACGAATCGAATTTCTCTAATTCATGCTTAATCTTGGCGTCCTTAATATTTTGCGAAGTTTCATATAAAGACTTATTCAAGTCGCCAATCGTATTATTAATGCCGATAATGTCTTCATAAAGGCTTCTCCAAGTATTCAACAGGTCTTCGGCTTTCTCAGCTTTACTACCTTTCAATGATTTTGCATGCGACAAGTTCAAAACTTTGTTTGACGCATAGTCAACTTTAAAGCCATATTTCTTCAGTTGAGACAGGACAGAATTAATTTCTGAGTTCTTTTCGCTTTTTAATTTATTTTGGTACGCAATTTGTTGTTTTAGCAAACTTTGTTGTTGTTGATATAACGAAATTAGCTTGCTCTGATTATCATCTGCCATTTCTATTGCTCTTGTTAATTTATCCATGGCAGATTCTAATTTTTCACCTGTGTAAAGCTCTGTACCCCAATATCTCCATATATCACTGCTGACTCGATAACTATTATCACTACTGGATTTATTATACGATACAACGCCAACGCTTGGTATTTTTGCATCGGATTTTACAATGTTTCCACTGGGAGCGCTAACGGCAGTGTCAGCAGATGACGTTGACGCGGCGCTTACTATTTTCCCAATTGTTTTTGCTCCACTCGCAGGAACGGCAACGGATGGACTAGCAATAGGATTGGTGGCTACATCATTACTGATTGTTCCAACAGCAATGCTATCGCTTTTGGAATCTTTTTTCCCGTGACCGAATAATTTATTAATGAAACCAGAAAAAACTTGTTTAATTTTAACAATCCAGTTTGTTTCTTTTTTGGTTGGCGCCTTCCTTATTTTTTCACTAGCTCTATCGATTTCTTTTTCAAGTTTTTGTGTGGCTTGAATACTTCCGTCCTTAGCATGTTTAATGTCCTTTTCAGCCCCAATTTCTTTCGCCGCGGCTTTAATAGCTTTATCGGCTTCTTCCATCTTTTTCTTTCCAGATTCCTCATATTTTTTTAATTTTTCTTGTACTGCTGCTTTAATTTTCTTATTATTATTTACTTCCTTGTAATCCCATTTGCTCAACTCAGGATATAGTTTAATGAGTTCTTCCCATTTTTTCTTTGAAATTCCGTTTGTACTATTTAAATCTTTTTGGGCATCTTTTACCTTACGAATACGTCCATTTAATTTATTATACTGGTCAATCATTTGACCGAGAAATTGTTTAACTGTTTTACTTGAAAAGCCATGCAAGTTTCCAGTTTTCTTTACGTAATCAGCAAGAGATTTGGTGTAAGTCTTAATGTTATTTCCAGTTGTTTTAATAACTTTTTGCTCATCTTTAATTGATTTCGTTGTTTTCTTTATTTTTTTATCTACCTTATCTAAATCGGCTTGAGTGGAAGCCAATAATGAATAATCGCTATCAGATTTATTCTTCTTACCTTTGAGCATTTTTAATAATTCTTGATCTTGTTTCTTACGTGCCAACAATGCTTTTCTTTCATCTTTTAAATCATCGATCTTATCATAAGCCTTTCTTTGTTCTTTAAATTGTTTGTCGTATTCTTTACCAAAATTCTTTTTATCCTTAGCCTTTAATTCTGCAAGCTCCCTTTTGAGTTCCTTAATTTTCTTTCTAACCTCATCATAATCGTTAAACGTAATTCTGACTTTTAAATTGTTGTCTTCGGCAAATTTATTAAATCGCCTTTTGAATTTCTGAAACTGATCAGCAGTCATATACCCTTTGCCTTTTGTGTCTTGGTAAAATTCTTTCTCAAGGCTCTTGGCAGTATCGTCTCTCGATAATGCTTGCCCATTAAGCAAAGAGTTTTTCGCTAAAGTAATTCTAGCTGTTTTTTGTAACTCAGCATTTAAGTCTTTAGTATGACCAAAAACTTTATTAACAGCTTCCCCCATTTTTTCAAATACAGGAACGCCCATTAAATCTAGTACTGCAAGTGCGTCTCCAAGGATTGGAACAAAGCCTACAATTTTTCCAAGAAAACGTAAAAATGTCCCTGCCTTGCTAATAGCTTTATCTCCTGCTTCATTTACTTTTGACAATTTTTCTTCAGTATTGTCAGGTATTTTTTTGTCTTCTTTTTCAGTACGATAACCTGCGGAAACAGGCACATAAGTTTTTTCGTCCTTATTCGATTTGCTTTCAGATTTTTTGCCTGCTCCAACTGAGCCAACAACTGAAGACGATGCATTAACACTTAAAGCACGTTCTTCCGATTCTCTAGCCTTATCTGCTGATTTTCTCAATTGATTCCATAAATCCCTAGCTTCCTTACCTTTTGTAATAAAGGCATTAATACCAGTAACCATTGTATTAAAATATTTAGCAATGGCATTATAGGAAGCATGGATTGCAACACCAGCCAGAATATATTTAATCAATGTCATTACCTGATCATTGCTTGCGATTTTTTGAATATCTTCCAATCCAGTGATCAAAAAGTCTAATGTATCGTGGACAATCCCATGATTTGAATTGCCAATCGTCACCATGAGCTTGTCCCAAGTATTTTTTAGCTCTGCAATTTTGAAACGCACTGAATCAGATTGCTTCGCCATTTCTTGATAAGCAGAACCCATTTTTCCAAGTCCAAGCTGAGATTCTGCTGTATGCATACTTGCAGTAACAGTATCCCATTGGTTCATAATGCCACTTAAGATATTAGCATGTTCTTTGCCTGCTAAATAATATAGAGCATCAGTTTTTTGCTTTTGATTAAGCTTATCCNATTTTTCATGTAATTTCTCCAAAGCATCTGTTAAGCTTTTTGTTTTATCAAGGTTAATGCCAATGCTTTCAAAGAATTGGAATTTCTTTTGATTATTTTTTGTAATTTGGCTCTTAATCAAGTTATAGTTGATGGCGATCGTTTTTAACGCCGTACCTATACGTTCGCCACCAATACGGGTAGCTTCTTGTGCGCCTGTAATAAGACCAGTCAATTCCTTGAAAGATACACCTGCTGTTTTTACAGTCGTTGACGATCGCTGAAAGGCTTTCCCAAGATCATCCATTTCAACAGCAAAGTCGTTGGCATCTTGGTTCATGACGTTAATAATGTCGTCAGCCTTTAATCCTTCTTCTTCAAAAGCTTTAAGGGGAACGCTCATATATTTCACCATGTCGTCGGGCGAAATATTCCCGACAAACGCCCCGATTTGCGATATTTGTGCTAATTTCTGAGATTGTTGCAAGTTATAGCCCGCAGTAACCCATTTTTCAACTGCTTGAAAATATTGATCTGCTGTAATACCAAGTTTTGAAGCAGTATCAAACGAATCCTCAGCGAACTTTTGGAATACATCATCTGTGGCGCTTGCAACCTTTTTAACCTGAGTAAGCGCCGTATCGAGCCGTTCAATCGGCTCAAAAATAGCCATTGCCGCTTGTCTAAAATTATTGAACGTTGTATATGGGTCAATAATTGCAACGCTATCATTAAATGTACGATCTCTATCTCTAGCATCCTGACGAAGTTTATTAAGTTGTCTTTGTTCAGCCTGAAGTTTTTTAATAGCTTCTAGTTCTCGATCTCTTTCATCAACAAGAGACCCAAGAGCACGTAATTCGCCTTTAACGACACTTGCCTTTTTCTCTAATTGAGCTATTTCTTTCTCGATAATTTGCGATTCACGTACACCTGCATAAATAAGGTCACGTTGTAATTGTTTGATTTGTTTCTCAATTTCTTCTAATTCTTTTTGTTTACGATTAATCTTGTCTTGCTGAGCAACAAATTTTATAGTCTCATCGATTCGTTTACGCTCTTGATTGTAGATTCTAGTTAGAGCGCTTAATTGATCTTCCATCTTGCCATCGACGAGACCCATGGTTGAAAACAGCTTTTTATATACGTTCAGGTTTTCTTCAGCAATATTTAAACGCGCTTTTAAATCACTAAGTTTTGCATTGTCTTTGTCAGTAAAAGCGCCACCGTAATCCCGTCGGCTTTCAATTTCCCTGATTTTAAGTTGAAGATCATATACTTCTTTTAGACTTGATTTAAGGATTTTTAATGCTTCGGATTGTTCTCGACGGAATACTTTTTCTTGTTCAGAAAGGCGTTCTTCATATTCTTTTTGTTCTTTTTTAGCACGTAATCTTTCTATTTCAAGGCTCCCAATTGTTTGTACATTAGCAAGCTCATCTTTTTGAGCTTGACTCATATTCTTTTCGAGATCATATGATTCCTTAATACGGTTTTGAATTTTATCGTAATGATCATATAGCGCTTGAAGAGATTCTTTTTCGCTTTCAAGCGCATTAACCATTTTCTTTTGGACTTGAATTTTAGCTTCTTCCAGTTGAGCAACCTTAGTTACTGCTTGAGCAATTTCTCTTTCTTGATCTTGTTCTTGTTTTTTCAGGGCAAGGATAGTCTTAATCTCAAGAGCTAAATCTTGCTGACGCTTTAATTGCTTAACTTCATCATCGCTAAGTGGGTTCGCTTTATAAATAGATTGATATTGTTCTTTAAGAAGATTTAACTGTTCAAGCTNGAGCTTTCTTTCTTGTTCCAATAATTCATAATGCTTGCCTTCAGCATTAATTTGATCTAATTCAATTTGATGAATACGTTTTAAAACATCCTCAATTTCTTTTAAAGCACGCTCTCTATTCAAAACAAATTCTGTATCGATAAGACCATCGGGCTTAATAGTCGTAACCGTTGATTTGCCAAGATCACCTTTTGAAGTAATTTTCTGCGTTGTTTTATTAACAATATTTCCTTCGCTATCTCTAACCTCACGAACTAAATTACTAATTTTAGTCCATTGACCAGCCTGTTCTTTTAATGCATCTGTTTGATTCTTAATGTTGCTTTGCGCATTGACCATGGCTTGGTCAATTTTTTTAACATCCATCAAAATATCCTTAAAAGACACATTAAAATCTAAAGAACGTGCTTTAGAGAGTTGATTGTCAAGTGCTTTTAATTCTCCGTTAAGTTTTTTAATCGATTCTAAGGCTTCGGAGATATTAGCCCCGATTTTAATTTCAAATGTATCTTTTTTAAGTGATTCTCTAATTCTTTTTTTAATTTTTTCGATGCTTTGTCGATTTACATCGACATTAATTTTTGCTTCAAAATTATCCTCAATTCTTTTCCATTTACTGGCCAGTTTTTGTTGTAATTCACTTACAGAGGGGAAATCGACTTGTACTTCAATTTCAATGTTATCAGCCACTAGTCATTGACACCTGCCTTAAACCGTCTTAAAAAATGCAATACTTTATTTTAATTATGAACTTTTACTTCTTAATTGTTTTAGTTTTTCTCGTATTTCTCTCTTTGATCTTGGTTTAGTATAATGTTTGCTTGTGGTTGATATATCTTCATGGTTCGCATATTCTCTCGCTAAATCCAAGTCGCCTGTTTCCTCAACGATTTTGTTAATCGCTGTTTTTCTTAAACAGTGAGGATGAAGATCATCAATACCAAGAATCTTTCCGATCTTTCTTACCCTCATATAAATAGATGTTTGAGACATTCTTCTATATTCACCATTGCGCTTTACAATAAAGATCGCGTCACATTCTAAATTATCCATTTTCTTTCTCATTTCTTTCCATATGCGTAATAGTTTAGCTGTTTCTTCATCAAAGGCTACTTCAACAATTTTACCACGTTTTTCCCTAATATCAGTAAACACCATATTATCGAGATCAAGGCTAGACCACGTAAGCCTAGAAATAGCGCCATTTCTGTTGGCGCTATCAATCATAATGTGCCATATTAAAAGGTCTTGAATGTCATATTTTCCATCCTTACCTTTTTCAAATTCTTCATGCAGTGTTTTTGTTACTAATTCGATTTCTTCATTGCTTAAAAAGTAATGATTAATAAGTTTTTCATCATTAGCGCCACGCATCCGATCAAGTTTCTTATCAAAAGGATGTTTTTCTATGAGTCCTCGTTTTAAAGCCCATAAATAAAAACTAGATACTGCCGACAACTTTGTATTAATTACCTTTTTGTTATTCTCTAAAGTATCCTGTAAAAATGCAATGAATCCTTCCATGATATCAACAGCGTTATCAAGGAAGTCTTCATCAAGAATATAAATGTTATCCCATTCCTCGGACAGATACACTAAAAATTGATTAAAGTAATTTCTATAAATCTTATAAGTCGTATCCTTTACATCTTTGTTTTTAATAATATTAGATTTAAGATATTTCTCATATATTTTCACGCTATCAGGATTAACTTTTTCCAATTTATCTTTTGTAAAATAGCGTTTATATACTCTTTTATGTTCAGGCAATATCAATTTCACCACCTTATTACAGGGTAACAACTTTCCAACCCTTGCTTTTTAACGACTTAACTAATTCAAGCGGTAAAATGTCTTCAATTTCATATTTTGACGACTCCATATAATGCGCTCCACTTCTATCCCATAGTGAACCTTCCGTACCTTCTTCAATCCACAACGGGATGAAGTCGCTTACATCATTAAAATAAACGTCAGCATGTGCATTCCACCCCCGACCACCAATTTTTTGTGGATAGGGGTGGATTTTTGAAGTATCCATATATACGTCAAAGGACACCGATTTATTTCTGATTTTTAAATTTCCAACCGATACACTATTTAGTAACTCAAACGTTCGCTGATATGGAAAATCACCATGTGGAACATATGCCTTATATACTTTGTCTTCGATGTTTTTTCTAACAACATTAGCGCAAATATTAAATATTTTTTCTGTTATAGCTTTTGTAATCGTATCCACAAGATGAGCATGCAAAGAAGATACGGTTTTAAACTTCTTCATTTTCAGTGTCTATTTCTTTTTCTTCTTTATATTCCTTATCGATCAGAATTGATTTTTCGGGTTTAGATTCAACATCGTCGCCTTGCTCATCTTGAGATACTTTTGCCATGGCTTCTTCTAATTCTTTACCCTTTTTAATGACCTCTTCTTGTAATTCTTTAAGTTTACCATCTCGTTTAGCCCGATCAACAATGGCATTAGGAATCGTATTGAGCAATTCAATTTGTGCAAGCATACTTTCAGATTGCAATATTTCAGTTTTAACACGTTCAGCATAAAGCTTGTTTGCTTCAGAAATTATTTGCGCCACGACTTGTTTAGCAATCAACAAATGAACAGATGGGTTTTCAAGAATCTTCATAAGTTCTTCGTCAGGAAGATTACCCACATCGATATTTGTCAGCAACGGAAATACTTTTTTAAGAACGGTCATTTCATCAAATGCTACATAAGAGTCCTCGAAGTTAAATCCATTTTCCCTTTGAAGATCAATAATCGTTTGAATATCATCCAATGTTGGTTCATAAATTTCGATGATTCCACTTGGTGTATTAATAAACTCTCGCACATTACGATTCTCTTGATCGTTGGTGAGAGAACGAATTTCAATACCCAATGTTACACATCCCCTTGTTTTCAATAATTTATTACTATGTAATTATAGCACAAGTAAACAAATTTATCAATAATTAATCTGTTTACTTGTGCTATTTGCAATAATATATGTTAATAAAAACGGTATTTTATTAGTTCTTATTTTTAACCTGATCTAATGCTTTGGCTTCCTTGCCACCTTTATCCCTAAGTACTGCCAATCTATCAATAATAGCTTGTGGAATTGGGACACCCATAAGAGCTAAATTTTCAATGATAGACGAACTATCAACAAAGATATAGAACCAAACAGCGATCGTTCGCAGAAATGGTTCTGAAGTTGGCATAATCTCATCAATCTTATTGGCAATAATAATCACAATAAAATAACCGATCTTTGTAACAAAACCCCTTCGCATTTTGCTACTAGAGAAATCGTGATTTAAAAAGGCTTTAAGAATCCCTGTAAAAATATCGAGAACAATCAACATCACTAAAGCTTCGATAATAGCATCCCATCCACCAATCAATGACGTAAAAAAGGTGGCTAAAACCGATAGAATGAACTTTACCTTTCCATAATTAAAGTAACTAAGCAATTTTGACACTCGCGACACCTCTATTTCGTTATGATAGAACAATTTTTAAAAGTTTGTCCTATCATAATGATTGCGGTGTCTTCCCCTATCTCATTATTGTAATGGTTGTTGTGATTGCAGTTTTGCTCTAATTCATCGAATCTTTCTTTCAGTTTTCTTATAAAGGGTATCAATAAAATCAAAAAACAATCACATATAACACACTATATTTCACAATCATTATTTTCATTAGTCATCATCATTGTGCTGGACTTTCTCCGAGCTTTTCGAGCACCTTTTGTTTGACCAAATCAAACAGTTGATCAAATGTCTTCCCGTTATATTCTTCCGCAGTCAAGGTAACATAACCATTGATATTGATTGACCGCTCCGAATCATTCCCATTGAAAAAGACCTGAACTTTTGAGATTTGCCCGTCTTGATAGCCGATATTGATTGAATTGATCTGAATGTTCATCAATCTTTCGCCCCTTCTTCAAAAATGTCACAGAGGTAGTCATAGATCATTGCTTCTTGTCCGCTGAACTCTTTGTCACAGTTGAGAAGCACGTCTTTCACGGTTTTCAACATCTCCTGAGCATCACCACCCTCAATGACCATTTTCTCGTCATACAACTCTGCGAGGTCTTTCATGAAAGCGTCCATGTCTTCAATGTCGAACTTGCCGTCATTCGTAATCGGCTCGCCATTTTCATCCTTTTTGGCGTGCTCTTTAGCAAGCTGTATGCGTTGTTCTTCGACTTCTTTGAGCCGATCGTTCAGCAGTTTCACAAACTTGGTGCGGTGCCTGGACTGTTTTCCGCGCAACGACAAATCAAAGAGTAGGCTGATCGCCTGCCCAAGGTAACGATTTTCGATTTCTACTTTCATGCTCATGCTATTTTCGCCTCCAATTCTTGAATTTTATTTTCGAGATAAGTGACACGCTGTTTCAAATAGCTATTTTCCGTTTCGAGCCATGCGATTCGATCATGATGGTCGGCGGTGACGGGAATGAGCAACGTCCAAAGCCGATCGTATGCAATGCCGTCGACTTCACGATGACCACTTTCATCCGGCGGGGTGAAAATAGCATATTCGCTCAACCCTGCCGCGACAACATCTTCCGCGATCAGACCATACCGACGATCTAGTCCAACGGTGCTTCCGCCGTTCTCGGAGATTTCGGTCTTGTCATACCACGACTTTGGCTTGAGCTGGAGAATCCTTTCGGCGTAACCATTGTCGAGCGGTACTTCTTGTATATCTTCTTTATATCGCATAGCCGATGTGAGCCGCCCGATGACACCATTTTTAGTGATATACATGTTCGCGGTACCTGAATACGTCCGATTATATATAGCCTTGCTCAAAACACGTGCTGATGTGTCGTCGGTGCCGAAGTTGATTAGCGACGTGTCATTTTGGACAATGTGCAAAAATCCCGCGCCGTTGCCAAGATTCATTGGAGCTTCAACAATCTTGAAACCTTTGCCGTTGAGCCATTCAATTCCTTCGCTTCCGCCGGGATCGGCAATGGTGATATGGTTGACGTTATATATGTCAGAGTTATTCATATTTAATCCATTACCACTTGATGAGTAATTGTTTGCTGTGAAACTAATTTGTCGCACATTTTGAATATCAACGGTTTGATCACTTATTATACTGTCGCCTATAACGATTGTTTTTGGTTCTATGTCTGAATTAACTGCACTTCGATGTGTATTACCTATAAGAATTGTTTCCCCATCAAATTGTAAATAATCATCTGCTTCAAAATGTACGCTCCACATATCAAATAATAAATTACCATCATAACCCATTTTAAATATCGGCCCGTTAAGTACAGGTTGTAATGTAAATGGGTTTGGCGCTTTAGGATTATATATTGATAGTCCATATGAATCAAATCTAGAAGATAATCCTGTTTCTACATCAGTAAATACAAGAGCTTCACTGTCTAATTGTAATCCATCGCCTTTAAATACTGAGCCTATAATCTCTGCCCCGTGTATTGTGCCTGCGTTAATTGTACCAAGATTATCTGCAATATCACTTAATACTGTAACAGCGCCTTCTAACTCTATTTTGTTTGCTTTAATTTTAATTTTTTCAGCTGTCTGGTTAATCGCGCTAATAACGCCATCTTTTTCAACCTTCGTCGCGATCTGATCGGCTTGCACACTCAATTGTGCGGACAAACTGTTTACTTGCCCCGTTAGAGTATCTACGGTTGATTGATTCGCTTTGAGCGCGATCTGGTTCGACAGTTGCGTGATGGATGTTTCGGCGGTGGAAACGCGAGTAGTTAAAGTATTTAAGTCCGATTGATTCGCTTTTGTAGCAAGTTTCGAATCAGTTTCGGACTTCGTATATGCCCCAACCTCACCAGCAGTCGTTGGCGTGGCTTTAACCCAAGCAGAGCCGTTCCATCTTTTTAATATATTTGGAGTTACAGATGTATCTAACCATAGCTGATTTGTAGACGGATTAGACGGCGCAGAGTTCGATTTAGTCACAGCATTTTCTTTTTTGGACAACTCTTGAGTAAATTTTGTTTGGCTTACTTTTGTCGCGATTTCATTAGCTTGTATGGTCAGTTGGGCTTCCGCTTCACTAATTCGTGTTTCAAGCGCATTGACAGTTGTGTTATCGGCTTTATTTGCAAGCTGGTTATTGACTTCTGTTTTCGTGTACACGTCCGTTTTATTTACCTTCAACGCAATTTGATCGGCAAGCTGTGTGATGCTTGATTCGGCACTGTTCACACGTGTTCCAAGACCGTCGATTTGACCTTGCACGTCCTCCGGCGCGGGAGTCCATGTTGTAGGCCTGTTTCCTTCTTCCAATTTCAATCCCGCAACATATAAGATTGCACCGCTTGTTCCGAATCCTTGTGCTTCTACTCTTGCACCTGAAATATGATTAGTACCGTTTGCAACAAAGGTAACATACCAACGTTTCCATTCAGTGGTAACTTTCGTGTCACCGTCAATACTTTGCATAGCTAAAACTCTAGTCGAACCATTTGGATTAGATTCGTGAGAATAATAAGGTGTTAAAATTCCACCTACACTAGCCTTTAACCACACACTTGCTGTGTATGTTTTCCCTGGAATCAGTTGTTTTTGAGATGTTATTCGTAAGTACGACCAATCTGCCTTTTGTTCTTGAATTACACACCCTTCATAAGTGTTTGAAGTCTTATATGCATTTCCATTAAGTGCTGTCCATCCATTCCAATCTTTAGTGTTAGGCAGTAAGTTTCTCCCGCCGACCTGCAAAGCATCAAACTCTGTTTTCGAGACCTTCGTCGCAATTTGGTCTGCCTGCACGCTCAATTGTGCGGACAGGTTCGAAATTTGAGTATTTACAGCCGTGAACTGCCCATCGATTTGTGACTTCGTATAGACATTGGATGAATCAGCTTTCAAAGCGATTTGTTGAGACGTTTGTTTAATAGCAGTTTCAGCCGATGAAACCCTGTTTTCCAGTTGGTCAAAATCAGATTGGCTTACTTTAGTAGCAATTTCATTAGCGTTTTGTGTGATACTACTTTCAGCGCTCGTTAAACGATTGTTGAGATTGTCTAAATCAGTTTGATTTGCTTTTAAAGAAATTTCATTAGCTGTTTCTTGAATTGATGTTTCGGCATTTGAAACCCTATTTTCCAAGTTATTAAAATCAGTTTGATTAACCTTTAATGTAATTTCATTATTCAACTGATCTATTTCAGAGGAATGTTGGTTAACAATTTTATTCAAATTATCGAATTCAGTATGATCGACTTTAGATGAAATCTCATTACTCAAATGAGTAATGCTCGCTTCGTCCTGTTCCAACCTTTGAGCATATGCATCAAAATCCGTTTGGCTCACCTTAGAATTAATCTCATTGCTCAACAAAGTAATTTGAGCTTCACTGTCGCTTATCCTGTTTCCCAAAGCAGTTACTTCCGTTTTGTCTGCTTTTAATGTGATCGCATCAGATGTTTGTTGAATAAGCGTTTCAGCCTGTGTTAGTCGCGTATCATTTTGATCGCCAATGCCGACATGGGACGTTAATTTATCCACGTTGGATGATAATTTTGTGTCAAATGAAATTTGACCATTAGCCGACGATACGCCATGTAAAATCTCAACCTTGTTCCACCCTGCCCTAAAAGCAAGTGAAATTTGTGCAGGTGAACCAGTGCTTGTAGCAGAATAAATTAACGCGCCATTTAAATACACACTGATGCTATCGTTATAAGTGACATTCAATGTTACGGTTTTAGCATCATTTTGTTGAACGCGTGTAAAATAATAGGCAATATAATTAGTTTTATCATTAAAAGCATTTAAAATATTATTATCATCGTAATCAATTTGTTCTAACGCTTCTTTACCTTGAATCAATGGAAATGTCGGTGGAGTTGTTCTATAATCTGTTCCTGTCCCATCGTACCTAGAAACAGCCCATTGATTGACACCCAAGGCAGAATCATATTCGGTATGCGTAACTCTTTGAGAAATTTCATCTTGACTAACTTGAATTTCAGAATGTATTTGATCTAAATCTTGGGTGTACTGAGACATGCCCACTTTGCTTTGCAATTCGTTCGTTATTTCATTATAGTCTTGTTGATGTTTGTCGAAGTCAACCTTATTAGCCAAGTCTTGCTGAATTTGGTTATATTGCTCTTGATATGTCGAAGTATCGACTTTTTTAACCAGTTCGCCATTTACATATTCTAAATCAGCTTTCTGAGCAACATCTGAAATCAATGTATTATAGGTATCTTGAATTTGTTCAATACTATATTGCATCTGATTTTGTGTTTCTTGAATTTCATTTTGTGTTTCTTGAATTTCATTTTGCGTTTCTTGGATATGTGTATTGGCGTCTTCAAGTTGTTCAACGCGATTCTGTAAATCAACGATTTCCGTTGGTTCGGCAACACCATTCTGAATTAATTCATTTATTGCAGACACAAGGTCTTCTTTATTGTTTGTTAATAGTTGACTCAAATCCCCCACATCTTTAACGGTGGCGTATTTCCATTCTCCATTTTCATAATATCTAATGACCCTCATATAATGATTTACCACCCCTAAATAGATTGATTGCAATACTTCGTATTTATATACTAAAACAATTTATTGCAATACATTTATTTTAACATATATGTATGAGATTATCAATATGCTCTAAATTAATAAAAGCAGAATATTATTAACAAAAAATAAGGGGTTTGTCTCCTCTATACAAGCGTATAGGTTCAACAAAACCCCTGTTATTCTAATTAATCGCCAATGATTTTATAAACAGCTATATTATTATCTTTATCGGGGAACAGGTCAAATGTCACTTGAAGGTTTGTCGGGTTTTGCACATCCATAGTGATCGTAAAGTTCGATTGCGGACGAGCAATCGGGTAAGTAATTTGCACGAATTGGTCAACGCCAGTTTCTTTTTCACGAATCAAAACATCAGCTTGAATTTCAAACGCTTTCGGGAATTTGTCAGCCTTGATTTCAAGCACGCGCGTATTCGGGTTGACTTCAAAGTAATAGACGGCATAAACATCGCCGACAACAGCATCGTCAGAGAACGTAATCGTGCTACCATTCAGCGCGAATTGATCTCCAACAGGAGTCGGCGGAGTTTGACCACCATCGGGCGAAGTAGCCAATTGCAACGGTTTACCGATGTGTACAATTTCATCGGAAGCCAGTTTAATAACTGCAACAGAGCCTTCAACTGGTGTGCCACTCAGAGTAGCTTGTTTTGTTTCATCAACCCGAACCACTTCGCGTTTAGCAATTTGAGCTTCAGTCGGGTCACTAAAATCAGAACCTGCAACAATAGCCAGCCATTTCAGATCAAAAACTTCCGTTTCGACTTGCAACGTCGATTTTTTGTTGTTGTCCCAAGCAATAGCGTTTGTTCCTTTCGCCGTTGCATAAATACGGTCAGCAGACCATTCGTTCGTCGAAACGTTGGCATAGTCCGAATACAACACAGGTTCGCCAGTAGCTTTATCAAACAGAGTCAGGTTGGCGCAGTCTTTAATACCATACAACATCAGTACAACACCTCTTAAAAATATTTTGCAATACTTTATTTTTATAAATAAAAAAAACTCTATCTCTTGAGGGATAGAGTTTTTATTTCCCTATTTTAAGAGCTTCAGTCCAATGTTTAATTTCATCTTTTACATCAAATTTTTGGCTTAATTTATATCCCATTCCGATATTAAAAGCATCTTTTCCCATAATGCATTTATAGGCATTAAGAAGCTGATAATACGTCATTTGTTCAACTTCACTATATGGAATGTAATAATTACCACCAAAAGACACGAAATTGATAATATCTTGTATATAAATTGCTTCTCTTTCGGCTTTACGTCTTCTTCCTGCTTGAAGTTTCATCCATATATCTCTTTGTCTTTTTGTCATATTTTTTGGTGGTCTTTCAATCTCAATATCTTCACGATTTACTACTGCTTTAACGATAGTTCTAAGTTTATTAAATTCATTTTCATCAATTAGATACTTATCATCGATCACTATTTTATGTCTGTTTTGCAATACTTTTATCTGATCTGTTTTTAAAAAATAAGTAAGACTATCTATTAGAACATCTAATGCCTGTTTATCATTAAACAATTTATCCAAGATAGTTGACTTGCCGTCAACTTTTATAAAAAACAGGTCAAATAATTTAAATTCCTTAATTAATTCTTCTTCATTTTCAGCGCCAGTAAATAATGCTTGTGTCGTCAATATATACGGCATTATCAATTCATTAAATCTTTCTTCTCCTATATCAACAATTTCCTTTACTTTTGGTTGATGAACATATATTCCATGTTCACGATTAATTTCTATGGGTCTCCCCATCAATAGTTTTAATTTATTCATACAATCGCCACCAATCCAGACTAACTAAAGTCTGTAATGGTGAATGATGCCGTATATCCCCCGAATTTATTGTTATGAATCCATAACTCATCTACATATCTCAAGCTAATCTTTCCAATGCCTAATCCTCTTGCTCCATCAAAAATTCTAGTTATTTCTGATAGCACAAGATCTTGACGCACTCCACTATGAGTTCTCATTAAATCTGTATGCGTAAACATATAGAAATATATAGAACCGTTGAGATAGCTTGGCATTTCCTTTGCACTAATTTTTGGCGCTGTAAATCCACTAATACTAATCGTTAAAAATGTACCCTGATTATTGATTGGGTCAGGGACAAAACGAAATGGGAAAACCCTGCTATATATCAAAGATTGTTTTGTAGAATCGTCAAGGCTATCTAAAAATAAAGCGTCAGGAGAATCATAATACAAAAGCTTAGACAATCTATCAGATTCAATAGCCCTATTTAAGATATTCATCTTATATTCAGGAATTTTTTCAATGGCAGATAGAGCATCTGACAATCTCTCATCACTCCCCCATTAATAAGGGCTTATAATATTGACGGTTGCAGAACCCGTAACGCCATCAAACGTTTTTCCAACGATTGTAATAACAGAACCTACCTTCCTGAAATCATTATTGATTTTTAATGTTATATGATCTGTTGTTTGTTCTATTACGGTAGCAACCCCATCAGCATCTATAATAGCCCATTCGGTAATATCTTCTTCAACATCTTTGCCATCTTGAATTACTTTCGCATTATATTGAACGGTAGAGCCGATTTTTGCGTATTTTACGCCACTGATTATAATTTGTCTTCCATTATCAATTGGCTCTCCTTGTGACGTATCATTTTTTAATCCTGACGTATAATAATCTGCAATACCAAGTTCAATATTATCTTTAGATGGATTGACAAAATGTTCTTCAAGAAGAAAATTGATTAATCCAACACGCGACAGGTAGTCTCTAAACATTACTTGGTAAACGTCTCCACCAATAAATAATCGTTGCCCTATTTTGATAGCTCTTGTTTCGGGATTGTCCTGCATAAACATATTCATTTTAGCGTTGACAATCCAAGCATGTTTACCACTTGTATCAACGCCAAGCGTATATAATGTTTGGTTTTTAACAAATGCTGGATAGCCATTTCCGTTTCCCGAAACCTTGCCATCAATCATCCATTTTATAGTCTGATTAGCAACTTTAACTTTCGATTGTTTATGGGTCTGCATTGATCTAATTTCTTCCGTAAATACAATGAATGTTTTATCGCCCCAAGTAATATAAGAGCCTACCTTCATATTACTATCTAATGCAGTAATTACATATTTATCGTCGGAGAGTTCGCCATCGTTTGACTGGTTAACATCTTGAAAAATAGCGTATTGTTCAACGCCATCGATATTAACAAGCTCTTTGTTTGGTGCATTTTCAAACCAAAGATCAAATGACCTTTTTTGCTGATTTAAAGTTCTTTCGCGAGCAGAAAGCCCACGATTACTCATTATTTTTCTGAATAATTGGTAATTCATATATCATTACCAGTCCTTTGATAAAAAGTCTTTATAAGTATAATCAATGGCGTATCTCCGAATTTCATCATCTATTTGTTGATCAAGCGCCCTCAATTCTTTTAAATACGCTGTCCCTTGAACAGCCTTAAAGTCTCTATCACCAATATCTTTCCTCATTAAATCAGCATTGTTTAACTTGGATTGCAACCATGCTTTTTTCATACCAAGAGCCAAAATATATTGTTCTTGGGAAGTTAAATCATCTACAAATTCACCATCAATTTCTTGTGTAATATTGTCTAAATTCTTTTGGCATTGAGGAAAATACAGGCTCCGAGCCATGTCTAAATAACCAAAAAGAACCTCATGTAATTCGTTGTCATCAAGCAGTCCAAGTTCATAATCATCAATCATGCCTAAGAATTTATTGTATATAGAACTAAAAGATGTTGCCATTGCAACATCACTCCTAAATATCAAGGTCAAGATCGATATCTGTTTCTTCAGCATCAAGGAACAGATCATCATTAACAAATTTTCTAATAACCTGCATTTTCCTGTAATCGGTCAGTTTTTTGAGCTTAAACAATTTCACAGACGTATCAATGACTCGATTTCTAAGCCTTTCATCCATATTTTCCATCATACGTTCAAATTTTTCAGGATTTGATTTAATAATAAAGTATTGTATGTCTCGAACATTTGCTGAGCTATTTTTTCGATGATTTAATGCAAAGAATTCTTTATATTTTTTATCAAGCCCCAAGAACAAAAGAACATCTTCCAAAGTGAGATTGTCATCCAACACTTCGGTAATTAACAGCATGAAGTTTTCAAGGATTTTACGATTAGAGTTAAGAATAACCCGTAAATCACCTACGGTTACATATTCCTCGTCCCCATAATTTTCCATATCGATAACCATTGTCATACGAGGATTTTCATAAATAAATCTGCCAAACGTGTTATTCATTACAACTACTTCTACATTTCTATCAATATTGATACGTCTTTTACGTTGTGGTCTTTGGCGTTTAATTCTATTCTCTTTTTTAATTACTTTAGTATTTTCTTTTTGCTCCATTACATTTCCCACTCCCTCAATACATTGCAATAATTATTATCAATATAAGAGGGGAATAAAAACCCCTCTTATATTGATTGTATATCATTTATGTTTATTTTGCAATACTTTATCTTTATTGCATCTTATAAATGCCATAAACAGACGATTGAAGGACACCGACACCGAATTTCTTTTGGAGAATGTATTCCATTTGTTGATCGTTTCGATCGCCCGCATCGGCAGATTCAATCATCAAAGCATCGCCTTCGATGACGACTTTTACGATTTTTTCATTAGCAGGTACGATGATCAGCATTTTATCGTCAACGAAGAATTCTTCAGTGCCAACTTTATGAGCTTGAGGGAGCAAGATCAAATCCGTGCCTGCAAGAGTTCCGACATAACCCATTTGGTTCAATTGATCTTTGCCACTATCGGAAAGATCAATGCCTTTAGAAATAGCACGAAGGGCTTTTTTCGTACCGAAGATAGAAGCCTTTTGCCCCGATTTAGCTTCGACATGCTCAACAATGTCGAGCAAAGCATCTTCATTGTAAGTACCAGTTACAGCGCGTGTGCTGTTGAGAGCGCTATAACTATTGGCAATAGCTTCATAAATTTTGGTTCCCATGAAATGAGAGAACGAAAGAGCAACACGGTTTACCATGCTAGCCCAATCAACACGACCAGCAATAAACATTTCAAGTTCTTCATAAATTTTAACACCATACCAATCCGTATCAACCGTAACATGTTTATTCAGGATTTTTTGTCTACGAAGATCATTTGTACCACCAGCGATACGGGCAACACGGAATAAGTTATTATCTTCTACCCTAAAGGAGATTTTATCGCCCGCATTAACGTTGCGAACGTCGGCAAGAGAATCAAATTGATTCGTAAGGACAACGCCAAGAACAGCGTCCAAAGCTTCTTCAATGATGGCAAAAACACGATATTTATTTTCACGGAAATTTTTATAATTAAATTCGCCACCAACGGCTTCAGTAATCATATTGCGAAGCGCTTGTTCGCCAGTAACATCATTAAATACTACATTTTTACCCTGATAAATATCAAGAGAAAGTCGTTGCAAATCCGTCATTTTTGCACGCATAATCTATATTCACCTTCCATGCAATACTTTATTTTTATTGAAAATGATTATTTGATGATTTTAATAACAGCCATTTGACCTGCGATGCCGTCATTTTCGACATCAATAATTTTGCCATGCAATTTTCCTGCATTAGCGCTATCCACAATTTCAAATCCAGTGGGAGCAGGATTAACAAGGGCATTTTTAGCAACTTCTCCACCTGTAATAGCAGAAGCTTGAATTGCAATAATATCGCCGTCTTCAAGGATATAAGCGCGACCAACTCTACCTGCTTTCAAGACAAAATCGGTTTCATCCGTCAGATTATCATAGGTGAGAGGAACCGATGCATGAAAAGCAAGCTCTTGGGTTTGATCGCCACTTGGCGTTGCAAAACGAGCTTCACCATCAGGTTGCAGATCGCCAAGAGCAACAAAGACACCGTTTTCAAGATCAGTGTCAGAAACAATAGATTCAATATGAGCCGAAGGCTTAATTTTTTCAAGTCGAACGTATGCCATAATTGAATACACCCTTTCAATTTTCTATTTTCAATTATTCTTTATAAAAATAGGATTGGAGAGAACCATAAGGATTATGTTCTTTTTGTTGTTGCGCTTTTACGCGCAAAGTTCCATCTTGCTCATCAGTAGAAAACTTATTTTTGCGCAACAAAATAAGACCAATTTCTTTTTCAACATCTTCAACAGAAAACTTCGACAGGTTCTTTTCAATGGATTCATATTCTTCTTTAGTCAACAACGAAGCGTATTTAGAAAGCTGTTCTTTCTTTTGTTCAATTTCAGCGTTTGCTTTGAACTCTCTCAATTCCTTAACCTCTTTTTCTATAGCCTCAAAGTTGGCTCGCAAATTATCAATAGTAGTTTTTTCATCTGCTGTCAGGAACATCGGGAAAACTTCTTCAACATCGCCAAGAACCACATTATTATCTTGGATAGTGTAAGCAACTTTGTAGAAATTATTTCCACTTTCGTTTTCAACAATCAAATAGGTTTGATAAACATTTACAATATAATACCAGTCATCCTCGAAACCTTGCGATGCCATATGAGCATCAATTTTATTCCACATTTGAGTGCGAACATCATCCAGAGAGAGTTCAAAAGTACGTGTAATCGTAAATTTATCTTTATTTTCTGTGAAGGAGTTATTATTCGTCCCTTCTTCTTGCACTCCCAAATCATTACTTACATTGTTACCTTGTCCTTGTTCTTTCTCTTGTTCTTGGAATTTGTTTTGACCTTTTTCAATGGTGGAATTGTTGTTGTCGCTGAATTTTGTTTGAGTGTCTTTTTCTTCAAGATTCACTATCTCATCCCCTTTCTTATGGGCAGTCGATAATTCAGAAATCATTTCCCTAAGTTGGTCTTTAATATTTGTTGAGAATTTTTCTATTGTACTAGATACCATTGCAGGTCTGACGTTTTCGCCTAAAATACAGGCGCCTTCAAATTTAGCTTGGGTAAATACAAAGTAACCCTCATCATTTATATATCCTCTGATACTTGAACTTTCTAACTCCATGGATTGAGATTTAAATCCACCATCACGATCAAAGATTTTTTCAACCTCATCAAATTTTTTCCACAATAATCCTTCAGTTACTAAGTATTCTCGTTCAACTCCATCGTCGCCATATCTAAATTCAAAATGAGCATTATTGTCTTCAGGAATTAATCCATATGCCCTGCCTAAATATTTAATCTTTAATTTTCCATTCTCAAAAACAAGTTCTTCTCGATGGTCAGTGAAATCTTCTTCTCCATCTTCATTAACAGCTATAAACCCAAGGATGGGTATGTTGGCCAACGATGGAATCATGCTTTCTAATACTTCTTTTGTAAATATTGATTTATTCCTGTTTTCACCAGTATGAGCAATCCATATTTTTACTCTTATGAACCTGTCGTCAACATTGTTATCAATTTGCTCAAATTCAATAGGCAGACTAAAATTTGAATTCATGAAAATTTGCTTATCCAACAAAACACCCCCTTTCAAATTGCAATACTTTATTTTTATTATTGTGAATCATTAATGCGAACTGTGGTGTCTGTTGGATTTTCTTCTTTTGGTCTTCCTGCTTCATTATTAAGCACTTTACCACTCAATGTATTCGATGTTTGCTTAGCAACCATGAAATCGTCAATATTGAGCACGTTTTGTTCAAAAGCAAACATATTTGCAATTTCTAAAGGTGTCATACCACAATAAGCCAAATATTCAAGTCTTGAACCACCAAACGACAATACTTCTTTAGCTGTTTTAATTGCATCTGTCTGATCAAAATACGATGTTCGCAGGAATTTTATTTTCCACAATATACCTTTCTTACTTACCTTTTTAATTTCATAATTGTAGTAATTCTCATATAATGGCAATAAATAATTATAAAGCCATTGCACATCTACTCTAATTGATTTGTCCAAAGCTACTGAACTAGAATTGTCATTTGCAAATAGTTGTGATGAAATACCTGCTCCAATATAAAGTTGATCAATTGATTTATCCAATAACGCAAAAATACCATCTTTACCTGTTCCATTTAAGGTAATACCTATGGTATCAAATGGGTTGGTTATGGCAACAGCGCCTTTTGGCAACGTTTTTTTGATCGCTTCATGATATTTCATTGCGATGGGAAGATCGATAACTGGTCTTCCTTTATCATCCGTTTTAATTTTTGAATGAATTATTTTTGTATTATCAAGCGTTGCATCATCTTCCATTTGATCTTTTGCATTTTCAATTTTAATAACATCAATTAAGGAATTTGCAAACGGTGGTAAAGCTACGCCACCATTCAATAAAACATCTGCATCAACGGTAAAAGCCACACCTTTGTCAGATACTTGATACCATTTACTTTCCTGAAATTTATCCGTTTGTCCATTTCGATACTGATTATAAGCGTTTTGTATTTCTTTAGGATAAATATTAAGAGTGGTTTCTGTTATTTTTGAAAGGTCAATTTGATATCTATAAACACCATCTTCTTGATAAGAAATTCTACATAAATTTGTTGGTATTTCTTGATATGCTATTCCACTGCTATCCTCTAATTTATATTGAAAGGTTACACCACTTGTAAAAATCTTTTCTGTAAAAATAGGCAGGAAGTATTTTGGGTTCAATTTATCAACAAAGATTGCCATATTCATAAATGCTTCTTGCAATTTATCTTTGTCGCTCTCAATATTTTCTTGGCTTTGAAAAACTGGATAAATTGTATGATCAAATGTAAGCAGACTACTCATGTATTTAATAAATCTTTTATATACACCATTGACCTGCTTCATTGAGCCTGAAAAGCTTCCAATTTGAATAGCACTAGACATCGGGTCTTGCAACATCTGTTTTAACCTTGCTTGGGTCAGGTTCCCGATGCTACTTCTATTCCCAATTCTTTGCCCAGTTAAGTTTGCTGAAGTAGAAGCGAATCGTTCATAATCAGAATAAAAATTTTCATTTCTTTGTTTATATCTATTCCTATTTCTGTTTCCTTTTTTCTTTGCCGACAATACTTCCCACCTCCTTTACCAAAAACAATAATTCAATATATCATCATTAGCGTTTGTTTTTAATAGGTCATTTTCTAATAGATTGGCTACATAGTTTGCATAACCGATAGATGAATATCGGTCTTTTGTTGCGTTGCCAACTTCTTTGATTTTTATATATCCATTTCTAACCTCATATACTAGGCTAACCAATTCATTAACTAATGCCGTTGTTTGTACATACGGTCTTAACATGCGTACTTGTTCTTCGGGTGATTTTTTCTTATAACCCCTTTTTTCAATCATTTCTTCCTTGGCTTCAATATCGTTAATCAACAGTCTAATTTTTCTCTTTTCAAACGCCGATCTCAATCCTGTTGCAATTTTATGGTTTATTTCAGCATTAGCTTTAATCGAATAAATAACTGGAATAGCGTTTGAATCTATTTTTCGCTCATCCATCATTTCATCGTTTATTACTGTCCATGCAGGATACTCCACGTCTCTATCTTTGTCATAGAGGATTTTGGTACAATGATCAAATACAGAAATACCGTTACCGTTTGTATCCATTGCCACAAAATCAGCTTCAAAATCATAGAACAATTGTTTCAATCTAATGGCTTGTAACTCAGAGTGAACACCTTGCATGCTTTCGATGTAAACTATATCCCTTCTATATCCATCTCCATTTGGCAATAATCTCACACAGGCGAATGTCGTTGTATCGTTTTTAATATTTTTATTAGAACCCATCAAAGCAATATCCATACCGATTAATCGCAATTCGCCCAGTTGTTTCGGTATGTTTGTCGCTTTCTTTCTCTTATCTTTGCTCTCAACATATTCTCTATCTGTTAATGGATAAAAAGCCTTTGGTAAGGTTCTACATTGTTGAATATCATCTAGTTTGAAATAGGCGTTTTCATTTTCACCCTCAAACAAGGCTTCATATTCCATATTCCAAGATATTTGATCAAAATCTTCTGCTTGTTTGATTTGTGCCACACGCTTTTTGGATAGCAAATTATGAAATACCGATAGATGATAAGAGAGCGCGGCAACAAAGTAATCTTTGCCTCTGATCATTGAACCTAAATATGATTTAAATGAGTCCCATATCCAGTGGCTTTTATACCAAGCAGAACTTATATATATCTCTTTGTTTTCTTCGGTTAAATGCCTGTATTCAGGTTTATTTAAATAAGGTGGCGTTCTATTGACGTTCAAAAACGGTTGTAATACCGTCTCAATAGTTTTCTTAGATAATAAACGAAACTCATCAACAATAAGTATATTGGCACGATAGCCCCTTGCATTATCATTTGATGTGACAGCCATTATTTTAGAGCCGTTCGTAAATAAAACAAAACATTCATTAATGCTTGATCTATAATCTTTTATCTCTCGTTGTAAATTCTTTGAGTTATTGATCAGAGACGCTATTTTTTCGGTTATTATGAGTCTTGCTTGCCCTCTTGTTCCTGAAGCAATTACTATATTTGAATTAGGATATAGGATGGCTCGAATAACACAATATATTGCTATCAAATATGATTTTCCTTGTCCCCTTGCGGCGATATACATAAAAAAGTTATATTTATTCATCGCCCATAGGAGGATTTTTTGAAATATAAACAATTTAACTCCAAGATAGTCTTCAGCAAATCGATGGGGCATCCTTCTATAATAGGCAGTCCATTTTTTAAATCCTTCTCTTAACTTATTTTTATTAGAGATACTCTTTTTTCGTCTGACTGCCATTAATCTTCACCCTCAAGCTTTTCGATATCCTCATCTTTGATCAGACCGAAAATACGTTGAATTTGGGTGAAGAAGAACCTATTAATATATTTTTTAATAAATTTTTCATCTTTAAAATCTTTATCAAGATCATCGATTGGTTCATCTTCTTCGATATGTTTTACCCATTCACCCCATGATGCCAATGAACCATCTTGGGAAGCCGATTTAACTTGAACTGGCTTAACATTCGCATCCTGCATTAATTGGGAAAGCGTTTTCATCATTTTTTCATATTTATTATGATCGCCTTCCTCTAATGCTTTATTTGCCATCCATTGTGTTCTTGCCATATTTTTATAAATTGTTTCTTGAATGGTAGTTTCAGCTTCATTTCCACCAAGCCTATCAAATTCTTCTTCAAGGAAGATATAATCATCGATATCTAAATTTCTTCCCCATCTTTTAATGACTTCTTTTGTTAATCGAAAATCCTCGGTATCAATGCTCGTTAATTCTTCTTTATTCGTTTTACCAGTAACAACTTCGCCATCTTTAAAGCGTAAATCTTTATTTTGCCTTAAAGACAAGTTTTTAAAATAAGTACCTATGGTTTCATTCGGAGACTCATTTGCCTGTCTCCATATATCCTTGATATAAGGAATATCCATTGTCCTTAAAAAATCCATTAGGGTATCCATGTTGTTAAGATCAACATATTCCCTAACGCATTTTTTACAAAACCCAAACTTATCATTAATCAATGGGTTACGATGAGAATAAAAGCTAGAAACAGCATACTCTTTACCGCATTTTAAACACGTTTTCGATTCCGATGCCTTTCTAGCCAATATTTTTCACCACCTTAAAAACGCAGAAAACAACACCCCTTACTTGGATAGTTCTTTATAAGTGATCGCGATATTTTTCTGCATTTCAATATATCTTTGAAGATCGGATATCTGTTTGATATCGATGTTTTCAAAAATGGTAATCTGATTTATTTTTTTCTGAATATATTCCCAATTTTTAGCCAAGTCTCGAATCAAAAGTCTTTTATCCAACATTTCCTTTCCCTCTCTTTATCTCTCTCTCTAAGTTGATAAAGAATAAAAACAATATATTAAAATATATTCAAATCATATATTTGGCATAGGTTGTAGGAATCGAACCCACACTTGGAGGGTTGGAACCTCCTGTGCTACCATTACACCAAACCCATAAATATAAAAATTTAAGGAGCATTTTTGCTCCTTAACATAGCGAATGATTATATTAGCGAATGATCAATAACGAATCCTTTGAATAACGAATCAAATAGCGTATATAAATTATTTGTTCATAAACTCAAGCAACTTTTCTTTAAATTTATCATTCAATTCTTTTTGAGAGCGCGTGTTTTCCAAAACAGCTTCAAGTTTGGCAATCTGCTCATTCACTTCTTTAATAACTTTTTCAAGCTTTTCATTTGCTAACTCAGCATCTTCAAGAGCAGAAGCGAAAGTATGTTGCGCTCTTTCAGCAATCTTCATGGCTTTGCTAATGTTTTTTTCATGTTTTTTAATGAAATCAACAGTGTTAGTAAACAGCCCGATAATAAATTTCAACATCTCATCGCACACTCTCTTTCATATGGATTTTGACCGTTTAACAATAAATGCTGAAAGCAGGACTCGAACCTGCAACCTCCTGATTACAAGTCAGTTGCGCTACCAATTGCGCCATTTCAGCATATGGCTGAGAAGGTGGGGATCGAACCCACGACCACCCGATTAACAGTCGGGCGCTCTACCGACTGAGCTACTTCTCAATTTGAAACAATTCAATATACCAAAATCAAAAATCAACAAATGGAAATTAAATATATATGGTGGGCGCGTCCGCCCACCACTTTCGCCCATGAGCGAATTTGAGGAGTGATATACCAAAGAGTACGGGAGAGGATATGTGGTCAGGGTCTCTCCCTGACCACTAACGGGCTGCTCATTACGGGCAACTCGTCAGGGATAAAAATATGTTGTAGATAAAAAAATACGTTGTAAATAAAAATTCAGTTCTTAGCAAAATGTAATGTTGTAAATAAAAAATATGTTGTAAGCAAAAAAATTAGTTCTTAATAAAACATAATGTTGTAAATAAAAAATATTATGTTGTTAAAGATAAGTTGAAATATATATAAAAATTAACTTGATACCAAACTCAATTAAAATTTACGAAGCGACTTCGACAAAGAAGCAGAAGCCTTCATGTGAGCAGGAACTTGAATCGTTTCGCCAGTTCTCGGATTGCGAGCCGTGCGCTCAGGTACATTTTTGACTTTGAAATTAACAAAACCATACAATTTGACAGGTTTACCAGCTTTCAAAGATTCAGAGATAACTTGTTTAAAGGCTTCAAGATACTTAACTGCTTCTTTTTTAGTACCNCCAGTAATTTCAGCAATACGAGCCACAATTTCAGCCTTATTCATAAAATTAACTACTCCCTTTCTCTCTCGTTTTTATTTATTTTGTTTTAGGTATTCGGCGCTCGAAGATGGGATTTGAACCCATACACCACTGAACAATATCAGTGAGCCTGCCAATTAGCTTACTTCGAGCAAAATGTCCAAGTAAAATAACTTGGACATAAGGGGTTATAGGGGGAATGAAACTACAATCATTATGATGGACGTTTGCAATAATTTATTTTAGTGCTTACACTATATATAGCATTTACTATCAAAAATGTTCGTATCATTTCTTCTTGTTTTTAAATCTATTGTATAAAGCATAGTAATAAAGCTGTTTTACATAATGTTTTGCAACTTTTTTTGCTATCCTGTTTATCGTATCTGAAACTGTATTGCTCTTTATTTTTAACAAGCTTGGCAATTCTTTTCGTCTATGACCTTTTCTAAATAGATCGATGATGCTTTGTTCTCTTTCTGTGAAGTCAATTTCATCCAAAAGGCAATTGAAATCATAAATCATTATTCCCACATCTGTCATTAAGCTTTCTCTTTCTCCAATCATTTCAAGCAGTACCTTATTGACCTTTTCATCGCTAAAATCAATAGCAGTATTTAATAACTTATTCTTAACTCCATCCTCGTTTGTATTTTGAAACATAAATGGTCTTTTTATTTCAATTTTGATCGCCAACTGATTGTCTTTTAGGCTTCTAATAAACTGTTTGATATAGTAATTTATATTACCCTTAATCCTTTTAAGTCTTACAATGTCTCTTTCATTGCTTATTAATGGCAAAATCTCGTCAATCTTTTTGATTATTTTATCTTTAAACTCATTGGTTTTTGCATATTCTATGGTTTTTTGTAATTGATTTATCTCTTTAATGTCTTTAATATCTTGCTTATATATCTTTTGATCGATAGAAACCTTGTAATTTTTATCTTGTGGTGAGTAAAACATATCAATAACTTCAACATCGCTATCTTCTTCAAGCGATGTTTCAAATGTCGAAGTGTTTATGTTTTGAGACTCCTTATACTGCTTAAATTCCCTCTCCGACTTCCAAAACCTGTACTTTATTTTACGATTTGATTTAATATCCTTAGCGTTCAATAAGTATGTGCCAAGGCTTTCAAGAGTTTTACAAACAGCATCTTGATCTGACATATATCCATCTCTTGATGGAGACGCATCGTAATATTCATCAAAGTATGTAGAGAAAAAATCATGAACTAATCCATCTTCATTATTGATTAAAGAGTTAACATAATTAAGACGATCGCTATATTTATCTATTTCAACATCGAATTGTTGAAAATCGCTTAGTGTTTTATCTGCTATTGCACCATTGAAATACCTCACCTTAACTTTCTCCCTTTATTTGTCATGTTTTCCGTTTCTGAATAAATTATAACATCATGATTATTAAATTGCAATAATTTATTTTTATTTTTTTATAAAGCCTAAAACAATAGGCTTTATAATTCAAAAGTCAGCTTCGGTTCTTTATATATATTTTTTCTTTTTAACTCATCAACAACTGTTTTATACTCTTCTTTAGAAATATTTAATTTATGGTGAAATTCTTCTTTCATATTTTCATTTCGCTTAACACTTCTATTAGTGTTGTATATTGAAGACCTAAAAGCAAAAATATTTTCATACACTTCCTGCGTGGGCGTTTCTAGATATTTAATGAGTTTTTCCAGCATTTGAGCGCTAGGTAAATTTCGCCCAATGATGCAATTTGTATAAAAGTTATAATTTATGCCTAATATGTTGACCAATTCTTTTTTAGTTACATTTTCAGCAACACGTTTAATTTCAGCACGTTTTAAGATATCCATAGCAGTATTGCTCATATTAACCTCCACACAACCTTAATAGGATTTCACTTAGTTAGTATAACACCGTGTCACTTATTCAGCAAGCCATTATTACTCAATTCATTTAAAGCACTAATCAAATATTCTTTTTCACTCCATCGTGAATAATAATTACGGTTTTTGGAATATCCATCGTTTACTTTCGCACAATAAAGTATTTCATTAGCAATCAGTGATTGCAAGTATTTCATAACTGTTTTCCGATTCATGTCTGTTTCTGATGTTATCGTCCCCATTGTTGGATAAGCATATTTTGGGCTTGTCTCGCTATCGTAAATCCTTGAAACAATATTATAAAAAACAATAAATGCCCCTTCTCTTGTTACACCTTCCATTTTCAAAATCTTTTTCATTTCATCATGATAAACTTTAGTAAAATTATCGTCTGAATCCATTGATCTTGTCTTCGCAAAATAAATGCCACTGTTCTTTATATCATCAGCATGAATACGTTTGGTTCGTAATAAATCGTTGTATATATCAATCATGCCCTTTTCTTCCATTGCAATAAGCAGGTCTTTGACTGAATTTCTATTTTTTGAGTGTTTGCTTATGTTTAATACGTCTAGAATTAAATCAACGCTAAACATTGCCGTTCCTGAAATGTTGTTTTCTAACGACATTAAAACTGCATATATGAATTTTTCACGAGGACTATACGTTTTATGGTTGCTCATAAATTTATTATTTAGCTTTATGAATTGATCGCTCATATCAGCCCTCCATTACGGTATACATTGCATAGTTGCTGGTGTTGCGCCCTTCAAATTTTTGAAGGCGCGACACATCTCTCTCTTCTTCATATTAGTCTATCTTCTTAATATTCGTCTCTCTTATTACGGTACCAAAAAGTGTCAGCTAGGTGACACTTTGTGGTACTATACCTTGGTACAAAGTGTCATCTATCTGACACTTTGTACCACCCCCTATGGTAAAAAGTGTCGTCTAGATGACACTTTGTGGTACCATAGGTCATATTAAACCATTTATGCCATGGATGCAATATTTTTAGCAAAAAACCTTCTCATTTTGCTTTTATGTATAATAAAACTCCCGAAGAACGGGAGCTACACAATAAACGATCTTGAATTCTCATTGCAAGTTTATAAATAGTTTGATAGAATTAAAGGGAAAAAATTGGGTTCGGAAAAGGAGCAACGCCCTAACCTTTAGGTCGCCAAACTCTACAAGGTTAGGGCGCTGGGTGGGAAAAATAGGGTTCAGTGTTTTTAGTATTCAACTATCTTTATAATAACAGATACTAAAGACACTGTAAAGAACTTTATGCTATTTTTCTCCCCCTCCTTTTTCGACGGCGAAAAGGAGGATTTTTTATGTCTAAATCAAATGGCAAAGATAACATCTTTGATGTAACAACAGGTGAGCCACTTGAAAAGGGTGGTTATTTCGTCGCCTATAACCTTGTCGTTAGAAACGCGATGAAGGTATTTAATTTAACGACTGGTGAATATTGTTGTCTGATCATGCTTTTCTCGTATGCAGGAAGAGAAATAGATAAAGCATTTCCAAGCCAAGAACTGTTAGCCGAGGACTTAAATACTACTACAAGAACTGTCAGACGGTATCTCGATGGGTTATTGTCCAAAGGTGTTATTGAGATTTACAACAGACAAAACTCTAAAAACCTAAAGATTAACAATCTATATGATCTTTCTCCGTGTCTTAATAAGATTCGTGAACTATTCTGCAAGGAATTCGGAGATAATTACAATCCCAATGTAAAGGTTAAAAAGAAAAAACCCAATAATGATGGACAGGACAATATTGTCCTGTCCGAAAAATCAACGTTTGACGACGATGAGAATTTAAACGAAAAAATCACCCCTGAAAAAGCCCATAACGAAGGACAGGACAAAATTGTCCTATCCGAAATTATGGACAGGACAGATTTGTCCGCACAGACAGGACAAAATTGTCCTACTACAAATAACACTAAACAAATAGATGATAAAGATATAAATAAACCATATATAGAGCATATTGATGATGATAAACGGACTGTCCGTCCGTCAAAGTATGATGAAGAATCCATAGACCTGATTATTAGTCAATTACGGGAAGCGACAAAAGATGAACTTCCAGAACGGTCTTTTAAGGCTGTTGTGAAGAAAGTCGTTGATAAGTATAACCAAGGATTAGTAAATAGCTTTAGAGATTATTTGGTTTCATCATTAGTCAACAAAATCGAGGAATTAGAAGAACGGCGTCTTAAAGAGTCGGCTAAGAACGAACTTAAAGATTTTGCAAAGAAAAAAGCTAAAGATCGATATAAAGAGCTTATGAACTATAAGCCTAAAACTGAAGTAACGCTATATAAGTGGTGGGAGCAGGATTAAAGCCGCGGCTAAGGTGATACATAAATATGCCCCTGTAAGCTCCATATTGACCGACACAGACGTTTTTATTTCGACATAGACCAAACATACTAGTGTGCCACCAAAACGGATTACAGGGGATTTTAGACGGGTTTAAGGTGGGCGACCAATTATCGCCCATCGCCCCACCAATAAGGAGATTTTCGGACGTCTTCGTACCTTTTTGACATGGATAGTACAATTATATTCATTTTCAAACATTTTTATTCTTAATAGCTCGGATTAAGCGACAAAAATAAAGTATTGCAATAAATGATCGTTCATGATAACATCAAGTCATGAATTATATTTTGGAGGGCTTTTTCTTATGATTGAATTAACACCTGAACAAAAAATGGCTGTTAGCATGATCGAGGGTAATATCGCTTGTATTGCTAGTGCAGGCTCAGGGAAAACGGCGAGCTTTACCACAAGAATTGCAAATATGATTAAAAATCATGGTATATCACCATATAATATTTTAGCAATTACATTTACTAAAAAGGCTTCTGAAGAAATTAAGAAACGGTTATCGAAATTGATCGGAAAAGACAATGCCAACAGAGTTGCTATTGGTACATTTCATAGTATTGCCTATCGAATTCTTAAAATTTTAGACCGTGATTTCAATAGATATCATATCGTTCCCGATTGGTGGAAAATGTCTAAGCTAAATGATATATGCAAAGAAAGGTCAGAGAAAAATCATATTGGTCTAAATCTTGGTATAAGAGCAGGTGAATTATCGCAATTTATTTCATATCAAAAGGCGAATATGATTAAGCCAACTGATGATCTTATCATCGATAAAAGAGTTTCTTTCGTTGAACATGTTCCAGAACCACTTTTGCGAGAAGCTTATGATCTTTATGAAAGGCTTAAAAACGAAGCTAGAATGGTTGATTTTGACGATATTCTTTTTAAGATGTATGACAAATTGCTATATGATAAGGACTTCAGAAACAAATTGTCGAATCAATATAAATACATTATGGTTGATGAATTTCAGGATACATCAACAATTGTTTTAGAAATAATTAAGCTTATTAATGATAAAAACGTATTTGTTGTTGGAGATTTTCGGCAATCAATTTATAGTTTTATTAACGCGAATGTAGAAAACATCTTGAACTTTAAAGATGAATTCAAGGACGTAAAAGTCATTGAGCTTAATAAGAATTTCAGGTCAAACAAAAATATAGTTCAGTTATCAAATGACATTATTTCATTAAGCAGTATTGAAAAATACAAGGAATATAAACCATCAGAAAGCATTTTAGATGATGGTGATAAAGTTAAATTTACTTTGTATATAGATGAACGTAAACAATTTCAGGATATAGCTGATCAAATAGATTATTATTACCAAAATGGGCATCCCTTAAATGAAATAGCTATATTAGTAAGGACAAATTCAATGACAGCAATCATTGAAGATATATTGGCTGAACGCAATATACCATATGACATTTCAAGAACTCAATCTTTCTTTGACAGAAAAGAAATTCTTGACCTTTTAAGTTATGCTAGGCTTGTCGTTAATACTGATGATGACATTAGCTTTAGGAGAATAATTAATACTCCTAATCGATATTTAGGAAAACAATTTGTAGAGGAACTAGAGAGATTTTCGGGTGCGCATAACATGAGCTTGTTACAAGCACTTAGAATTTTCCCTCTAGGTGATGATTGGAAGTACAAACGTGGGATTGATTCATTTATTAAAGTTATTGAAGACCTTCATTTCCAAGCAAATTCAGATGTAAATGCAGGGAAATTCCTGAGAAATATTATTAAATCGATTAGATATATTGAGTACTTAAATGAAACAACAATGAATCCAACGACACTCAATGAAAGAATCAATGCAATCGATAAATTATGCTCGATTGGTAGTAAATTTCCTAACATAAAGGCGTTTTTGACTCATGTAAACATTATTAAAGACAAGCAGAATAAATCAAGAGGACAAGATGCTGTTCAAATTATGACCATTCATGCATCAAAAGGGTTAGAATTTGATACCGTATTTGTCCCGAATATTAATGATAACCTTCTCCCCCACCATATGAACAATGATATTGAGGAAGAACGCAGATTATTTTATGTTGCATGCTCAAGAGCAAGAAAAAATCTGTTTTTGAGTTTCTATTTTTACGACGAGGATTTTACAGTTATTAAAGAGAGCCAATTTGTTACTGAGTTGCTTGGAAAAGATCAGGTACAGAAAATGAAGAAAGACTTGTTTTATGGTGAAATAAAAAGCACTTTCGCATATTCTTCATTAAATTGATTAAAATAAAGTATTGCAATATTGTTTAAGACTATGATATATTCTAATTGGTTAATTAGATATATCATGGTCGTTTCTTTTTTTTATAGAGAGAATAACAAAGGAGCTAGATAAATATGCACTCTTATACCAACCGTAAAGGTGAAATAGTAACAGTTAGTGACGAACATTTACAGACTGCTGTACGAATAAAGATTGAATTGCAAAAGGCTAGTCCTAGTAGACGTTGTTCATGGGCATTGCATAAAAAGTTAATGGAAAAAGAGGGCTTTGATGATTCAGATACGAATGAAAGCTATCGTTGCTTAGTTAAAAATTATCAACGTTCCATTGGTGCGTTGCCTAGTGCTCAAAAATATGCTGAAATAGTTGCCGATGGAAAATTAGAAGCCATTAAAGAGCTTGTTGGGGAATTGGCTTGGGAAAAACGTGAGAACCAAAATATATTGCGAGAATTGAATAAAACTAAGCGTGAAGTAATTGACAATGGATTGCTTATAAGTAATGTTGTAGATTCTGTAAAGAATGTATTCGGCAATATTGATTTTGGTTCTATGTCAAATCATTCTTTTAATCCAATTAAAGCTGGTAAAGCTAGAATCATTCCCCTATTAACTGACTGGCATATTGGCGCATTGGTTAATATCAAAGAGAATAAATACAATTATGAAGTCGCCAAACGTCGAATGAATCAATTTTTGGATTATATTTATACGGAAGCTTTGAATAATAATGCATCAATGATTGATCTAGTTTATTTGGGTGATCTTATTGAGCATGCATATATGAGAGCAAGTCAACCGTATAATGCAGAGTTCCCAGTTTCCCAACAAATTGTCCGCGGCGCAGAACTGATTATAGAAATGATATGGAAATTACAGAAAGAATTTTTTGTTTCATATAGAGGAATTGCAGGCAACCATGATCGTTTTGAAGGCGATAAAAAGAAAACCATTGACGGAGACAATGCGATGGTTATTGCTAATGCAATTATACGCACATTTATTAATTCTATCGGCGATAACGCTGTATATTACGAATCAAATTCATATGATACTGCCCTTCTTAATGTATATGGGCGTAATTTTAAATTTGTTCACGGGGATAGAGAGAAAGCTAATGATCTAGGTAAAATTTATGATCATAGCGCGAAAGATGGAATCATTTATGATGCTATTATTATGGGACATTTTCATCATTATGAAGTAATAGAAGTCGCTAAAGGCAGATATGAAGCTAAGATTGGAAGTTTAAAAGGCACTGATGAATATACTGTTAGCCTTGGTCATTCATGTAGCCCTTCTCAAGGCATTATTATTGTGAAGGAAAATGGGGATTTTGAGATTAAACAAGTTATACTCGATTAAAATAAAGTATTGCAAACTGAAATTAAAAATATATTATTGACAACTGGAAAATTTTATTTTTAAAATAAAGATACAGGAAACTGATACACTGATACACCAATACAGAGGGTTGTGTGTGTGTAATGATTAAAGGATTAAAAGTAGAACAATTTTCTGATGAAATGGTTGAGTGCATCCATTACAAGGAAAAGGATTTTATTGGATGCGAAGATAGTTGTTGTGTATGTTCTGAAGTATATAAACATCCATATGGTTATGCGTGTAAAATCTGTACGTTTCGGAGATTTTGCATGTTTTTCCTCGTAAATGAATGGTTGATTGTTTGGATGTTCCTATATTTCGTCATTGGTGATGTATCAGCTCATCCATTAGCATTTTTTGCAATTCCTATTGCGATTGGATTTACAAATGCCTTTGCAAAATTAATGGTATTACATTTTAAATATTTATTTATGGTTATAGGCGTTACTGTTTTAGCGATAATTTTAGATTGGTATTGGTTCTTCTATTATCAAGCTCATGATGTTGATGGTGCTATGGGTGTACTTATCATTGCACTACTGGTCTATATGGCTTATAGATTTTACTTGTATCATCGATTTGGAATATATTTTGCTTACAGAGATTATTATTACAGAAATAAGCGCAAAGGAATTAAACCATAAAATAAGAGTGATGGTTCTCTGCCATCACTCTTTTATTTGCCAAAGAGTTTTGATAATATGCCCCTACCCTTCTGCTTCTCTTGTATATCTCTAAGATATGTCATTAAATTATCGTCCCTTCTTTGAATACTTTCCTCCATCCTCCTGATCATTTCTTGGGTTTCTTCAATTTTTTTATTTGTTTCCTCGATCTCATCTTTCATTTCTTGTTTGACCGTCTCTCTAATTTCAGATATGAGTTCTTCTCTTATATTCCTCGTGATAATGTCCATGAATTGCTTAACTCGTTCACTGCCGATAAGACGCTTAATATCATCATGACTTAATAATTCAGATGTTCTATTGGACGGTTGTATTTCAGGCACTTCTTCCCTACTTCTTAGTTCAAATTCACCTTTCTTTGCCCTATCAACTAACATATATGCTAAATCCTTTGTCGTCGTTTTACGTCCATATTCGCGTTTAAGATCACGAATGAAAGCAAATATTTTCAGGTCTGAGTCATTATATATTCTCTCATTTCTTTGGTTCCTAAACACGAAATGTACGCCATATTCCTCTAGATTATCCGTCCAATGTCTTAATGTTGGCGCTGGAACATCTAATCGTTTTGCGGCGTCTCCGAGGGTTATAAATTCGACTTCCATGATATTCACCACCCGAAACCCTATATTTTACCTACTAATTTAACCACACTTTGAGCTATATGTATATATCGCCCTCCATTATAGCTTATATGTTTCAGATCACCCTCCCCTATCATATATGTTGCTCTACATTAAAATTCATATTTGGAATTATAAATTAACATAAAAATAGATTCTCATATAATCTGCCTTACATGAAAAATTGAATATCGCTATATAATATAACGTTTTATTTGACTACCATATAAGTGGCTATACATGAAAGTTTATATATTGATATACAAAATAACGTATCAATAACTTAAAATATAGTTGGCGCATCATTATACCCGACAAAAAGGCTGGTTTTTAGCATGATTATAGGGATGAGATAGAGAATCTATTAGAAATTGAAGTTCAAATGATGGGTTATATAAGAAAAAACTGCTAAAATATTACCAAATACTACTTGACGCTACCAAGTAATACTAGTAAAATAGGTATCGTAATCAATCGATGATATCAGTAGCATTTAGTAATACTAAATAATACTAAATGCTACTGAGTAATAAAAGAGGGGGAATTGTTGTGAAAGATGTAATTACGATGGGCATTGACGTTGGTTACTCTCACACAAAAACGGTTACTTCCAACGGTAAAGACATTTTTAGGAGCACTGTGAAAGACGGCGCAATCGACATTAATACTGGTTCGACTGTCATTGAGTACAATGGTGAAGTGAAAACGATAGGGGAGAGGGGTAGAATTACCGTCGATGAAAATAAAATTGAGGACGAAAACTTTGAACCATTGCTTTTGACGGCAATTCTTCGGAATGTAGATGATAAACTGACGACGATCAACGTAAATCTTGTAACAGGTCTTCCGATTGCATGGTATCCAAAACAAAAAGAGAAGCTTCGTGAATATTTGAAAGATAGAAGGGTTAAAGTAGGTTACAAAGGTAAAGAACGTGAAGTACATATCAATGATTGCATCGTGTTTCCTCAATCGGCAGGACTGGCTTTGACCAATCCGAGCGATTTTGCTGACGGAAAAACGAACCTTGTCATTGACATTGGTGGTCTTACTGTTGATGTTTCTTATTATGAAGGGCGTCGAATTGTAAGCTTCAACAGCTATCAACTTGGAATGATTAAATTTTATGCGAAAGTTGCAAGTGCAATTAATACTGAGTTCAATGTTGAAGTCGATGAGCAAGATGTTGAACGGTTTATCGAAGAAGGTTTCGTAACCATCAATGAAGAACAAGTTGACTTTGATTTTGACAAGCATTTTAAACAACATATGGATGAAATTCTTACGCGCGTTAAAAGAGACTTCCCGTACAATATTGTGCATAAGAAAACCTTTATTGGTGGAGGAGCTTTGAGATTCAAAGATTATCTGCCACCAAACAAGGGTATTAAATGCGATGAACTCTATTTAAATGCAGAAGCCTTCTACAATGTAGGGGTGCAAAAGTTTGAGTAAAGAAAAGTTCATCAAGAAATCCATATCCTTGAGAAAAGATGTTTACGAATTGGCCGAACAAATGGCTGACAAATATTTTGGTGGTAATTTCAGCGCATACATTACATACCTTGTATGCGCTGATCATTACGGATTATCGAGAGTCAAAGATGATGAAGAATCTAAGGCTAAAAAAGAAGAGGTCAAGGAAAGCGTCAATAAATATGTAAAAAATGAAGAAAATGAACGTTATATTGACCAATTCCTGAATATGGGAGTTAATTAGATGTCAAAAACCATTGTCGTCACTTATGAATTTAAAATTATGATCGAAGGTGACGAGATCGTTGAAAAGGTGAGATATGATTTTAATTCAACCATGTATGACGATCAGGAAACAACCGATGCTATGGTGATTGGCTTATTCATGCAGGACATGAAGAAAAAATACGGGGATAATGCGATTCTAAAGGATGTTGTAATCGATAGAGAGATTAAAGAAGTTCATTAGTGATTAATAACTTATCATTGTGGGTTGGCTTCAATGTCCAACCCACTACAATACATAAACAACTGAGTTAATTATGGCATTAATGGGTGGGAAAATGGTTAGAAAGGCTCGAAATGATTTATATAAAGATGCGATTAACCCAACAAACAAATATAAGGGCATTATGTTGGATATTGATGGAATTCGTCTTTCTTCGTCTTCTCAAAAGGAAATTGAAGAAAGGATATTAGATGAAGTTAAATTTCAGTTGGACGATCTAAAGTATGGGTATTGGGCTAGAGATGATTTAGAGCTACAAGGATACACGGAGAGTCAAGTTGAACGAATTATTAGGACGGCAATTAAACATCTCGAAAAATTCTTATATAAATATAAACCTGATTGGCGAGAAAAGGAAAGGGTATAGTCGATTAAAAATAAAGTGTCATGACGGGATGGACGCAAACATGATTGTGTTTTGCGTCTTTTTATATTACACAATGAGCCTGAGTCATAGAGAAGTCATATTTTAATCAAATAAATGACGGAAATTAGAAACGATAGAAGTGAGAGAAACAATATATTTTTATTTACGATTAATAAAAAACGAAAAATGGCTAGATATAAACCAAAATGCGATTTTTAATTCGCAACGAGAAATGGTATAAAATACAAGGTATTTTTGATGCTAAATAGGCTCAAAAAGTGGTAAAATAGTAGTGGTGGGTGGATGGGAATGGCTTAAAAATACACGCGTTGTTCGATGAGGTTTTCGATAAAAGAAAAGGGTTGAGAATTGGGGGTTCCAACCCTGATTTTTTTATTTTCAGGGGCATTTTTGAACGTTGGAAGTGGGGAATTGGATATGAAATACTGATTTTGTTTCGATTGAGATATGAGAGAGACGAGAGGGGAGGAGAGAGGGATAGGGGAGGGGAGTAAGTGGGGTGGTAAAATTGGGGTGTGTAGGTGAAGGTACATGACCCAAAACTCTAGGAAAAAATTGCAAAAAATGTGGAAAATAGCCCCCTATGGGTGTCATTCTAATATTCATTAGTGTGACACCTACACCTATACACCCATGTAAGCGCTAACAGTAAGCCACCCATGACACATACGCGGCACACATGATGGGCAAACGCACACGATGACATACAGACGTCAAAGCGCACACAACAAAGCAGGCTTACAAGCGCTTTAAACTGTTTATTGGGAGGTGATTCGTGCGCGTGTAATCGATGAATCGTATAACCGATAACGCGCGCGTGCGTTTACGGGATTCACCACCACACCACCACTACACCACAACCCAACCTATACCACACCACACATTAAAAACATACACAAACGCCACATAATCCCTTACAAACCCACACCTTACGTCAATTCCACACCACATAAACCACACTAACCCAAAGCACATACATGCCACACATGCCAACGACCACACACGCCAACGCTCATAAGCTCATAACGCACTAACTCAATTTACAAACGCTTTTGACTCAATCATTGCACACACAAACCACACACTAACCATATAGGTATAGGCATAGACCACCAAGGCAGACACCCAACGCCGACAGCTTGGCTGTGAGTCGTAAGCGCTTAGCTCGCTTCACTCACTCGCTTCTCATCGTCATAACAACACACAACAACAAACACACGATAGACGAATACACATGCACTATATACCATACCTATATAGGTATATACATATATAGGCATAGTATATATAGGCAATAGGGAACATGCTAATAACGACAATATATGTGTCATTGATGGCAATAGATGGGGCATATTTATTAATAGATTCCTTGCCAGTAATTAAATTGATACATATAAAACGCTATCGGATCTCCACATGCCACCCATACGCTTTACGCCGCGCACTATCACCCATTGACACGCTATCAAGTCAAGACTAAGTTCTTAGCGACTTAATCAAGCTTTAACATGATAACGATGATAACACCTTGCAATGATTGGTTTTACATAACTAGTAACTAAGCTTAATACATGCATGTAATACATTATATGACTTATATATCATTAGCCTACTATATAACCATATCTGTATATAACTACTATATGCTCATATCATAGACACTCAACCATAACCTAACCTATCCAGCGCATTATTAAAGATCAAATACATACAGTAATCACATTGCCATTTTTATATAACTAATGTATTGCAAACCATGGTTAATCATGTTATATTCAAGACACGTTAGGCAAACAAGTAACAAGGGTCTAACGAAAAAAATAAAAAATAAGTATTGACAACAACAAAGAAGGCTACTAAAATTAAAATTGCCTTGATTGATTAAAGCTTATATAAAGCTAATCAATCAAACAAAAAAACTAAAAAAAAGTATTGACAATCACAGAAACGGTTGCTATACTGAAAAACGTAATCAACCGATTTAATAAATCGGTTGAGAAAAAAAGTTAAAATAAAGTATTGACAAGCTAACAAGTACGATGCTAAAATAAAGATGCATCGGATAAAGGTTAAAAACTGATGCAATATTTATTGAGCATCTACTGTGTTAGTGTCACAGTAAAACAGTAAAATTGTTCTTTGAAAACAGAATAGACACGAAGCACCTTAATAGGTGTGGACACGGGACTTGCCTGAGTGCAAGAGGGATAACGCCCACTACTGAAAAGTAATAAACGCCATGAGTAAACACGCGCAACCGCGCATATTTGAAAATGGGTAAAACGTTTATTACTGAGTAGGTGCGGTAGGAAGCCGAAGACGTTCGCATTCTGCGAGCGCATTAAATATAAAACCCATCTATCCAACCTATCTATAATCCAAGTGCCTTTTTTGGTGCTTGGATAAAGCACCCAATCCCTATAAGGATTGGATGCTTTAAAACAAGCATCAAAAAAATATAGATAGGGGATGGATGACATGAAAGAAATTAAAATCTATGTCGCTAATCTTGGAAAATACAATGAAGGCGAATTGGTTGGCGAATGGTTCACTCTTCCTGAAGACGTTAACGTTATCCGTAAGACGATTGGTCTTGACTATGTGGAAAATGGCAAACTGATTAAAACAGGCTATGAAGAATACGCCATTCATGATTATGAAGCGCCGTTTGATATTAGCGAGTATGCTTCAATTGAGCGCCTTAATGAAATTGCCAAGCGCATAGAAGAAATGAACGAATTAGACGTTAAAATTGCATGCGCTTTGGTTGATAACGGCATTGTTAGCGACATTATGGATGCCTTTGATGAAATTGAAAACGTTAATATCTACTATGATTGCAATGATATGTCAGACGTCGCTTATGCCTTCTATGAAGAAACCGGAATGATGGAGCAAATCCCCGAACAAGTTCGCTATTACATTGATTGGGAATCCGTTGGGCGTGACATGGAGATTAACGGCACATTCTTCTATCTTGGTAATAATACTTATGGCGAATACATTGAATAATGCTAGAGTGGGTAAGGTAAAATCCTTGCCCATTCCATGGATTATTCAATGTAATCCAAAAAAATATAGATAGGTGGGGATTTAAATGATTGATGCTTTAATTGAAAAAACTTTTATAAGGGTTGAAAAATTCAAACCGTATGGAAGAAGATATGCCGACAGAATCAAAATACATTGCAAAGATAAAGTTTATGTTTTTTACACATATTTCACTTACGGCATTGAAAATATGGAGAAAGAATTATCAGACAATGATTTTTATCAATCTTTATCTAGGCGCAATAAGTGGAATAAGGCACGAAAAAAATTTTTTATAACCTTATTAGAGGAATGGAACAAAAATCTATATCAAATCATTGACGCTTTTAAAGTATTTGCCAATCCTAACGGCACAAGCAATGACCATCAATTAATAGAATTAGGTATTGCATATGGCTTGTTAAAATCATTAGAGATTATGACTTACAGAAATACAGAACTTTATCAAGCCATGGAGTATGCAAGGATTTTAGAAGAAAATTACCGCGATGAATATTGATATATGCTAAAGTGGGCAAAAAAATTTTTTGCCCACTTCATGGATATATCAATATTTAAATATAGATAGGTGGGAAAACAATGAGTAAAAAAGATTTACAAAAAACTATTTTGGGCAATGATGGTTTTATCATTGCTAAAAATGAAGATGATAAGCTTGATCATCTATTAGCCAAATCTTATGACTTAATCATCTTCTATAATATCCAAAATAAAAAATTGCTTGATGATATCAAGTCGGTTTTTATTTTGGATAATGACGATAAAACAAGTTTGGTGTTTAAATTATTTAATGGTGATTGCTTTATTACTGAAGAAAAACAATCTGAAGCTATGCGCGTTCTTTCTAATGTGTATAACTTTTTTAAAATGATAGCGCCCAAAGGCTATCAATTCGAGACAGATAAGCCTTATATAGGTTGGGTTAAAGAATATTAACATATGCTAGGCGTCACAAAAAAAATTTTTTGTGGCGCCAATGGATATGTTAATATCCAAAAAAAATATAGATAGGTGGGGTTATGAAATGAAAAAAATTTTTTTAATCATTGGTTTAACGTTGTTTGTTGCTATCGGTTCACTTGTAACAATTGCAGAAATGACACCTTATCAAAAACCACCTTATGACGATGAGTACACATACCAAAATATTTTAGGTTTTACAATCGTTAGAGACTATGCCAATAATAATAAAATCGTTGATATCTCTTTTTAATGGCGAAAAAAATTTTTTTATCAATCCACTGTGTCAGTAATACACTTATTAACTGACACAGTGGATTAAAAGGATGGGATAACGTGATATTAATATCAATCGTCTGTGTATCAATAATGGCGATTAATATAGGATTAGGAATTATCATAGGGAATTATAATAATGAGACTATGAAAGATGGTATAATTAAGTAATGGGTGGTGAAAAAATGGGAAAAGAAAAAATTTTAAACGAAAGAATTGATAAAAACGGCACTAGGCATCAAATAGTAGAAACAGTTTGTAACCGCTGTGGTGGTGCAGGTGGTTCTGAAAAATGGAGACATACGGGATATACCTGTTTTAAATGTGGTGGCAGTGGTCGCATGAAGATAAAAAGAAAAATTTATACACCTGAGTACGCTAAAAAATTAGAAGAAAGACGCGAAAAACGGAGACAAAAAAAGATTGCAGAAATAAAAGCAAAAGCAGAGGAAGAAAATAAAATCAAGCTCAAAGAATGGGGATACGATGGCGAAAAAATTTTTTTAGTCATCGGCGATACATATGCCATTAAAGACGAATTAAAGAAGGCAGGAGCAAAATTTAATTATCAAGTTAGGGGATGGTTTTTTACAGAAAAACCTAGTCAATGGAAAACAGTTGAACTAAAAACAGATAAACTGGTTTGGTATAATGATTTTGGACAAGTACATAAAAAACAATATATTGATATTATTGACTATATTAATGAAGAAAAAAGCAAAGTTGAATATCAAAGCCAATTTGTAGGGAATGTTGGCGATAAAATCGAATTAGAATTAACAGTTATATCATCATTTTGGTTAGAACCTAGTGAGTTTTATTATGCTAATCAATATATTAACAAGCTAAAGGACGAAAAAGGAAATGTCTTCATTTGGAAGACAAATAAAAATTTAAAAGAATTTGCCGATGAGGACGGAAAAATAATTTTAAAAGGCACGATTAAAGAACATAAAACGTATGGAAACGAAAAACAAACGATATTAACAAGATGCAAGATTGTAGAGGGAGGGAGACAAAATGAAAATTAAAATGAATTATGATGAGTTATTAGAGAACGTGAAAAAAATTTTTAAAAAAGCAGGGGAATGGACGGCTAGTCAAGGATATGGAGAAGTGCAATTATATGCAAGATTCAATCCTGAAACTGGATATGTTGAAGAATTTTTTGACAGATCATTTTGTGGGAATAGTACTTGGATAGAAGGGGAAAATATTGTTCAAGTTTGGGTAGAAAAATGGTTCTATCCTCTAGAAAATGAAGACCTGAAAGAATGGCTTACTAATGAATTTTACGACAATCATAAGCTATTTAATGAGTTTAAGAAAAAATATAAAGAAGAATTTGATATAGAATTAGATGGTATAGAAGATGACTCATGGGAATATTGGGAGTTTCAAAAAATTTTCCCCGATGAATGGGATGAGCTTATAAATAAATGGGAAGATGAATTATTAGACTTTATGGCTGATGAAATAGAATATAATGATAACTTTAAGAACCTACTCAATAACTTAGAGCAAGAAGGATTTAACATATCGAACAATAATCCAAGGACTAGCGAAATATGATCTAAATGAGCAAAAAAAAATTTTTTACAATAAATAAAAGCGTGGTGAATCTAATGAAATTTTCCTTTGCTAACTTTACATTTGAAGCAAAAACAGTCAATTAAGTCAGAAATAAAGCATTTAAATTAATGCATGAACATAATATCAAATCAGCTAAATTAATTGCTCACGGTAGAATTGGAAAACAGTAGTAACGCATATACATACTGGTAATCCAGATGATCTTAAATGAGATTAAATCAGAACGGGCAAAAAAAAATTTTTAAATATCGTTGCCGATTAACAAGGTAATATGTTGGTTTAAATGGAGGTAAAAAATGAAATGGGATGAATATTTTTCAACTGAAGATGAATTAATTGACGCATTGCGGAAGCTTGATATTATTGAGTATAAAAGAAGATTTCTTAAAGGATTTATTTATCTAGAATCATTTCAGCGTCAGTTGAATAAAGGGAAGCCCCTTACAGATAAACAGCTTATCCAATTAAAGCGTCTTGCAGGCGAATTATATAAATACTATCATTGGGAATAAGAATTAGAACAGTTTTAATTATAAAATTATAGCCGTTCACGGGGCAAAAAAAATACCGTGATTAAGAAAGGGGAAACAATGAAAATAATAGAAATAGAAAAGCGCAAAAAGCATCAGCACATTATAGGTAAAGAATTGCAAGAAAAAATTTATGCTATGACCAAAGAAAGCGCCAAACGTGCTTTAGATTTAATTATTGATGATGATTTTGAGAAAAGTTATATGGATGATATCACGGCAATTTATAATTTAGAAAATGGATTTTACGATATTGATGCTGGTGATTTTGTTTATTATGTAAGGCTTGAGGATGCAAATGACGATTACGATTGAACGCAATGGTCATTTAAACATAGATATTTTTTATGGCGCAAAAAAATTTTTTAAGTAAACGTATTTTGACGGAGGGAAAATAAAATGAGAATGAAAGCTTTGTTTAGTAATGATTATAAGTGTCCGAAATACCTTCATGATTGGGATGAACAATTTTATAAGCTTAAAAATGACAATAAAACAAATAGACAAAATGCAAGAGGAAATTTTAGTTACGCACATCTTTATAAAGAAAGAAGCAATTACATTGATAAATATTATGAATATGTTAGAACTGTTATTTTAAGTTAAGTGCAAAAATTTTTTTCATTGTAAAAATTAAGGAAGCTTACATATAAGCTTCCTTAAAACAAACATCAAAAAAATATAGATAGGTGGATATAAAAATTATATAGCAATCTGATTTAATGTCAATTATACTAAATTTTTTTAAATACACATTGACTGTGTTACTAATACAGTATATAATAACCACAAATGTTAAGGGAGCGTACATAATATGAAAAAATCAAGCGTGCCATGGTCATTAAAACAATTTAACCGAATGTATAAGAAAGGTAGTATCTCATTTGATCATCCAATTCAACGCAGGGGAAATCAATGGAATAATTTACAAAAATCTTTGTTGATTCATTCATTGGTATCTGACTATCCAGTGCCAAATATATATGCTGTTGTTGATGAATTAGACGGGAAGAATGTCTATTTTATCCTTGATGGCAAGCAACGACTAATGACCATCAATGAATTTTTAAATAATGAATTTGCGTTACATGAAGATACCCCAAGTGTTACGATAGACGGAGAAGAATATATTTTGGCAAAAAAAATTTTTGCAGACCTTGATGAGGAAGTTAAGGAAGAATTAGAATCGCGGACACTGACAGTAACTAAATTTGATGAAGTCGATGACGATGAGATTGAAGAAATATTTTTCAGATTAAACAACGGCGTCAATTTGTCTAAAGATCAAAAAACAAGGGCAAAACTTGGTTCAACACTTGTTAAATACATTGATGAGCTTTGCAACCATGATGCGGTAAAAAAAATTTCAGGATTTACAAAGAATCAATTTAAAAGATCAGAAGATCAAACAATTATATTGCAATGCTTAATGTTGTTATCTGATTTTGACTATAAGGATTTTTCCACTGATGAAGTCGGCAGATTTGCAATTGAGATGAGAGAAAATTTTGATAAAGGATATAAAAATTATATCGATCAGCTAAAAAATATTTTTGATTATGTCGTTAATGCATACGGCGACAAAGAATCGTTTATGTTGAGAAAAATAAATTTCCCGATGACAATTTATCAAGCAAAAAAGGCGATGGAGAAAGAAGTGCCTGTAAATCTTTTTAAAGAATGGTCTTTAAAATTCAAAAAGGACTATAAGGAAGTTGAAGAATTCCCGTATAAAGAATATTGTGGTCATGGTACAACTAAGAAAATAAAAGTCATTGGTCGTCTTGAGGAAATGGATAATCATTTCAATGCCTTTATAAAAAATTTCTAAGCATTTAAGGGAGCTAAATGCATCCCTAGATTTTTTTACTTGTGTACTGTTACAATGACACAGCGTGAAACTGATACAACAATGGATGGCGATTAATATGAATAATAAAAAATACAAAAAAGTTGTCTTGCAAGCCTTAATCCTTTTTATGTTTGCTATTGTAATGTTATGTAAAATAAGTGTATTCGCTAAGAGTGAAGATGATAAAAAAACACAAACTACCTATCATGGAATTGTAAAATATAATTATAACGGCAAATCTCACGTAGACATTATCGATGGAAAAGAAGATGAGGTAGTCTTAAAATACAAAAAAGAATACACGGAAGGACAAATAATAACGATTGTAATAAAAAATGNCAAGNTCACTAACGATAAAATTACTCAGGGGAATGATCTAAAAAAAATTGTAGATAAATATGAATATGAGATAAATCAGGAGAGAGAAAGGATTATTGAGATGAAGTAAGATGTTAACCTGATATACAAGGTTAAACGCAAAAAAAAAAAAAAAAAAAAAAAAAAAAAAAAAAAAAA